TAAAAGAGCGTGTGTTTGTATAACTGTAAACCCCCAGGTGTAACAGCCTGGGGGAATACTTAACCCTTGAAAAACTATGCAGGTAACTGTAAAAACTAAAAAGAAAAAAATCAACGTTGGCGTTGGGATAGTTCTGTTTACTGTATTGCTGACATTGAAGTTGGCAAACATTGTCAATTGGAGTTGGTGGTGGATAGCAAGTCCTCTATGGATTCCTATAGCACTTGCTGTGCTTGTTATGCTGTGGGGAACAGCCGCCATGCTTTTTGAACCTTTCAGAAAACTTGACGACTTTTTCTTTCGCAATGACGCTCACCACATTGTCAGCAACAAAGGCTGGCAGGAACTTAACAAAGAACAAGATGAAGACTAACCTTTTTCTTCTACTGACAATCATACTCCTGTCTTCCTGCAGGGAGCACATTGATTCATACACTGAACCTCTCCTGCTAAGACAGTTGTCCAACGTGACAGAAACAAACCAAAGCAGCTCAGGTAGTTTCATGCTGTTCTTTGCCAGTTACCGCAGTGAAACCACCAACGAGGACATGATCAAGGTGTTTGCAAAGGTGGACGGTTCCTACCGTTTTCTTGAGATTCCCATGGAGATGGTGAAGATCAAGCTGGACAACACGGTAACGCGTCCTTATGTGCAAATATACTACGAAGAGTTCTTCTTTAAAAAACCTACAGACACCCAGATCTGTGATTCCATGAACGACTACTACGTCAAAGGTCGTGGTTCAGGTATTTACACCTACATGATCGTATGCCCTGAGAAATACCTGCCTGAAGAACTGCTGCCTGTCAGCATAACGCACAAAGCGATATGATAAACATGACTGAAGACCAAAAGCACCGTGTGTTGAACGCCCTGATGTGGATGCAGGTGTCTGTTTACATGTGTGACAACACAGAGAACATCCCCTGGTTCCACGCCAAGCGGGTGAAGTATCTCTCCAAGAACCTGGTGGATGCCATCATGAAAGACCATGGGCATATCATCCAGTCTTTGTGGGATGATGAAGGCACCCAGATGAGTACTGTTACTCGTGTAGTGGATCAGTTTTGTGAGAAGATGCAACAGATTGACTATTGGAAAATTCCTGAAATCAATGCACTACTGGACATGTATATCCGTGGTGATTTTGATGAGCTGTTTGCTAAAACTGCAACCAATACTAAAGCATGAGTGGAACTACTCCCACAGAAACCGTACTGCGCAATGCATTACAAGGACCACACAGCCATGGCGCACTGATGGTCGATGACAAACCTGTTCTTTACAGGATAGAGCGTGATAAAATCGTTACGCTGCTGGAGTACGCTCCACACATTCAGGCGGCAGTGTCCCCTGAATTTTTCTACAAACACATAACAATCCTTACATCTCCTTGCCTATGAAAAATGCATGGCACCAATCCGGTAGCACGTTCTCAATAGACGAAGTTACCTCACAAGTTGACAAACTACCTGTAGGGGTATACAAGCTGCAGTTCAATGAAATGATCAGCAAGTTTTACCTAACCCTGATCTCTGAGAAGTTTGAGTTTCCGTACAAATTGTACAACACTGAGACTAAGTTTGTTAACCGTGTTAAAAAGACATGGGACAACACCACCGGCAACATGGGCATCCTGCTTAACGGTATCAAGGGTACCGGTAAGACGGTGACAGCAGAGCAGATCTGCAACAACATGAACCAGCCGGTGATCATTGTGTCTCAAAACTACAAGGGGTTGACCAACTTCTTAAATGAGTTTCAGCAGGACATCACTGTATTTATTGATGAGTATGACAAGATTTTTGAACGCAGTGGCAGCTTGTTGACTGTTATGGACGGTGCGTTGAAAACCAATGCACGCATTATGTTCTTGCTTACTTCCAACGATCAGTGGATTGAAAAAAACATGTTGCAACGCCCTAGCCGTATCCGCTACATTAAGCAGTATGGAGACTTGCCTTTGAATGCGATCATGGATGTTGTAGATGACATGCTGGTACACCCGCACCACCGCAAGCGGACCATTGAGATGATTGCCAATATGCCGATCATCACCATGGACCTGGTGAAAAGTGTGATTCAGGAAGTCAACATTCATGATGAGGACCCACTTGTTTTCAAAGAGTTCTTCAACATTAATGGTGACAATGACGACAAGCGTTTCAATGTGTACTACCTGAATGAGCAAGGTCAGAAAGTGTTGCATACTGCAAACGCAGGCATCAACTTGCGTCAGATCAAATCTGAAATTATAGGTCATGATTTCCGCATTGAATCTGGTCGTCCTGAGAAAGGCAACAGTACTGGTTACCAGGGTGAGGTCACACAAGTGATATCTGACAACCAATTTGTAGTGGGATACTATGTTCAAGAGCGTGTCAGAACTACTGACCCGTCCATGCCTGAAGAGATGAATGAATACTTTGTAGACCGTGTGTATATCCTGGAGGAAGTTAAGAAAACCCATTCAGCATTTAATGCCTATGACTTCTAAAGAAGAAAGACAAATTGTGTACAACTCCGTGCTCTGTTTAGGGTGCGGAGCTGTGCTCGTCTCCTACCACCGTCATGACTACAAGACGTGTGAGTGTGACAACCAGACTATGGTTGACGGAGGAACCAGCTACCTGAGATACGGTGGCAAAGACATGACAAAAGTGGTGAGTACACCCGTATTCTTTGATGAACCTTTTGATAAGGTTCGTCATTACGCATATCGCGGTGCACGCGGAAAGAACGGTGACCAACCGTTAAAGTGGATACCCATATGCGACCTGACCAACAATCATCTCCAGGCTATCCTGGATTATGGCGGTGCTGACTGGCACCTGGCTTTGATCAAGCAAGAGATCACTTATCGTGAGTTGCATGGCATCATGATAGAAGACACAGAAGTTTAACCCAATCCTATTTAAACCATGAAAGTTTCAAGAAATGATTCAGTAGTTAACTACGCAAACTTTATTCAAGAAGTGTATGACTTGACACATAAGGCACCAACAGAAGTGTCGATGCAGCAGCTTTGCCGCAAGCACAGGGTGGCTACCACAATTTGCACAAAATTACAAGAAGGTGGTGTACTACGCAGGGGACACAGAAACACTTATCGCTGGATAGGACCCGCTCCTACTCCACAGTTCATAGCAGCAATGCGCAACGGCACCATACAGTACCACAGGGAAATGACGTATAAGCAAAGAGCTGTGGTCAAAGAGCAGTTGCAGATGAACTTGGGTGCAGAAACACGCGTCACTCCTATTGTGTCAAAGACGAAGCGCCAGGCTAAGAGAACCTTCTCTTTCTTCTGGGGCTTGATCAAGTTCAACTACTAATTACAGGCCTGTGAAAACCATACCCTTTGATTATGACAAATACATATCCACCTTTCCCAGACCTAAAGTGTTTACCAAGGGTGGTATTGAAGTGCTAGACTTCCACAGTCGTTCTGATAGAGAGATATGGAAATTTTGGGGAAGACTTGCCACAGGTCATACCATGTACTGCAGCCTTTTAGGAGATGATAAACATCTTGAAGGGTGGACCATGTCTGGACAGTTTACCGTTGATAGTAGCTCAGATGAGATGAAAGCCTTCAATGGGGGTGGCAAGTATGACCTGGTCATGAGTGATGGTAGTCCAGAAAAAGTAGTATACACACCTGGTCTTAAATTCAAAATCTACAATGTGTACCATGATCCTGTGAGGAATACCATTTTTCTTAATGGTGGATACAATACTCCTGGTGAAGCAATGGAAAACAAAGGTATACGTAGTGATATTTATCTAGGCATGTTCTCTCTTCAGGACAACCCACAGTTTAATAATATTTTTCTGGACAACGGATTAGCAAAAATTGTATGATATGAGTCACCCGTTACATCATGCTATTAGTTCTGTCAAAAAGTTTGGCGGAACAATAGAAGACTACCTGCCCATTCACAACTGGTTTGATGAGACCAAGCAACACTACCCTGACATGCGTCATCGTGCGTTGCGACATCATTCAGAAGGAATCTTTTGGGCAGAGAAAGAGTTTGGTGTATACATCACCAACTCAGATGGCAAAATGGTCCCCACCCGTGCGGTGGGTGAACAACATGTCCTGGAGGACATTGGGTTTATCCCTACAATCAAAGACTACCTGGACTGCATGGAGCAAAAAGGGTGGATGTACAAGCCCGGTGAGGGCAGAAAGGTCCTGAAAGAAATTGCTCAGGACAAATCAGATTATGTTAAATCAACAGCACAATTACCATGAGTAGAGAAACAATTTTTACAGCACAGCAATTGATTGACTGGTGCGACAAGATGGCCGCAGAAGGCAATAACCCCGTGATCAAATGGGAGGGTGGTGGTGACTCAGGATGGTGCTACATGGAAGATGAAGACGGAGACCGTTTGGATTCGCACCCTGAAGCAGAAGCTTTAATGGAGCACATGTATGACACCCTGGACTATGGATCATGGGCCGGTGACTTCAACGCCAGCGGTGAAGCACCGTACAATACAAAGACCAAGTGTTTTGAAGGTACAGACTATTACAGCGAAAGTGACAATACCTCTTGCGATGCTGAGATCCGCATTGAGATCCCTGCATTCATACCTTTTGACCGCCTGGAAATCCAAACGGAAGATCAGGAGTGTCAAGTAAGCTGTGACATTGCTTTGGACAATGGATACGTACACCCTGCTGCACATGATGTGATGACCAGCCTGGAACACCAGTTGACGGATGAGATTACTGCAGCTGTGGATAAGCATTATGAGAAAGGTGGTGAGCAGGAGCTTGACAGTTTCTGGCATCACTACGTCATTGACCGTAACGAATTCAAGCGTGAAGATGACATGATGGTTCATACCCTGAAGCAAGTACACTTTTCTGTACAAAACACGACTGACAAAGACATTTGCGTTGACCTAAAAGACATGTTAGAAAATGAGTAAGACACTGACCACACCCAATTACAAAGAGCTGACGTACAATATTAACCGCATAGGGGGATTTGAGTTCCCCCTGGCGGTTAGTATCTGGAAAGCACAGCACCAAACCTTTGACAAATTTGAGCGCACCATGCGCGGTAACTATGACGGCACAGAGTTCAACGACTTCTTTGACGTGATACGTGAAGCGTGGGCTGACGCTCCTGCCCTTACCACAGAGCAGGCATTCACTGCCCCCAACATTGAACACCGCAGGGTGATTTTCAATGTGATTGGAGTAGACAAACTGATGGCCACGCTAAAACCAGAGTTGGTGGACAGCAAGACCATTAGCAGGGAGAACCTGGTGTTTGACAAAGATGGTAACAGCAAGACAGAATTGTTGCTGGATACCTATGAGTTGTACAAGATTGACGGTGACCGCTTGTTTGAAGGAACAGGTAATGCAGATCGCTGGCAAAGAGATCGTAGCGTGTATGCTGTGAAATGCAAGGATGCTTCTACTGATAGGGAGTACTGGATCTATGTACACGCTGATGCAGCTAAGGACGGTGATGCGTTGGAAGCCATTGCCTGGACCTACCAGATGAAGTCAGGAGTATACACTAACAGTATCTACCGCCAGGGCGAGGTGATCATTGCCAAGCACGATGGCGTTAAAGAACTAGGGCAAAACCACTGGGGTACAACCTACCAGTTGAGCAAAGAAAACTACTTAACCAACATCAAAGCACAGAGCTAATGGAAAAAAGATACGAAAACATCGACAACAAGCTGGCTCTTGCCATGGGCAGGACCGGCAACGGTCACGTGTTGACCAGCATGAGTGGCAAGAAGACCATTGAGTGGACTGAAACTCAAGGCCGTAACATCAGCACGGTAGAATTCAGGCTGACAGAGAAAGCAATCCTGTTGCACCCTGAACATTCTCCCATCGTGCTGGATCCAGGCGTATACACCCGCACCCTGCAGGTAGAGTTCAACCCGTTTGACAACACGGTAGGCTACATTTTTGACTAATTGTCAAAAAAAGTTGCTCTGGATTTTGTAGACGTGCATGATCTTGTAGTAATATTGTAGACCTCTATGAACACTGTATTTTGTGTAACAGGTGTAGCGCTACGCCCGCGTCCATAGTGCAACGGTAGCATGACGGTCTCCAAAACCGTTGGTCCTGGTTCGAATCCAGGTGGGCGTGCAACAACGTTCTTTGACAACAAAATTAAGGAGTGAGCATAAAAGACCACATGCAGAACGAGACGGTTAGATTCTAGACAGCACCTATGTACCAGTATGTACATGTGCGATTGCATGCACCTCCTCAGGTTTATACATGGATAACAACAATGGTAGAGCTATACCAAAGCTGGTGTGATTAGCCAGTCGGCTCCACGTGAACGCTAAATTATAGAGATCACAGCCAGAGAGAAACGCGCCCATTGGGAGAACTAAAAGGCGTCTATCTCACGTTGCTATCCATGTACAGGCTTACCCGCAATACAGAGTGTCTGTCAGAGTAGCTACTGACAACCCCAGGTGAGGAACATCTACGTTAGTGCGCATAGACGTAGTGACCAAGAGACTGGGTTCTGTATTGCAACATGGCACAGTGGCAAAATTGGTTTGCACTGTAAGGTATAAACCTAAACAACGCAAGTTGGCAGAGGTACAGGTTCGATTCCTGTCTGTGCTACACGTTCTGCCACAAACAGCAGATAGTGTGTCCTACACGATGAGAAACGGGGTGATGCCCGTATGGAATTGCTGATAGACCAAGGGTCTATTTGGGGTGACGTCCTACACAGACCGTCTATTCCTAACCTCTGCGTCTAACAGACTGCTGACTATGAGGGACAACCGCGATACCTGTAGCTGGATAAAACAGGGTATCATTTGGCCATGTGGTGGAATTGGTAGACACACACGTCTCAGAAGCGTGTATCTCACGATGTGCAGGTTCGACTCCTGTCATGGTCACAAACCCTAATCCTTATGGAAAACTTCACAGGAAGTCTAGTGATGGTTGTGCTTTCTACAGCACTGACCATTGCATTCTTTGTACTTAAACGTAAAAGCAAGAACAGATGAAGAAGTGTTTTTACTGTGAGCGCAAGCTCCCCCTCTTTATGTTCAGTCTGAACAGAAGAGCGTACCAGCGCCCTGAAGACAAGGGTCGGTGCAAGTCTTGTCACATATGCAACTACAAGTTCTGGTCACGCGATGGCTACACGTGGTTGCTCAACCTATCTACTCAGAAATTTGAGCGGGTGGAGTTTAAATCTAAGTTGGACATAATCAAGAGAATCCTCTATGGAACCAGAAAAATTTGAGAGTTATCTCACAGCGGAAGAGCTGGAAAACTACAAGAAAAACCTTATTGCTCGCGATTGTCCGTTGAGCTATGAACGGTTTGTAAAACAATCTACAGAAGACGTGGTTGTCGGAGGCGCGTTTCCCTGGATGGACACTCCTGAGGGGGCTGACTACTGGATTGAAATTAACAGAAGAGTTAAGTCTGATATGCCTATAACACTTCCGGTTAAAGAAGAAGTTATGTTTGACATACCAAAGGGTGTTGATTACATGCAGTTCTTTACGGCTGAGCAGTGGGGAGAACTGACAGCAATCGCTATGGAAACCCTGGGTATAAAAGGATATCAGGACTGGATGAACTCCCACCACGTTAGTATTGGTAGTTTTATATACAGCGCTATTCCTACCAAAAAACAATCTCGCTTTGTACAAAACATTCGCATAGCAGACAGCTCTACCTACAGGGAAAGCCGTGGGTACAAGATCGTCCCTGGAGAATTCATGACCAAGGATTCTGCAACTACTGACCATGATCATGTTATATCAGTCAAACGGCCAGACGCTACTCATACCTGGTCAGAGGAATTCATGATGGAAATGACAGCAAAGGTTTACGAACAAATACAAAAGTCACTATGAGATTTGTGAAAGGAAAACTTACCAAGACTACTGACAATGAATGGGTCTTTATCACCCGCTTCACACGCAAAGATGGACACAGTGAACTAAGTGGGGTGCATTCATACCCCATTACTCCCCTTGACCAAGAAGTTGTGCGCTTTCACGCAGATGATTTGAGAGCTACACATAACATGGAATACCGTGGTGAGGAAATCAAAGCTGAGCTTGAAGACCTATGGAGCTCACCAGACGGAAGCTATTCTGAGCTTTATCCATCAGAGGCGTTCAAGAAGTTTGCCACCAAGAAAACGTTTGCAAAACTAATCTATAAACAAAATGAAGATACAGATCAAGAAGCTGCACATTGATGCAGTAATCCCCAGCTACGCTAAGCCGGGTGATGCAGGTATGGACCTGACCGCCATCTCTCAACGCACTGAGACAGGCACTGATGAGAACGGAGACTACCTGGAGTATGGTACAGGTCTCGCTATTGAAATTCCTGAGGGCCATGTAGGCCTGATCTTTCCCAGATCATCTGTCAGTAAGAAAGACTTGTTCCTGGCAAATGCAGTAGGTGTAATTGACTCTGGTTACAGAGGAGAGATCAAGCTTCGCTTCAAACTGGAGCAGACGTTTGACGCTTTAGATTCCTGGGTAGATGACCAACTGTACTACAAAGAAGGTGACCGCAGGTTTTACGCCAACGTATACAAAGTGGGTGACAAGATCGGCCAGTTGATGATCATCCCTTACCCACACGTAGAGTTGGTAGAGACTGAAGAACTGGGTAGTTCAGACCGTGGTGAAAGTGGATTTGGCTCAACAGGAAAGTGATGAAAGGAACTATAGGTTTTAACACAACACGCTTCGGGGTTTGTCTCTATGCCAAGAGACAGCCCCTTAGGGAGCGCTACCGCTACAAGATTCTGGTACATGTACTGGTTCTTGAAGCAACACTTAAATTTAATCCGCCATGGAAATCAACATGAATAGCGGCCAAGTAGAGGTGATTAGCCCCTACGGTCGCATCTATTTGTATACTCATGATCATGCCGCCCGGCTGACCAATGACGTATACTCAGCCCTTGCTGCCGGTCAGCGCTGGGATGATGCAGACTATCTTGCAAAGATTGTATTCTGTCATATGGTACCACTGGAGTGCTGGGAACAAGACAGAGGTTACGGTATTGGTACACAGTTGTACGTTGACATAAACCTGCTGATTACAGTAGACACCGTCAAGCAACAAGTCACCATTACTTCAGCCAAAGACAAGTCGTTCAGATACCAGGGCACATTCCAGGAATTTGTAGAAGAGTATACCAGAGGTGCACAATTTTAAACTTTGAAAGTTTAAACTTTTGTATACATTTGTGGAGATACGTGGATGATTGACCAAAAGCTTTTGAAACGCAGTGTGGTAGCGGGTTTTAACGGGGGTTCGAATCCCTCTCTCTCCGCTGGTTGCACCTAACTCGTTGATAATCAATGGTTTTGTCAGTGTAAAACAGGTCATAAACAGTGATTCTTTTGTGGAGTTACGTGTATGGTTTGAAAATCTGAAAACTGTTCAAAAGCCCTGTCCACGCTATCATAGGTAAAAAATAAACCATATGATAGTATACTTCTTTACAAGACCTGGCAGAAGGGAACAGCGTTACCTGTACTGCAGGCTCACTTACAAAGGTAAGAATGCGGAGTTTAAACTGAACTATGTTATAACCCCTCTGGACAACCAGGTGGGTACGTACAAAGCTCAGGTCATGCAGGATCTGATGGAGCTGTTTAACCTACGCCTGATCAGGAACCTTACCACAGACCCCCAGGTTATTAAGCATCTGTACCTGAACAAAACGGAGGAGCACTACCTGCTGAAGCTCTATGAGGAATTCATGGACAAGAAGATCAAACCCAAGGTAGAGAAGAATGACCTGGGTAAAGCCACGCTGGAGAAGTTCATGTGTGTATACGAACACCTCAAAGACTTTCTCAACAGCCGTGGCAAAAGCGACATCAACCTGTTGCTGGTTACCGCTTCCTTTGTCGAAGAGTTTGATGACTTTCTCAGGCAGTTCAACGGGCATAACACCGCTATGAAAAACCTTTACAGGCTAAAGGCTGTGACTACCTATGCCTATAAAGTAAAGCGCTACATCACCGAGGACCCGTTTGCGGGTAAGCTCCTTACCCTTAAGAAAGTATCACCTGTGTACCTCACAGAAACGGAGCTTAAGATGCTCATTGCTAAAACGATGGCGATGCCAAGACTGGAGCATGTCAAGGACTTGTTCTTGTTCCAATGCTTTACCGGCCTGGCTTACGCTGACATGCGCAATCTAAGGAGAGAGTGGATAGATCAGATGATAATCAAAACTACCAGGCAAAAAAGTGGAGAACCAACACTTGCATTTATGTATCAAACTGCACGCAACATATTGGAAAAATACCACTACAAATTGCCAATAGTTTCAAATCAGAAAATGAATGCGTATCTTAAGGAAATCGCAGACATTTGTTGCATATCTAAGAAACTCACCACGCACGTAGCACGACACACATACGCAACAACCGTAAACTTAAAAAATGGTGTATCATTGCAAACAGTTCAAAAGTTGTTGGGTCATGCGACAATCAAACAAACGGAACACTATGCACGTTTGGATGAAAATGACATACGTTTGACGTGCAAAAAGGCAAGTAAGAAAGTAAACAAGCTGTACAATTTACCTGCACAGCTACAATTTTTTGACACACAAATTCCAGTTAATGGCAAAGAAGAAAATCAGTGATGTTCAACTCAAAGTTCTAAAGGACATGGTTACACAAGGCATCACACCAGAAGAGATTAGTAAACATTTTGGCATTGCAGTAAGCAGTGTACACAATTACAAGCGCCAGCTAAAAGATGCCGGTGTAAGTATTCCTGACATCAGGGGTAAAAAACCTTCTGACAAAGATGGTCCCGCGGTAGAAACACTTCATGCTATTACTCCTGCCAAGAACGCCCCCGGATTTACCGTGATCATAAACGGTATCTCTATCTACGTAGCCAACTCCGCCAAGCATGTGTCTGTCGGTCCTGACACCCTTACCGTAAGCTTCTAAAGTTTTCTCTGCATATAAATTGCACAAGCCATCTCCGAAAAGGGATGGCTTTTTGCTGTGCATAATTAATTATAGCAATGTAGTGGCAAAGATGTAGAAGTGTTCATATATTTGTAGACCTACCTCTACAGTTTTGGTATACTTTAGTGACTAGTTTTTAGACTTGCACTATGTTATATCAGCTACCCAACGGTAAGTGTGTGGAATTGACCATAGAGCAGTTCTTGCGGATGACAGATGAAGAACTGAAAGGAATGGTAGCCTTCAATGCTGGGGATGAGGTCAACGACCCGTTTGCCCTGAGTGTTTTGCGCTACGGTCCTCATCACCTGAGTGAGGATGTAGAGGACGTTGACGATTACAAAGAAGTCCCTCTTTCTGATCTTACGGAAGTTGACCTGGAAGAAAAGCTTTATGATGATGACTTCATAGACTTTGACAACCTGGAAACCTAACTGTATTGCATATACGGTTAGTCACTGTAGCATTACGCTGCCTGAAAAAACTATGCACCTATGCAAGCTAAACCTAAAATGTGCGCAGGTTGCAGTGAGCTCAAGCCTATATGGAAGAACCATGAAGGTAAGAAGTACTGCAAGGACTGCTGGCACAAACAAGATGTCGTAAAGACACCCTCCCAACGCAGGCCACTGAAGCCTGTCTCTGACAAGAAAGACGTCCTGGATGTCTTATACTCAAAAATGCGCAAGGAATTCCTGGAGAAACCAGAGAACGCCACCTGTCGCGCCAAGCTGCCCGTATGCCAGGGTGGATTTAAACAACAACTCACCGTACATCACACCAAGGGTCGTGGCAGGTATTACCTGGACGCCACCACCTGGGTGCCGTTATGTATGGCATGCCACCGCTGGGTCGAGGAACACCATGCGGAAGCCAAAGATATGTTCCTATCACAACACAGAAATTGACTATGAAAAAGTTTATTGGTTACTACATCATTGGTGCGCAAAATCAACAAGACGCACAAAGCGAAAAAGGATTGTTGTTATGGACAACAGTTAAACCCAGCTGGTTTAAACGTACACTGAATCGTGTGCTGTTAAACATCTATTGGGTAGACAAAGAGCGCTACAGCGCTGAGAAAGAAAGTAGAAATCCTGATGTCCAGTTACATAAAGTACGCTGGAGCAAACAACCAAACGAAAAATAATGATAAGCACAGGATCATCTAAACGTGAGATGATCCAGCAGGAGGCCCTGGCAGCCACAGTGGGTAAATACCGCTGTGGTCTTGCCGTCTCTATGGGTGTAGGTAAAACATACATTGGCTTGCAGCACATGCAGCGCGAGTATACCTATGCTCAACAGATGGGCACTATCCCCAAGTTCCTGGTAGTGGCACCCAAGGTGGCCATATTCCAGAGCTGGAAAGACGACGCTGAAAAGTTTGGCCTCGATCACCTGCTGGAGTTCATCAATTTTACAACGTACATATCGCTGTCCAAACAGCACAATGACTATACCTGTATCTACCTGGACGAATGTCACAGTTTGTTATACAGCCATGAATTCTACCTGGGCACGTTCCCTGGTCAGATCCTGGGATTAACCGGTACACCACCGCGCTACAAAAATTCTGAAAAGGGTGAGATGGTCAGCAAGTTCTGTCCCATTGCATACAGCTACATCACTGACGATGCAGTTGATGACAAGATCCTTAACGATTACAAGATCATTGTACACCAATTGGAACTGTCCACTCAGAAGAACTATCCTGTCAAGACAAAGACAGGTGGGCAGTTCATGACCTCTGAGCAGGATCATTATGCATACTGGACCAATCGCATTGCAGATACCACCAATTTTGCACAGCAAAAGATCTTTCGCATCATGCGCATGAAAGCCATGATGGAGTACAGAACCAAGGAGAACTACAGCAAGGCATTGCTTGACATGATCCACGACAAGTGTATTGTGTTCTGTAATACTACTGAACAGGCCGACCGCATCTGCCGCGACAGCTACCACTCTAAAAATCCTGACAGTGAAGACAATCTCATTGCGTTCAAGGATGGCCAGATTGAGCAGCTTAGCTGCGTGTTGCAACTCAGCGAAGGTGTGAACATTCCAAACCTCAAAGCAGGTATTATCCTGCATGCGTACAGCAATGAACGCAAGAGTGCACAGCGAATAGGCAGGTTGCTTCGCCTTAATCCTGATGACAAGGCTGTGATTCACATACTGATGTACCGCGGTACGCAGGATGAGCAGTGGGTGCAGGAAGCACTTAAGGATCTGGACCCTGAGAAAATAAGTTATACGTACTCTATGATTGACTGATATGCAGAACGCTACAGTACATTACATCAAAAAAGATGGACAGCTGGTACTTGCATCCGACCGTGATGCGGGTGCCCTCAAGCTGTTCAACATGTCTCTCAAAGAGGGCGACACCATTGAGGTGTATTTGACAAAAACAGACGGCAACAAGAAGACTCTTGGTCAACTGGCCAAGATCCACAAGATGATACGTGACCTGGCCAACTTTACCGGCAATGATTTTGACGATTTGAAGGATGAAGTTAAACGACGGGCAGGTCTCTATGTCATCACAGGGACAGATGAAAAAGGCACAGAACTCAAAAGCTTTGCAGAATGCTCCAAAGAAGAGATATCCTCAGCCATTGAGATCTGTGTACAGCTCGGTCACCTTGTGGGTTTCTACGCTGATTAAAGCTCAGAGTCAAGCATGTCTCGCAGTTCTTCTGCAGTGACTTGCTTGATGAATCCCTGTTCTTTTGCCATGGCTTCAAACTCTTTGCAAAGAATGAGCATGGTTTCATAGTGCTTCACCCAGTCTTCTGTAATCGTTTGGTTACGGATCTGATCATGAGCACCGTTGATCTGTTCGGAGTTCTTGCCTTTCACAAAATGGGCAGTTGCCTCCTGAATACGACGATAGTAACCTGAGCTCATCTTGACGCTGACTACAGCTTCCTGCGTAATCACGTCAAAGCGTTGTTCTGATTTTGGAGTTTCCATGTAAACTTAAGATAGATATTGTTCTACAAATGTAAACGTAAATTAATCTGACTCTACAAACATGACACAAAATGTTACAGTAAATCATGAAGAGGTTGTAAAAAAGCTCTCCAGTATGCTTAAAGACTCCGGCTGGCACAATGTGCTTAAGGGTTTCCTGGTTTCTGAGGATTTCAAAAATATCCTGATGACCTTAAACACCATGGTCAATGACGGACAGCGGTTCACACCACCGCTCAAACAGGTGTTCAGGGCATTTCAAGAGTGTCCATACGATCAGTTGCGTGTGGTTGTAGTGGGCCAGGACCCTTACCCCCAGTTGGGAGTTGCGGATGGCATTGCCTTTTCATGTGGCAACACTAAAAAACCTGAAGCATCACTACGCCACATTCTAAAAGCTGTAAATGAAACAGTGTACAGCGGTAAACTAGACATAAAAGAAGTTGATCCTGATCTGACACGCTGGTCAAACCAGGGAGTACTTATGCTTAACACGGCTCTGACAACCGAGGTAGGCAAGATAGGTAAACACTTTGACATATGGCAACCTTTTATTGCATATCTCATAGACATGCTTAGCAAGAACGACCGCTCGCTTGTATGGGTATTCATGGGTAAACAAGCCCAGGCACTCTCAGATATGGTGGATGATCATCATACGGTGCTTACCTGTTCACACCCTGCGTCTGCTGCATACCAAAAACAACAGCTATGGAACTGCAACGACGTATTCAACAAGGTGAACGAAGCGCTGATTCATGATCCCATTGTGTGGTAAAAAGTTATGAACACCGCTCAATTTTTTTGTAGAGGTAAGTTGCAATAGCTCTACAATATGCATATCTTAGCAAACTCTTTTCCGCATATTTAATGTATTCACCAACGCCTGCTGGAACCGCCAGCACCACTAAATCCGTCTCTTCAAAACCCTGGAAGAAGTACACGGAAATCATGCAACAGGGTATTGACTACATATCCTCCCGCGCAAAGGGAGAGATTAAATCCTTAAGGACTCAGTGGGAAGGGTTCAACAAGATCGGACTCAACGGTATTGAGTGGCAATCGCTTTACGTACTGGCAGCCAGACCGGGCGTAGGTAAGACATTGATTGCATCCTCACTTACCCGTGAGTTGCAACGCCTCAACAAAGACCAGGACTTTGCAGTGCTGCACTTTCAGTTTGAGATGCTGGGTCGCAACATTGCATTGCGTGAGTTGTCCAGTGCCAACCGTTTGAACATCCGTTATCTGCAAAGTTCAGGAGATGACGACATGCCACCGCTTACTGCAAGTGATATGAAAAAACTCACTGACTATGTAGCTACGCAGGGACACCGCCAGGACTATGTCATTGACACGGCCCTTACGGTAAGCGAGATGCGCAAAGCCCTTATTGATTTTTACAAAGACGTAAAAAAACCTTTTGTGGTTACACTGGACCATACGCTCCTGGTTAAACAAAGCGGAACAGAGACCAGTCGCCAGCAAACATTGCAGAACCTGGCAACCATGCTGACAGAAATGAAGAACGCTCTTCCTGTTACCTTTCTGATCCTCACCCAGCTTAACCGTGAGATCGATGACCCTGAACGCCAGCGACCTGGCTCGTTGAGCAACTACCCTACAGAGGCGGACGTGTATGGCTCTGACTACCTGCTGCAATGTGCAGACGTCATGGTGGCATGGAACCGTCCTGCCAAGTACAATCTGAGTATCTATGGTCCGCTGAAGTACATCATCACTCCTGATGATAAGTTTCTGCTGGCCATGCACGTACTCAAAAATCGTTTTGGTGACACCGGTATCCAATGGTATCGTGCAGAGTATGCACTGATGACCGTCACAGAGACCGCCACACCGCATCAACAACCTAGAAAGTAAACAGTTACACGTATGAGTTACACAAGTACTGAATCCAAAAAACACATCACGGAAATCACCGCAGAGTGGCGCCCGTTTTGGCAAACGGTGTTTGACACACACCCCAACACCAACCCATTCTTTTCCGCCAAGCTTTGCTATATGGGCAAAGAGTTCAGCGGAGGTTCATCGCGTGAGGAATGCATTCGCTTCTTCCCCAATGAACTCAACAATGAAGACGGTGTATACTGTGAGTTGTTCAATTGGGAGCAAGGACACTACCATGAAGGCTACAGGGTGCTTTATCATCTGCCCTATGACCCGCACTGGAGAACAAGCCCTGACTACAAAGAGGTGACTACCACTGCATCCGGTGCCAAGCTGACCACACCTACCTATGTGGTAAAGCTTAGCCACCTTAAGCAAGTGAACAAGACAACCGTAAAGGCACTCGTGCCTGAGATGACAAGTAAAGAAGCAGCGACGCCCGATCTTTTTTCAGCCAAGATTGAGGACCTGCTTGACGAAGAAAAGTACACAGAAGCGTACAGCGAGATGGATGATGATCACTACACCAAGATGACCATCCGCGACCTGTACTGCATCATGCAGAACGTTCCTTTGTCCAACAAGAAATGGCTGAATCAACTTATTCATAAAGGTAAACAATGGCAGAATCAAAAGTAGCAGAAAAGAAAACGGTGGTTGGAGCTGATATTCCACAACCAGAATTTGTGTTGCCCACTAAGAAAATCAAAGCTGTGTCACAGAATCCCAAGAACATGATCATTTTCAGTAAGCCCAAGGTGGGTAAGACCACATTGCTGGCCACGCTGGATGACTGTTTGATCCTGGATTTGGAGAACGGCTCTGATTATGTGGATGCGATAAAGCTGAAAGCTCACAGTATCTCTGATATCGTGAAGATTGGTACGCTTATCATCTCACAAGGCAGACCTTACAAATACATTGCGGTAGATACCATCACCGCGCTGGAAGAAATGTGCATCCCGTATGCAGAGGAGTTGTACAGCAAGACTCCGATGGGTAAGAACTGGTTCACGGATGGTAAGACAAAGTATGGCTCGATCACTAACATGCCTAACGGTGCAGGTTACCCATATCTTCGCCAGGCGTTTGAGAAAATCATTGCTTATATCAAGACGCTTGCTCCACATGTGATCTTGCTGGGTCACGTAAAAGACACGTTGCTGGAGAAAAACGGTACAGAGTTCAACGCACTTGACTTGCAACTTACCGGTCGCATCAAGAGCATTACGGCTGCGTATTCAGACGCCATCGGTTATCTGCACAGAAAGGGTGACAAGAACATCCTGAGTTTCAAAACAACTGACGAAGTAAACTGCGGTGCCCGTCCTGAGCATCTGCGCAACAAAGAGATTGAGATCTCAACCATTGACAAAGACGGCAACATGACTGTTGACTGGAGTAAAATTTTCATAGACTAAAAATCATAATTAACAACGAGTATGTTTAAAGCATCAAACTTCAACCCCAACGCGGGTTCTAATGTACCTAAAATCTTAACACCAGGTACCCACTACTGTCGCATCATTGAGATGAAATTGGACACGCCTCCATATGATCCTCAGGCGTACAGCATCAACTTGCTTTTGGAAGGCACCGACCGTGGTGATGATTTCCAGGGTGTAGCTATTGACAAACACCGTCCGGAGTTAGGGACGTACCGTGGCCAAATTGCCAACGTGCGTTCAGGACGCTATCCTTTCTCAACCTATACCTACCAGGGTAAGGAAATTCAGCGCGACGAGCAGATCTTCCGTTGGGTAAACAACCTTGCCAAGCAGATGGGTATGTTGGAAAAGATGAATGCAGACGGTGTGCAGGCAGAGACCATTGAGGACTATGTATCTGCCGTTGCCAAGTATTTGACTGACCCTGAATTGTGGGCATACTTCACCGTTGGTGGCCAGGAGTATTTCACAGACGGGTATGACAAACCAAACTACCGCATGTTCTTCCCAAAGAACGAAGGCAAGTTGTTCCCATTCTCAGCATTGGAGAATGACGACCGTCAGCCGCTGAACCTGTTACCATTTGACCGTGAGAAGCACATCATCGCAGACAAGAACCGTCCACAGGAGGGTGCTGTTGAAAGCGTGAGTGGCTTCGGTGGCCAAGCTGATCCACTTGGTGGATTAGGTTCTGCTCCTTCAGCAGGTCTTGGTGACTTACAGTTGCCATAATCAACTTAAGAATAACGTAAGGGGGAGGGTGAATGCTCTCCCCTTTTTATTCTCATCACATGTTCTCAAGTAAAAGCTTTATAGATGATGTGCATGCTGTGCCTGCGCACTGGATCTTTGAGACCTACCTGGGTCTTGAACCGCTAAGCGGCCAGCGTGTACGTATTCATAGCATGTTCAACCTTGCTGACAAAACCCCGTCCATGTTTATCTACTACAACAAGGACGCAGAAGCGTATCGCTACAAATGTTTCTCTACCGGTAAAGGTGGTAGTGCCATCGATTTGATGATGCATATGTGGAGCATGAACTTTGCCCAGGCAGCAGAGCGTATCATGACCGACTACAGCCACTATATCAAAACGGGACGACGCTGTGACACGCGCATCATTGAACATGCCAGCTGGAAGGTTGCTGATTTCACAGAACGTAGCTGGACAACAGCTGATGCAGAGTTCTGGAGCCCGTACAATATCTCCAGTCAGTTGCTGGAGCGCTATAACGTACGTCCACTGGAACGATATGTCATGAGCAAAACCATGGATGATGGTATCCAGGTACAGGAGTTTGTGGTAACCAACCGCAACATCTATGGTTACTTCACCGCAGACGGTGTGCTGTACAAGATTTATCAGCCTAAGAACAGAGAGCGCAAGTTCATCAAGATCTGTGATTACCTGCAAGGTGAAGACCAGTTGCAGGGTCACCGTTACCTGGTGATTGCCTCCGGTCTTAAAGACTGCATGAGTTTGCAAAGCCTGCCGCTGCTCAAAGTGGACGTAATCGCCCCTGACTCTGAGAACACAATGATTTCAGAGGATAGGATCCTGGAGTTCAAAGAACGTTACAGTGCAGTGGTGACCATGCTTGATTCTGATCAGGCGGGTATTACCAGCATGCATAAATACAAAGAACTCTACGGCCTTCCTTATGTATACCTGCCTAAGGAAAAGGATGTGAGCGATATCATCAAAGTGCACGGTGCACGCAACGCGCTGCACTATATTGTCCCTATACTGGACCGTGCGGTAAATAGTTATCAAGGTTTACAAAATAATTTTGTAGACCAGGAACACACATTGTAGAGGTTGATTATATTTGTACACGCTTATCCCCTATGAACAACTGGATTTATGTACCCTCTGGTGATGAGATTACCAAGGTGCACCAACTGCCTAATCATGAAGCCACTGTTGGCTTTGTCTACAAAATTACTAACCTGAAAACAGGTAAGTTCTACATAGGCCAGAAGAGCCTATACCATTCACGCAAGAAAAAGATATCTGCCACTGAGAAGCGTCTCACCGGAACCCGCAAAAAGTTCCGCATAGAGATCAAAGAATCAGACTGGTTGCTGTATCACGGGTCCTCCAAGGATCTCAGTGAAGACATCAGTAAGCTGGGCAATAAGTATTTCAAGCGTGAAATCCTGGAGCTGTGTTGCTCCAAAAAATATCTGTCCTACTGCGAGCTCAGTTGGCAGGTCAAGCTTGACGTCTTGAAAAAAGAAAGCTACAACGGTAACATCCTGGGCCGTTACTTCAACCGGGATATGGAAAACTGCAATTAACTATGGCATCATCGCTAACCAAGTCCTTTGTAGCGCCACCTCCTGTGAGCGAGCGCTATCAGAAAGAAGATGAGTTCTTCAATAAGCCATTCCTGATGTCTTACTCTGGACTCAACAGACTACTATACAGCCCTGCGCTGTTTTACCAGCACTATGTGCTGAAGCAACGAGATGATACCACCGACCAGAATATGATTGAGGGTAGCCTCATTCACTGTCTGCTCCTTCATCCTGACAATTTTGACAACCAGTTTGTGTTGTCTGTACAAGATCCACCCAGCGATAATCCACGCAAGGTTCTTGACACCTTGCTTGTACATCATAAAGAACTTAAGGCACATGGTGACACGCGCATTGAACTTTCTGAGTTTGGTGACGCCATCCTGGACATCCTGCGTGACATGAACTTGTATCAGTCTTTGAAAACAGATGCACAGCGCCTGGAGAAAATGATCACACCAAGACATGACGAGTACTGGAAGTATCTTACAACCATGGAAGGCAAGATCGTTGTAGGCCAGGAGACCTATGAGTTCTGTAAAGCCGTGGTAGAAAAGATCACCGCCAATCCTACAGTGATGGACCGCATGGGTTACTTTGGTGACAGCTTCAACGGCATTACCAAAGAGAACGAGAAGGAAATCATCAGCTTTCCTGAAGGTTTGCCTTTTGGCTTGCGTGGTTTTGTTGACAACCTGGTGTTTGATCCGCAGAACAAAGTCATCCGCGTCAACGACGTAAAAAAGACCAGCAAGGATCTCAACAGTTTTTCTGACAGCATTGAATACTTCCGCTACTGGTTACAGGCAGCAATGTACGCAATGCTTGTAGAAGACCAGTACTTGTCCAAGCCGGAGTATACAGGGTGGAGCGTTGAGTTCAGGTTTATCGTCATTGACCCTTACATGCAAATCGCGCCTGTTAAAGTGAGCGAAGAAAAGTTGAACCAATGGATCAGTGATACCAAGGAGAAGTTGAATGAAGCTGCTTACCATTTCAGTAAGCGTGACTTTAGCTTACCCTTCCAGTACCTGATTCATGAAGAGGTAACACTATGATATCTGAGATCTATAGAAAGTATTTTCAAAAGTCCTACACATTTTTGTACCCGCTACTTGGATTCCACAAAACTAAGCACCCCAAGCCTGACCAAACCTTTGTGTCATGGACTGGGGTGTTTGGCACTGGTGATCGCAAGTTGATCTGCGTATTTGAAAAAGAGGACACGGATGCATGGCGCAAGTTTGAAAGTGAGGTATTGATTACCCACAAGTTCCTTGACCACTGCACACCCATTGATGACAAGAATATTGCATATGTGTTTGACTTAAACAGCATTGCAGAAGATTACGACAACTTCATAAAAGGCAAGTACTCTCGCATGAGCGCAGAGGCCAAGAAGATACTTACTGACTATTATGGTGTACACACTCCAGAGTGGGTGTACATCGAGAGCTTCCTGTTTCCAGAGAAGTACTACAAACAATACGCTGACATACTGGCCATCGAGGAAGAACTCCTCCGTGAAGTGGGTGAGCTTTGTGAGATGTACGACCCTGTACAGGAAGACTATGCTAACTCTGAATTAATAACCAACAATCCTTAACAGCTATGCAAAACATGCTTGCTTACAGTACCGACTGGTACGGACACAAGACGTTCCGTCTTATGCCAATCACTAACGACTGCCCATTTGTAGAGGCAATCTATGACCCATCTACTAAGGTGCTTGCCATCATTGGTAAGACCAACGTGGAAAAACCACTGATGCTCCCTAAGCTAAACGACAAGGGGCAAACCATGCCTATCAAAGGTGCTGAGCCCGGACGCGTAGTAGAAGAGCGTCGCATCATGAACACGTTCACAGAGTACTACATGGACAACATGGGTGATATCACCTCGTTCATTGAGCGCTTTGTAGTAAACAAAGATGCTGAAGTAATCAGTGAAACATTGTTTCCAAGTCCTCAACAAGCCGTAGAGTCTATCCAGCAACCTGAACAAGCGCAGTAATTATGAGACAGCGAAAGTTCTGGGTAATGGACTATGAGACCATTGTCAATTCTTTCATCGCTGTGTTTGAGGATGTCTTCAGTGAGGAGCGTAAAGTCTTTGTGGTAGGCCCCTATCAGAATGATATGCGCTCCTTCACGGAGTTCCTCATTGAATCACGCGTGAGTGGAGACTGGCACTTTGGTTTCAACAACCTTGCGTTTGACGCGCAGATAACGGAATACATACTGGCAAACCAGGAAATGTTCTGCCGCAAAGATATAGATGCGGATACATATACGACGGTGATATACCAGTACGCTCAATCTGTCATTGAGAAATCCAGAAACGGTGAGTTCCTCGACTACCCAGAATTCAAACTGTCCATACCCTGTGTGGATATCTTTAAGCTTAACCACTGGGACAACCGCGCCAAGAGCAGCAGTCTGAAGTGGATACAGTTCTCTATGGACTGGCACAATGTGGAGGAGATGCCTCATCCACACTATGAAGTTGTCCGCGATCTTAGGACAACTGAAATGATTGTCAGCTATTGTATCAATGACGTGCAAAGCACCAAGTCGATCTTCAACAGGACCAGCCCCAAGGGTGAGAAGGTCATGTTCTCCCAGATCAACCTGCGTGCAGAGCTCAGCAAACGATACAACATCAAGCTGTACAGTGCATCTGAGCCACGGATATCCAAGGAGATCTTCCTGTATTTCCTAAGCGATAAGCTTGGAAAAGACAAGAAAGTGATACGCAACATGCGCACCCACCGTGACCAGGTGGTGGTTCGTGACATCCTGCTACCCTATATCAAGTTTGAGACACCCGAATTCATCGCGGTGCACAACTGGTTCAAAGCCCTTACCATTGACACTACGGTGGACATGGATGAGCTGGAGAAGAAGAAGGGTCCCAAGTACAGGATGAACTACCGCAAGGTCCCCACCGATTACGCACTGGGTGGTCTGCATGGTTGTATTGCATCAGGCATATATGAAGCAAAAGATGGTAAAAAGATCATGTCTGCGGACGTAACCAGCTTCTATCCTAACCTGGCCATCAGAAACAAATGGTCGCCAGCACATCTGCCTAAGCATGAATTCTGTGAACTGTATGAATGGTTCTTTGAGGAACGTAAAAAGTATGACAAGAAAGATCCGCTCAACTACCTGTTCAAGATTATCCTGAACGCCACCTACGGCCTGAGCAAGGACAAGCACTCGTTTTTGTATGACCCGGAGTTTACCTTCCGCATTACCATCAACGGTCAGCTCCTGCTCAGCATGCTCTATGAGATGCTTGCCACCCGGATACCTGGGGCGCAACCGCTCATGCAAAACACCGATGGTTTGGAGTTCATGATAGATGAGGAACACGAGGAGCTGTTCTATCAAATATGCAGGGAGTGGGAAACCATGACCAACCTGCAACTGGAGACAGTCGAATACAGCAAGATGATCATTGGCGATGTCAACAACTACATTGCTGTATTCAAAGATGGCAAGACCAAGTGCAAGGGTCGCTTTGAGTTTGATGAGCTCGCCCTGCATAAAAACAAAAGCATGCTTATCATTCCCAAAGCGTGGTATGCATACTTCATACACGGCACAGATCCCAAAGAGTTTGTACAAAACAACAGGGACATTCATGACTACTGTGCAGGTGCTAAACTAAAAGGCGACTGGTTCTTCATACGTCAGTTTGTGGAAGACGGTCTGTATAAGGAGGAGACACTCAAGAAACTGGTGCGCTACTACAACTCCCGCAAGGGATCCAAATTGCTGAAAGCCAACCCTGACGGTCGGTCTATGCAGTTGGAAAGTGGCAGCATACACCAGACCATTTTCAACAAGTTTCAGGAGAAAACCTGGGAGGAGTATGATGTGGATGAGAAGTACTACCTGGACAAGATCTATGACGAGATCGCCAAGATAGAAAAACAAGCATCTGTGTTACCCGCACATTTAGTAAATCAACAATTAAGTCTGTTTTAACATTATGAAAAGGACAATCAAAGGCATGCCAGCGTATGCTACCATCATAGGCGCTCCGCTGCCTGAGCGTACAAAATCTTATACACCCATATCTCACACACAGGTTATCAACCGTGTGAGAAGCGAGATCACCAACGCTGGGTTTGTCATTACTGGTGAAGACTATCGTTGTTCCAACAACGGTGACATTGCTACTGGTTCATTCCGCATCAACTACAAAGAAGACATGGATATTGAACTGGCGGCCAACTTTATGAATTCTTACAACAAGCAGTATGCCTTCAGGTTCAACCTGGGCGGCATGGTGAAGGTCTGTATGAACGGCATGATGATTAACAACAGCAAGTTCGGTGCGTACCGCAGGGTGCACACCGGCACTGCTGATGTGTTGGCTGAAGGCCACATCGCGGAGTACATCCGCCAATCTGACGAATACTGGCGTACCCTGGTGCGTCACAAGGACAACATGCGTGATCGCAACTTGACCAGGACAGACCGTCATCACATCCTGGGTACACTCTTCTTTGAAGAAAATGTACTCAACGGGATGCAGATGGGTATTGTCAAGAGTGAGATGAACAAACCCAGCTTTGATTACAAAGTAGACCCTGAGTCTGCATGGGCACTGTACAACCACATTACTTTGGCACTAAAAGAAGGTCACCCTGCTGACTGGATGAATGACCAGGGCAAAGTACACCAGGTGTTTGACAACCTCTTATACCTGGAGCCTAAGACTGCGGTTCTGCCTACAGGCGAATCACTATTGCTGATCCCAAGAGTTGAAGAACTGGCGGCTGAAGCTGGATTTTAAATACAAATCAGAGATGCCGGTTACAGATGGTTACAATTTGTAACCGGTTGTCTCTTTATCTACTACCTATGAAAGAAGACGTAATCTATGAGGAGTTCTGCAAGGTAGCAGAGCGACCCTCCCGCACCAACAAAGTGTACTTACTTATGCGATACCTCAGGCTGAAGTATCGCATTACGATTGACAAATACAGCCTGGTTAAACGCATTAAGACTTACAACAAATGAACACCAACCTCATTGGCATCTCTGGCAAAATTGGCAGTGGTAAGGATACCGTTGCCCGCATCATACAGTACCTCAGTTTAGAACCTGAGATATACAGTATGACCAACGGTGATATTATCGCTGACCTTGAGCACAACGGCTATGTAGCACGTGGCTCTCATTACAAAATCAAAAAGTTTGCAGGTAAGCTTAAGCAAACTGCTTCTTTATTGACTGGCATTCCTGTAGAAAAGTTTGAAGACCAGGAGTTCAAGAAAGAATACCTGGGCCCTGAATGGAACTACTACACCGTTTCTCTTATCATGAACGGTCAACTCATACAACAGTCCGGTCGCTTTGTGAAAAAAGAAGAAGCAGAAGCAGCTGTTGCTATCATGAAAGAATCTTTTGGTACATTGAATATCGAGTATGTGGTTGGTATGCAGCGGATGACAGTGCGCCAACTGTTGCAGGAACTGGGTACAGAAGCCATGCGCAAAGGATTGCACGAGAACGTGTGGGTTAATGCACTGATGGCAGACTACAGGTTTCCTAAACTGTCACAGTATAACCCCAGCTATTGGATCGTTACAGACGTGCGTTTTCCCAACGAAGCTGAAGCAATCAAAAATCATAACGGATTACTATTGCGCATAGATCGTCCTGAACGTAAACAAGATGATCATCCTTCTGAGACAGCTCTTGATGATTATCCATTCACACACGTAATCGTCAACGACGGTGACCTGAACGACCTGATCAACAAGGTCAGAAAACTAACGACAGAACTTAACATCATTGAACAATGAGACATTACATTTTAGATACCACTGATGACAGCATCAAGTATTACGTAGACGAACTTATTGATGACCAGACAGGCTTGGACGTATGTCGCCTAAGTTACAGCAACAGCAACGACTGGAGCGAACATGTCAGAGGTCTGACCATTCTGACAGTGACCAATGACGGTAACGGGTTCAAGATCAAATGGGAGGAAAAGCCTAAGAAGAACTACCTGGATTACAGCCAGATGCGTGAACTTCAACTGGTGCTTTCCTTTATACAGCACATAGATCCTGTTGACAACAACGTCATGATTCTGAAGCACGAGGAACTGACACGTCTATGAACACAAAGCCCCCACCGTTGTGAGGGCCTTGCGGAAGAAACCAACTATAAATAAACTACTGAAGTAGTCTTTTTTTAAATGCTTTTGAGCATCTCTACCATCTTAGGATGAGGATAGATGTCTATCTTATCTTTTCTGACAGAGTTGTGGGTAAACACTCCTGCCTCTCCTTTGAGAGCGCGGGGTGTTACGTCCCATATGTCCTCATCATAAGTCAGAGGTATGCCGTATTTGTTTTTCCACAACAACAACAGTTGCTTTACAGATTCAATCTGTTTATCCGTGTAGTTGTGAAAGTACTTATTTCCTTTGTATGGAGTAGCTAATTCACATACCTCATCCGCAGGAACTTCCTTACCTACATAGTTATAAAATTTACCTTTCTTAAGTGTAAGCTGTCCCCAGTTGCAAATCTCTATGCCAATGCTGATTTTGTCCAATGCTTTATACGGCACCTTGTAGTCTTTGAATACTTGTTCCTTGACGCCCAGGTGGTACGCCCAGAACTTAGAAGGAAAGCCTTGCACGATTTGACCGTCCAGTTCAGGTTTACCCTTGAGTTTACCAGTGATGGTAACGCAGGTTGCGATACGTTCAGGATTGTTAGCCCAGCTTTTAAACACCGCTTCACCATCTGCATTGCCTGCCGTGTGGTGAATATAGATCTGGCGCTTAGGATGTTCCTCCTGCAAATACTGCGTGGCAGGGAATTCAACTTGTTTGAGGTTCATAGGGTTAGCGTTTAAAGGATATCTTCCAGTAAGATGACAGCGAGTACGTCATGACACCTCTTGTGTCAAGGCCTACGCTTAAGCCAAACACCTGGTCTTTTTTATTCTTGAACAACATCCCTGCCTGCACACTGGATATAGCAACAGGATAGGTGGCACCAATGGCACCACCCACAAACACCTGTCGCTTAGGTGGTAGAGGAATAGTCTTAGTGATAGTAATCGTAGGGATCTTGTAATTATGGATATACATACGTTCTGCAAGCATGTTCTTGCGGACGGTATCTGTCAATACCAGTGTGCCTATAGAGTCAATGTATATGGTGTCACGATAGATGTTTTTGACAGCGTATCGATTGACAAGCTGTTCAAACTGTTTTTTAAGTGTTGCATAGTTTGTGTCAGGAACCATCCACGGTTCTTTGACATACTGTATGTCTGTTTTGTATACAGGTACGCGTTGCACCTCTGTCTTAACAACTTCCTTGTACAAGGTGTCCACATGGACACTTGGCTCAGGGGTGGACACTTCCTCACACTTAGGCGTGCACGCACGTTGTAAGAGAATAATAAAAACCAGGACCAGAATGATCCCGGTGTAGAAGCTGGTTTTACGGTCTATCATAGGGGTTAGATATCAGGCGTCGCCTCTTGTTTTTTGGCGGCCTTGGTTTTTGGCTTAGGCTCAGAGTCTTCTCCCATAGCGTCAACAAGGTCATCGCTCTTGCGTCCAATCAAAGACTTGATTCGACTCCATATGTCCTGCTTAGTTACCGCTTCAATGCTTTCAATGATGCTCTTGAATTCTATAATGGCAATCACGGTGCCTACCAGTTTAGCTATGGGTAACATTTCTGTGATGACATACTTCTCAATGAGAAAAGAGGAGATGATTGCCAATTGATACAGCAAAAGCTTGGTGACTGTGTCACTCATTCGTCTTGAGCGAATGCGTTGTTTGAGCTTCATGGCTTTCCATAAACCAACCACCAGGTCAGCGAATACTAGGAAACCTATGGTCAGCATCAGTTCTTTGATCGGTAGTAAAACGGACAGTGACGCCAATAACCAGATCTTGGTTTTCATAAGAAATGCAAAGTTCATATTGTAGAGATAAGAAGTACTTCTCCACCACCCTCTACAAGAATATACGGAATTATGGTGACACAGCACGCACTTTAAAAAACTTAATTAATATGTGCAGATTGTCTGGAAATTATTTTGTAGACTATATGTGCAGGTCTACAATATGCTGTTATATTTGCAGCCCTCAATTAAGTACACACACTAATTTTTAATCCCAACCTTATGGCAGAAACACCACTCAGCCCAGGGGACTTGTCGTCTTCAACACCCTGGGGACCAGTAGGTTACGTAACCTACAAGCGCACCTATTCGCGCCCAACAAAGAATGGAAAGACAGAAGAATGGCATGATACCATTGACCGCGTGGTTAAGGCTTGCCGCGAGCAGTTGAACGTAGGCTTTACGCCATCGGAGGAAGCTGCGGTTCGTCATATGATGATGAACCTAAAAGGTACTGTGGCAGGACGATTCCTGTGGCAGTTAGGTACAAAAACGGTAGACCGTTTAGGTTTGCCTTCATTACAAAACTGTGCGTTTGTTGTCGTAGACGCACCAATCAGACCCTTCACCTGGACATTTGAAATGCTGATGTTAGGTTCTGGTGTTGGATTTAACATCCAACGCGAGCACGTATATCAGATTCCCAAGGTACTGAAGAAAGTAAAGATTGAGCGCAAAGATGTAAACGACGCAGACTTCATCGTACCAGACTCAAGAGAAGGCTGGGTAGAGTTATTGCAGCGTGTATTGGAAGCATCATTTGTTACAGGTAAAGGCTTCAGCTTTGCCACTCATCTGATCCGCTCCAAGGGTTCACCCATCAAAGGATTTGGCGGGGTAGCTTCTGGACCGGAGGATCTGGTCTGGGGCATGACTGCAATCAATGATTTGCTGAACACTCGTGCTGGCAAACGCCTACGCCCTATTGATTGCCTGGACATCATGAACATTATTGGCCGCATTGTCGTTGCCGGTAACGTAAGACGCTCAGCCCAGATTGCCCTGGGTGACTATGACGATTTTGAATTCCTGCGTGCAAAACGCTGGGACCTGGGTGGCATTCCCAACTGGAGAGCGATGAGTAACAACTCCGTGATCTGTGATGATGTGACCAAGTTACCAGAAGAGTTTTGGGAAGGATACAAAGGTAATGGTGAACCATATGGCCTCATCAACCTGGAGGCAGCCCGTCGCATGGGTCGCACCGGGGAGATCCAGTATCCAGACCACGACGTGATGGGATTCAATCCATGCGCAGAGCAGTCCCTGGCAAACTATGAGACTTGCTGTTTGGCAGAGATATACCTGCCCAACATCACCAGTGTAACTGAATTGTATGAGGTAGCAAGATTGCTGTATCGTATCAACAAACATTCCCTGGCAATTAAGTGCGCGGTACAGGAAACGGAAGACATCGTACACAAAAATATGCGTATGGGTATTGGAGTGACAGGGTACTTACAAGCTACTGAAGAACAAAAGAGCTGGTTATCATACTGTTACAAATACCTGAGAGCCTATGACGAGGAGTACAGCAAAGCCAAAGGATTTAATCCTTCTATCAAACTGACTACCGTGAAGCCTTCTGGTACATTGAGCTTACTGGCCGGTGTGACTTCAGGCGCTCATCCAGGTTATTCGCAGCACTACATCCGTCGTATCCGCATGGCTTCTGACAGCCCGATTGTACCTGTGTGCAAAAGTCACGGTTACCATGTAGAGTTCCAACGCAACTTTGATGGAACTGAAGATCACTCAACGGTAGTGGTATCGTTCCCATGTAAGTTTCCTGAAGGAACTATGTTGGCTAATGACATGACTGCACTGGATCAGTTGGAAGTAATCAAACGCTTACAAGCCGAATGGTCTGACAACGCAGTATCAGTCACCATCTACTACCGCAAGGAAGAGTTGGAAACGATCCGTCAGTGGTTGGCTGAGAACTACATCAATGTGAAGAGTGTATCCTTTCTGTTACACAACGAGCACGGTTTTGACCAGGCTCCACTGGAAGAGATCACAGAAGAAAAGTACCTTGAACTATCTGCAGGTGTAAAGACCATCTCCAGTTTTGATGACACCATCAACCTGAATGACATGGACATCTCAGATTGTGAAGGAGGTGCTTGCCCTGTACGCTAATCAGAAAGGGGCTGTAATTTGTGCAGCCCCTTCTTTTTTAAACCAACACTATGAAAGAGTTATATGATTACCTGGTGCGTGAAAAGATCACTCCCAATGGATTGTTCATCCTGCACGCCACCTATCATAATTACATGTACACGGGGTTTGTCAACTTCAAGCATGAACAGTACAGGCTCAGCCTGACCGGTCATCTGCAAGAACTCAAGACAGATCAGATGCTGTCACCCACGTACAAAATCACTGACAAAGGCCTGCACGTTATCAGAGAAGCTGAGAATACCCTTGGCAAAATCAAACGTGCAAAGAAGACCGACGTACCTTTCTCTGAGTGGGAAGCCTATATTGAAAAGTATAACAGCTTTTTTCCCAAGGGTAAGAAAGAAGGTTCATCGGTTAGTTTCAGAACCAATCCCAAAGATCTGTTTGAACGGTTCAGATGGTTCTTCAAAGAGTACCCAGACTACAGCTGGGAGGATGTGCTGGATGCCACGGAAAAGTATGTCCGTGTGTATGAGGAAGCATCAGACTTTACCTTCATGCAGACCAGCAAATATTTTATCAAAAAAGAAGACAAGAGCAAAACCACAACCTCAACGCTGGCAGACCTTTGTTACAACATAAAGTCTGGCAACAATGATGATGTGAGCTCAGGTTTTCACTACTTTGGTCCTTAATATGAAATCAATTTACATTGACACGGCAACCCAGTTTGTTGGTCAAGTGGATGTGGAAACGACCGCGGATATCGATGTGTATCTGCGGTCTTCTACATTCAGAACCAAACACTGTGCGTTCAACGGTATACCTGTGATGGTATACGTCCCTGATGGGATTGCGTTTATGCCTGCTGAGAAAGTAGGTGACGCTTTTACTTTGGCATTCCTGCCAGATGTGGTTATCTTCAACAGTGCGTTACTGTTCACCAATGACGGCACCAATCACCGCAGCGATTGCACGGTGAGCGCGGTCGAGATTGCTGAACACTTGCGCATTCTTACAGAAGAAGAAAGAACCAAGGTGTACGACAAGATCTTAAATCCTGAAGTACCCTTCTAGTATAAAGAGATAAGCCTGCTCTGGCTTATATTTAGGGGTGAAGTTGTGAGGGGACTGTGATGAGGTCCCCTTGCACTTCAATTATAAACCCAGCAGTTTGAAGAACACAGGGTAGAATCCCTCTGTCTCTACTGCACTGAAATCCTCAATGTTGAAGGCGGGATGTTCAATCTCCTCTTCCACTTTCAGGAGTTCATTCACTGCGTCACGAAGTGTGATGTAGTCCTCATTGACCTTACCATCGACAAACTCAGGTACGCTGATCGCGCCTGTTTCATCTGCTGCACCCAGCTCCTTGATCTTTTCGTTGCGCACCGTCTCAAAATTACTTTTGTGTTCAGCGCAGACCTTGGCCAGCTTAGTCAAATAAAACTTAGTGGTTAGAGAAAGTTTCTGAGAAAGCAGGGCAGCTTGTGTTTCCGTGCCTGTCAGTTCTCCGTGCAGCGCCCATAGTTCTGCTACACTCAGTTTGGTTTTGGTGTTTTCCATAGGTGTTATCCCTGTCCGTTGTAAAGTTTTTTGTAGTTCTTAGAGCCTTTCAACTGAGAGGCTTTAGTCTTTGCGTGCACGCCCGGACGTTTGCGACGTGGCTTGGGTGCAAAGTTATTCGAAGTTCCTTTTGCTTTTGCCATAATTATAGAGAAAAAAATTAGTCTGTTAAGTCAAGTACGTCTGCCACCTGCAGGTAATCCAGGTCAGGCGTAGTGCTGTAAGCATAAGTTTGCATGTTGCTACCTTCCATACTGTAAGACGGATAACGTTGCCAGGTTTCCCCAGTATCCAACAAGAACATCATCTTGTATTTGGTACCAAAAGGCTGTTTTATCAGCGGGTTGATAATCTCTGTGTTGTAGAATGCATCCACAAACTTAAAGTGCGTGGTCATGCCATTCACATAGAAAATGCTTGTTCCACGGTTGCCAGGATCATGAGAGTAACACGCGTTCAGTACGGTAGCTTCATTGGCAAAATCAAACGCACTGTTGTTGTTGCGGTAGTACATGCGCTGGATCAACTCTTCTCCGTCATTCCAACCGGTATGAAACTGAACAGGCAACGTTGCATGCTGGTATACAGGTGTGTCAATGTTGGGTTTGTTACCCAGCAATGTCCACAAGGGTGCATCGTTTGCATCCACGCTTCCGGTGTCAGGCACACAGTAGTTTGTTTGAGGGTCGCACGTAAAACCTTGAGGGCAATCTGCATCAATAGCACATGGGCAACCCGAATTACCATTAGGGTTGAGAATAGACTTAAGCCTTCTTCCTAAAGGTCCTCCAGTTCTACGCGGAGACCTTGTTCCAAATTTTACATACCCATAATCTTCTGTTTCTAAGACACCATACACGCGCAGTTCTTCTCTTTGATCCCATCCGGTGTGGAACTCTATGCCGCCATTACCATTAGGATCGTGCATCTGAGAGCCTGGGCCGCGGTAGATCTCACCTCCAGAAGGTTTAGCACCGACTTTCTGCCATTGGTTAGTGTTATTGATATCAACAACAGAAAGACCCTCAACACACTTGAAACCTTCAGGGCAATCCCCATTTTCCGTGCATTCAAATCGAGTGTAACTAGTACTTACCTGCAACTGTCGTACTTGCTTGCCTTCAATACAGGTATATCCATAACGTGTTGTCTGAGCGTCACCACCGCAGAAATCATAATTCTGCTGTCCATATACCAGGTAACTGCTGCCGTCAAACGCAAACTGGTGTAAGGGTCCTACGTCATCTATGGTAAAGGTCATGGGTACGTTTACTGTTACCCTGTAGTTATACGGCTGTCGACCACGGTCGATGTTGTTCTCTGCTCCACAGGTAGACAATGTTACAGACTTAGTGGAACGCAAAAAGAATCCCAGTCCTGACAGCTTTGTCAGACAGCTTTCCAGTGTGGTGTATTGTTCTTCTTTAATGTGAAATCCTGCAAGCTTGCACAACTCCGCACGACAAGACTCAATGATGTTGCTCTTACCGCCATCCATCATGTATCCATGACCACCAGCGTTAAGCACCGTGCAGTTCTTCAATGCTGAACTGCGTGCACCCAGCATGTAAATGCCATGGTTACGCGCGCCATCCACCAGCACATTGCTCAGCACTACATCATCAATGAATTCAGTACTGGAAAACGGGCTGCCTTTGATGATGTGCAAACCACCAGCGCCTGTTCTTGTGTATACAGTGCTCTCGTTGTCATCGTCCACCTCAATCAAAGATGCAAGTCCTTTAAGTTCTATGTCATGCAGTTCAAACCCGTGGCGTGATACCCAGCTCTGTGTTTCTGCCATCTCAGCGGTAGCACCCACAAAAATGTGGTAGCCTGCGCCCTGCGTGGTCATAAACAAACGGGTCACGCTTTGATCCGTAGTACTTACACCTGCGCGGCTGACACCCTTGATTTTTACATTGGGTGCGTACACATTGAACATGTTGGTGTTCCCTGCCCCTGTATAACCCAGGGTGATGTTACCAAAAAGCAATGTGACAGAACGAGTAATGTTAATGGGTGTTCTGAAATTGACACGTCCTGCGTAAGACGTGCAGTCAATGACAGTACCAGGCGCTGCGTTGTTCACAGCGTTTTGCAGTTTAGCAACAAAGTTCGTTGCTGATACTTGCGGTGTACCAGGAGCAAAGGTTTCAAGTTTTATAGTGGCCATATTACGATAGAGTTAAATTCAGTTGGTCAGCTGCCCAGATAAACGCTTCTGGTGTTGCATTAGCACCGGTGTTCCAGGTGGTATATGCGGCACCGCTCAGCGTAAGATTACCATTGGTGACAATATCGTCATCTGTGGTACGCAGCTCATAATAGAACACGGCCTGACTGTACAGGTCGTCTGCTATTACCCGCAGTAAAAGTTTAGTAGCTGATTGTGTGATTCCGTCCTTCCAGATGTTTACCGGAGAGATGTCATTGATCATGTCATTCATTTATACTTGTGAAAAAATAAGGTTGGACTTATGGTGCTGGGTCTGGGTCAGGTACTTCCTCCCAGATCTCTACATAGTTGCCGTGAGCCTGGGCCTCCTCCAGACTTAGCGTTTCAATATACCCGTTGTCAAATAGCATCCTGTACTTATGCATGATCATTATTTGGTATTTGTGTATGTCTGCCTATAGTAGAGATAATCAGCGAAGAAAGTACGTGACGTGGTACCAACAGCTTTTGCAATATTTAGTTTTGCAACTATTGTTTGTGATGCACCCGTTGGTATGTTAGTACTATGCGTTGCCACAGCCACAGCCATGTCGTTAATAAAGTATTGTGCAGAATTACCTGCAGCATTGATGACGACCTTTAGTTTTACCCATGCACTGTTTGACACTGCCACCGCCGTAGTAGTCTGTGTTCTCACAGAGTTTGCGACGGAAAGGCACTGCCAGTTGGCAGAAGCGACCGATCCATTGAGTGTGCCACCCTCATCATAAGTAAAAAATACACCATTGGTTTCTGCGGAATTGGTGGCAACACTACCATACCCTATAACAATACGGTACCTCTCAGTAGCGGTACTCAGAATTGGTATAAAAACCGATGTTTCATACACCATCTCGCCACCACCAGTAATCAAAAAATTAGATGCAGTGGTTGTGCCAAAAATACCAGAAACACCGGTAGCAGTTGTACCTGTAGCAGGCTGAATAAACCCTTGTTGGTTGGTAGCCCTAACAGTAGGAACCGAACTTGGTACAACGGTCGCGCCAGCACCGCTCCAAAAAGCTGTATGACCTGAACCATCAGTACCGCCTGATGTAGAAACCGTAGTTAAAAAATCATTGAAAAATTCGTAACCGTATTTTGAACGGTCACCATCAAACACAAGTTCATTGCCTGATCCCAATAGCGTATCACCGTGTATACTTTTGATGTTGGTACCAGATACCAGTGCAGCCTGTTTACCATTGAACGTGTTCCAGTGTGCAGCAGACAAGTAACCGTCAGTTGTGGTAGTGGCTTGCGTAATGCTGAATACCCCTGTGGTGTTGTTATACTGAACAGGTGCTGTTGCTGACAAGTCTGTCAGTGCAATGCCGCCACCAGGTGCCGTCTGGAATTCAACTTCACCAGATGCGGGATCAACCAGCGTCAGCACGTCTCCCGTAGAAGCAGATGAGTAGTTTAGCGTTTTGATATATATACCCGTAGGCATTACATCAATACCTGCAGCTCCACTGGCACCTGATGCAATCAGTGTAATATAAGCGTCTCCTCCACCAAACACAGAGACCATGAGACGAGCTTGTTGCACACTATCGTCTACGTTTATATCCACAAACTTGGTGGAATTGAACGAGTATTTACCAACGTTATCCCAAAAAAAGTCATATCCTGCCACATCAATGTTGTTGATCTGGTTGAGTAATGCATTGTTAGTTATTACATCCTGCAAACCATACTGAGGCATTTCAGGTATTGATTGAGTAGACAATACACCTGCACTATCTGCAACCACCATTCTGGTATCTATTCCTGCAAGCACACGAAATTTTACCAACCCTGTTACCAGGTCCATGGCATAATGTGTCAGACCTGTTGTTGCAGTAACTGTAGGGTTGTAGTAAAACCCTGTGAACGTTGAAGTACCTGTTGTGTAGTTCAACGTTGGCATCAGGTTTATTCCATAGTTGTCAAGACCTGTAGTATTAACTGTGTTACCAATTGCATCACCTGTAAAGATTTTAATCAGTGACTGTCCTCCAGTGTGTATGGTACCGTTGTTACTATAGGTAGCATTAAATGCAAATACAGATTTGATAGCAGCACTTGATGCAAATCGTAAGTCTCCTATAAAAGTCAGAGCATGCGCCCCTGCAGCATTATATGCACTTTGTCTGGTGAATCCATCGGCAGTATGCGATATATGCATCTGATCACGAAAAGAGTGTGCACCAGTTCTAATGTCTATACCGTAGAAAATACCTTGTGCTCTGACAGATCCGTTGACATCCAGTTTGTAACCGGCATCTGTTGGTGATGAGGATCCGATGACTACATTTCCATTGGCAAATATCTGCTGCCTTATAATATCCTGTGTTCTGAGCTCTAAGTTTCCTGTGCTGTATTCATTTGACAACACCACGTTGAGTGTAGCGTTGTTGTAACCCAGGTACGATTTAGCAGAAGGAGAAAGTGTTGTCTGGTTTATGTAAAACTTCATAAACCCGCTGCTGGACTCCCTTTCAAATACCAGGTTGTTTGCTTCTGTTCTTAGTCTGGTCGCTGTACCTGCATATATAGTACTGGTAACACCTGTTGCAGTTATACCACCTACAGTAATTGTGTTTAAGGTAGTGTTTCCCCTGGTTGTTACACTATTCAGCGTGTCTGCCTCTGCTGTAATATAACCAGCAGTACTGTGATCACCCCATCCGTAAGCTGTATTCCAGTTTGTAATATCTGTAGATGATATTGCTGCAGCAGCACTTGCCGTAAAAATCGGGTCTGTCTCTGTAAATGAAGTGATAAATCCAGCATCATTGGTAAACTGACTAAGTGCTGTAGGTTTGTTCAGAATTTGTGCTTCACCTGTAGTAGCATTCCAGTCAGAAAGAATCTGGCGCAAACGATTACCTACGCCCAGATCTGTCCAATAAGCATTGCCACCTATAACAGGTGGTACACCATCGTTGTTAGCAAGTGCCGAGTATATATGACCCTGGTAGTACACCAGGTCACCTACTTCATACTGTGTTCCGTAACCGCTAAAGTGATAGCTGTCCAATTGTGTGGCAACTTTAAGTGGTGCGGATGCATTTTCCAGATTAGTAACACGACCATCAATATCTGATGTCTGGCCATAAATGGTTACAATATCACCCTGTATCCCGGTTACAGCAGTTTCCAAGATGCTTACACTACCCTGCAGGTTAATGATATCTGCTAGGATAATATCAATGCTGCCATAGATACTAGTGACATCCCCCTGTAAGGTGGTGATGTCGCCCTGTATATCAATGATGACCTGGCAGTTTAATAGCTCTGTGCAATCAATGCCACCGCCACCTGTTGTCTGAATGACCAGTTCACCACCTGTATAAGTTGCAGTACCGGTGACGTCACCTACTAATTTTAACGTGCTCAAGCTGCGCTGTATCTTTTCAATCGCACCAAGCACCGTGTCAGAAGCCATTACAGGATTTGCGTAACGGTCTACTTCTGTAAAACCGTCAAGCGGTCGCTGCAATACCAAATCAGTTTCCTCAATGCCTGTATGCTTTGTCCACCAACCATGTTTAATATAGGCGAGCACAAAACCAGGATCCGCTGTACTTACAGGGACTCCTTGATAATCAGGCAGTTCAAAAGGTACAAGAAACTTAGATGGCATACGTAGATTATAGGAGAAGGCAGTGATACCTCCTCCTATATAATATACTCAATTCTTACTGATTTTTCTTCATCTGTTGCACTCTGTCTTCAGGGTCAAAGAAGTCGCGGAAGTTGCGGATACCAGTGAGATCTTCAATGTCTTTGACGATCTTGGCATCACCCTCTTCAAAGCGTCCTGCCTTGCGGGTATAGAACGCATCTTTCCATATCTGGTAAGCTACATCCCCGTCATATTCAGGGTCTGGTTCTTCTCCACCGTTGTACATCATAGCCATGATATAGTTTAAACCATGGGAGCCAAAGCGCTTGATTGCGTTCAACTCTCGTGTATACACTGTCAGTGAAGTAAAGTTCCTGATGTACTCATCAGATCCCCCACCTAGCGGGAACATGGATGTGGTCTCCCCTTTCACACCCCACAGGACGCGCAGCATGTTTCCTTCCAGCATGCTAATCTCTTCATCGTCATCATCCTTTCTTCTCAAATAACTCATGGCTGCCATAGACAACATACTCATAATGGCCATCATGATCATATCACGGCGGGCCTGCGCAATCTTGCGGGAGTAGAAATCCCCCTGGCGTTCTGAAGTCTGACCTGTGTCCTTGTCCATCACGTCAATCAGGTCCATGTTGCTGCCGAACTTTCTGGCAAGCTTGTCGCCCAGTACCAAGTGCTTCAGTGTATTTGCAGGACCGTAGTATTGCCATGCCATGGACACTGCTCTCCAGTAACCCACCGCTACCTCACCTGCCTCCCAGTTAGGTCTCAGGTATCCAAAGCGATTAAGTACTTGAGGAATAAGGTATTTACGGTAGAAAAACATCAGCTTACCCAGTACAGTTTGTTCAAACTTAGCTTGGTCAGACTGTGCGTAGTTACCCTGTGCACGACGAATCTCTGAGTAGATAATGTTTCTCAGGCGGTTCTCATCTTCTTCACTGTACTCAACCATGGGATTACGCGTCAACATACCTGAGCTGTCCTTGTAATACGCCTCGTGTGCAGGGACCAATACATCGTTTCCTTCAGCATCCTTCTCATACACTGCTTTACCGCTGGCATCAAAGCTTGCGATCTTCTTGAACCTGTACTTGTTCATCACAGCATACATCACGGTCAAACCGATTTCTGTATCTCCTTTGTCCTGGATCATGTTACCCATCTCCTGGATGTTCATGACCTTACCCATCACACGGCGAGTGCTGCCTCCGGTTACGTCGCTGACATACTTGGTATAGTCTTTCTGCAATGGGTTAATCATGCGGTACAACATAGTGCTTTCGGTCAAGTCGCTGACCTTACCCCAGTCTTTGAAGTAGTTAGCCAAAAATCCGTCATATCCATAGATCTTACCCTTGGCCCACATAAAGTCGCCCTGGCTAAAGTGGTCACTCTTGAAGTTACCTGCAGCAATCCAGGTCTGTACGTTACCAGAGATGTAGTTTTTCATCTGGTTAGCTACGTCAAAACCCATACGGATGAACGCCGTGTACGCCATTACCTGCTTAAGTCGCTTTCTCAGTACGCGTGCCTTGGAGTCTTCGTTCTCCTCCTGGCCGTATGCAAACTTCTTACGTTCAAACTTCAGCTGGTCAATGATCTTATCCAGCTCACGCTGGCGCACAGACATGTCTACCGGTTTGCGTTCTCCTGTTACAGGATCTGTCACATAAGTGGCACCAGCTTCAATCTCTCTTTTCAAACGACCGGACATCATCTCCAGATAAGTAATTGCGTTGTCTGCCATAGGCACAGCGTCTTGCATAGCAATGTTGAAGTTAGCCTCCAACACATACTTGATCATCGCACCGATGGCGTCCTGTGTCTGGATGTTAGGGTCAAGCTGCTCGGTAAAGCGCATGCGAATACGTCCTCCCAAATCTCCATACACGTTGGATACACGCTCTTGCTCTCCTACTGCTCTCACACTTTTATCCACAAACTTGCTCCACTCTTTTTTCAGTCCACCCATGATTCCTTCTTCTGCCAGGTTCTCAATAAGGGACGCAGCATAACCGGGTACCATATATCCAACCTTGCGACCCTCCACCTTTTTTTGCAGCTCAAAGAACATGTCCATCATCTTGTTGTAAAACGTCATGACCTTTGGGTCAGCCATCAACTTCTTATAGTTGTCATTGATGTTTGGACTATTCTCATAACCAGGCATAATCTGGTAGTGGCCGTTGGCGTCTACTGTTATACCTTTAGGCATAGGGATACCGTCAGGGCTTTGCAAAAACGCAGGGTTCTTGGCGCTCTCTCTGATACGCTTGATGCTATACTTTGGATGCGGTAACTCCGTATCCATGTATTGATCATACACAGATGGGTTTACCACCACCTCTTCGTTAAATGTCTTTGGTGTTACGTTACCACGCACGTCATAACCTTTCGCAATAGACTGGTAAGGCTGATAGTGGTTCATATTATACCACTGCTCAAAGTCTGTTTCCACTACGTCAAACTGTACGGTGTAGAAACGCAAGTCTTTCTGCGCTTTCTTGATAACATCAGGATCACCCTTTGCACGTGCTGTGGCAAGATCATTCTCCGCGTTGATCATATTGCGGTATGCGCTGTCCAGCATGCGGTACTTATCGTCAAATAGTTCTGTGTAGTACTTACTCAACTGACGCATGCTCAGCATTTCCAGCGTTGCGTTTATTGCGCTTAGCTCCTGCTTTTCATCTTGTGTAAGTTTAGGGGCTGTCTTATCCTCCTGGCGCTCTGCTATGATATCCTGTATCTCTCCCTCAATTCTATCAAGCTCCTCAATCTCTTCAGCCTGCATGTACTTAGGATTGAACCTTCCTGCTGCATCTTTGTGTGGACGCATAATGGAACGTTTTTCCTCCATAAGTTTTTGGATACGATCGTCTGTACCAAATATGGCAGCACGCGCCTCATACAGTTCAGCCATCTTCTCATACCACTCAGCCTTTGGACGGTTAATGGTATTCTCTTTCAACCACTTGGCCCACATGTCAGGGTCATCAGCGTATCTGTTGAATGCGTTATCATACATACGCTTGAACAAACCTTCATTGGGTATAAACTCAAACAGTTTGTCAAACTCCTGCATGTAACGCGCATAGTCTGGGTTACGCTTCTTGGCCTCTGCCTTCAGCTTCTTGATCTCTACATTGATCTCTTTTACACGGTCCAGGTCAGACTCCTCCAGCAACACTTCGTTGCGGGCACCTACCTGGTGCATGATCACCTGGATCTCCAGATACTTCTTCTGCATCTCGTCGCGGATGTCCTGAGGCAGAAGCTGCTGTAACTTATAGTAAGAATCTACATAAGGTAAGCTGGCATTCTTTTGCAGCCATGTCATGTAGTTGTCTACTTCCTTTTCACGCTCGCGCTTTTTATCCAAGTACGTTTTCTCCAGCGTTTTCATATCACGCTCTTTTTCACGCATCTCCTTTTCCAACTTAGTGTTGGTAGGATCTGCAGCCAGTGCTTTGGCAGCTTTGCTGTACACACTGAATGAAGCAATGTAATTGCGGTTGGCATCATACACCTGCTTATTCATCTCACGCATATTTGTAGAATACGCACGGTATGTCTGCTCGTATGCCTCACTCATGGGTTTGGTAAAGTTGAGCACACGTTTTTCTATTGTCTTACCGCTTTTTGAATCCACCCATTGTACTGTTCTCCATTCGCTTACAAGCTTGTTAAGATCGCCAATACTCATGGATTTCAGTAGCTCATCACGTGCGTTGTCAAAATCAAGGTTAACCATATTACGCATGGCTTCACGCTGGGCGTTGGCCTGGGCGCGCTTGAACATCTGTACATATGCACTAACAATCATGTTACTGTCACTCACACCTGCAATCAGCTCTCCACCGGATACAATGTTACCAAGACCTGCAAACGCGCTGTTGTTGAAAATATCTTTAGACGCCATGTGAAAATCACTGTTGGGGTCTGTGACACCCTCGATGAACTTTCTCAAGTCTGCATCATCAAATGACACACCTGTCTCCAGGTATTGCTCTAGGTTCTTGATCTGTATTTCCAGTGATGTCATCTCGCCTACCAGGCTGTTACCATTGGCACCCAGCTTCTCCGCAATCTTCTCCTTATACTCTTTACTCAAAAACGACAATGTTGTATTCTTTAGCCAAGGCATCACACCCGCAAACTCGCCTTTTTGTAACTTGGCAAGCTTGGCTTTCAGGGCATTGATCTTGGGTATCAAACTTTCTTCTGACTGACGTTTGACTCCCTCAAAGGTTTTCTCTCCCATCATCTTCGCAATCTCTACCAGGTTCTCTAGTCCAGCCTCAGAAAAGTTTCCTTCAATGCGGGCATTAGCCAGCTCCATAGATTGCAACTTCTTGCTGATCTCAGAGTCCAACCCCAGCTTTTCTTTATTGGCAGGATTACGACGGCCCTCATCCACTATCTCTTTCAGTGCCATGATTACACTCCACATCCCGCGGGACTTGTTGTACACCATACCTATCTGAGACTTGTGACGGTTCTTCTCCTTCTGGTTGGTTGCGTTCTTTAGTCCAGCAATAGCCACGTCACTGGATTCTTCCAGCTGGATCAAGTCGTTTTGCAGGTAGTCCAATACCAGGGAAAAGTTTACACTGGCTGAAGCGTCCTGTCTGGCCAGGATATCATCAAAGCTGCGCAGTGTTTCTCTGCGGTCAGCCAATACCTTTCTGCGCTCCGGGTCTTTGTTTTCAGACTTCTCCAGGTCCGCAATCTGTTTGATGATGTCATCCAGTTCTCTTTTTACTGCGTTCTTCAACGCGGCCATCAAACGCTCCATGCCTGCCTTTGAAGGTTCAAAGTCAAAAATGTTAGCTTTCTTCTTAGCCTCCTCTGTCTTAGCAGAACCAGGATAAGGTACTTCCTCATCAATGATACGACGCATGTCTGCAATACGCTGGTCACTGGTGCTAAGTTTGGTCTCTAACTCATAGTTAGTACCGGGCTGCAGTACACCGCGGGCGTAATCGTAGTAGTTATCCTTGTTAAATATGTGCAGGTTAGCTGCACGGTAACTTCCGCTGTCCTGATCTGTCTCATACAACAATGCTACAATCTGGCTTTTGATGGTGTTGATACCATGCTGGGCCAGAATGTTTTCATACGTCTTCAGCTGCAAGGTCCATGTGTCATACGCTGTACGGTATTGTTTCTTTAGTAATCTCAGCGTACCTGCTTTACCATCAACCTTCATGTTTTTATGTGCCAGATGCAACATCACAGCAGCCTTATCCATGTACGTTTCTCCTGTAACAGGGTCAGTCACGGTAGTACCGCTCACTTTCTTTGTCTTAAAGTCAAAGATCTCTACGTTACCATCAGAGTCAATAAGCAACATGTCTAGTCGACCAATCACCATGCTACCACTCTTGGTCATACCGGTAACGGTAATCTCTGGCAGGATCATGTAGTTTTCGTCTGCTTTGGCAGTTACCTGGATCGCAATACGCGTAGCCAGGTTAAACATCATGTCTTTAGGAAAATCCTTTACTTCTTTTTTCTTGCCCTCTACGTAGAACTTCTCATAGCGCTTCTCAAAGAAATCACGTGTCAGTACCTGAGAGATGTTACGACCGGTGCTTAGTGCATCCTGCTGTGCAAGTTCAATCACTTCATGCATAAAGATTCCAAACTCTTTGAACTCCTCATACTTGCTGGGATCACCCTTGAAGTCTGCGGAACCGAGCAGGTTGGATACGCTTACGGTCTTTACAGTCTGCTCACCACGAGCTGCCTTATCAATGTTATCCTCAAGGAATCTCTGATAAGAACGGTTCATATTGATGAGCGTCTGCAGTTGTGCATTCTGTGCATCTGTACCGCGGAGCATCATGTTCTCCAGGTGCTTCTCCTGCTGCTTGGCACGTATGAGTTTAAACTCATCGCTGGACAGTGAGATCTGTTCATCTTTCTCCTGGGTAGGCAGACTTTGCAAAAGTTTGTGTGCGGTGGCTACATCAGGCACCTCAAAGTTGTTCATTTTGTAGACCGCTAGTGCATCACCCTCGCTGCCAAGTGCGGCAACAAGGGATTTCCATGCGGGGTCGTTAGGGTTTGGGCAAGAGCTCATAGGTTAGAGACAGGTAATATCTTCAATTATATCTTCAGTGAATTTCACGCCACGCGTCTTATCAACATATCGTTTTGCTTCCTCAGCAAATTTGTCAAACGGCATACGTTGGCTACTATTCTGGTACAAATATCGTAAAGCTTTGTCCGTCATGTTCAGGTCAACCAAATCTTTTTCAAGTGAGGCTTCCAGATTTCCATCTTCATCCTCAAACATGTCAGGCTGTAAGTCTTGCTGTTGCTGGGTTTGCGCAGGTTGTGCAACAAGAGCCATAATCGCCTTGCGGTTACCATCATTCTCTGCCCAGTTCATTTGTTTGAACGTTGCCATAGAGATGATGTTTCCTTTTGGTGTGACCATGTACTGCTTGTCATTATACGTTACAATCTTTGCAGTCTGCGGTTGTGCGGTAAGGTTACGCTCTGCTACGGACACTTTAGAACCAGCTCCTTCTTTCGTTGGATTATAGATCTGTATGGTTCCGTTAGCGTTGATCTTTGTCACAATATAGACAGCATCATTAAACTTGACGTAGCGTCCAGGCTCGATGGTAAGTGTTGTTTCTTCAGCTTCTTCTACGGGCGCTTGCTCTTCAGTTTTCTCAGCTGGCTTTTGAGCAGGCTCACTAACTGTGATACCGCGTTTCTTCGCCAGGATTCTAGCAGCCATACCCAGGTCACCAGAAATACCAGCACCCTCCGTCTCATCGACTTCTTCTTGTTCATCATTAGTTTCAATAACTTCTTCTTTTTCAGGAGTAGCTCTCAAGGTTTGTGTTGCTCTAAAATCTGTAGGGATGTAGTTTTCAAAATCATCATAGCTTACTTCCTCTACTTTCTCTACGCTCATCTCAGCAAATCTGTTGATCTCATCTGCATCAAAACCAAGTGGAGAGATGTTATTGCTCATCAGATTACCAGGTACAAGCGTGTAACGCGCAGTATCTCCAACCGTGTTGAAACCACCTTTCTTACCAGAAAGCGTGTCATACACACTCTGACCGATGGTGTTGCTTGTATCACTTCCTGCTCCCTGTAGCATGTATACAGAACCATCCTGGAACTTAATCACCATGGGAAACATCCAGTTGTTCTCATCTCCCGGAGTAATGCCATAAGACATGGCAATACGCTGGATAGCAACATTGTTCAATCCATAGATACCAAGTTTTTCACTAGACAAATCTAATATAAACTCAGGGCCCAGTTCTTTTTCACCCAATGGAAGTACGGTGTTACCACGCTGGCTGGTAGGTACAATCTCACCGGCTTTACCAAACATGGCGTTCACCACATTGGTAACGGCTGCACGTTTCTCATCATCGCTCATGTCTACAGAAACCGGTAGGGTCTGCATCAGGCGTTTGTTACCGCTGACGTTCAGGTTGTATCGGGTCTTGATGCGGGTGTTGTTGGGTTCTTTGATTGCGTTGTACACCATGTTGGTAAACAGCATATCAAAAGCATCATACACCGCGTCGTTGTCTGTTGCTCCAAAGTATTTCTGGATCATAGACTGGAACGCCTCTGGATCGTTGTGCGTGGTTTTCAGGGTGTCAACAAACATATCAATGTTGTTGCTTAGTTCTTTTCTGAATACGCGTGGCAGGAAGTTGTAGAACATGTTCTTCTTGTGCCCCATGCCTGCACGTGCAAGCTCATGGTAGAACAGTTTCTTTAGGAACAACTTACCTTCCTGGTCATTCATCAAACTCAATGCGTCATTGTATACGCCACTGGCCTCGTCGCTTTTCAGCTTTACCGTGTTGATCATCTTTATGAAACGCATAGGCAACTGCTCGTCACCCACCTGTGCAAGCTCAGATTCTACCACCTCTTCTTTAAGGAAGTTGAGGAACTTGTTGTTGGGGTACTTGGTCTGGAAGCTGCGAAGCTCCTCACCCAGCGTGTTTGTAAACCAGAACTCTGCGGTAAACGTATCTTGCAACGCTTTGTCTTCACGATCAATCAAACTCTGGATGTACTTATCACTTGACTTTCTGCTACCTGGTAACGTATCTCTCAAACGCTTGATAGCCACATAACCTACAATCGTCTTAGCAATCTGACTCTTGTCGTTGAACAACTCTTTAAACACGCGGTTGATCTCGCGGAAGAATGGTCCACGCTCCAGGAACAGGTTGGATGACTGTTGATCCAGGTCGTTTGCCATCCTGTACAGCTGATTCCACACCTGATCGTTAATCATAGGTGCCATAGACTCTTCTGTAAAGATGCTCTCTGCCGTCATCATGGATGACATGTTTTTGTAAATTGTATCAAAACTTGCAAAGTCAGGGTTAAGTGACTTGAGCATGTTGATCATGGAGCCTGCCGTTGAAATATCAAATGACTGAGCGGCTTGTTGTTCATACATAAACAACAGCACAAACTTCTTTGCTTCTTCTGACAAAACAGCTTTGCTCTTTAGTGCAGAAACATTGAATCCGATTTCGCCAATGCTGAGCTCATTATTCATCATGCGCTCGTCGTTGAGCATCTCACCACGATCTTTTGGTGTGGTAAACTCGATGACCAACTGGCTCTTGTTGAGCATAGGCTCAAACATGGTAGAGTTTTCGTTCAATAAACCTGCCTCTTCCAGCTCCTGGTACACCTCTTCTGTCAATACAGCACTGGCTGCTTTTCTCACTTCTGAGGACAGTGATGCAAATTGCTGGTTGGTAGTAGAACGTAACGCGCGCTGTGTAGCAATTACATTTGCAGTTGCCTTGGCTATCTCAGGGATAAAGTTAAACCCAATGGCAAACTCAGGACGCAGACCCACACCGATCATGGCTAGGGTGACACCTGTGTTCACGTCGTTCATCTTCAGCGCAGATGGAATAGGCTCCTTAACACCATCAGCAAACATACCTAGTACGTTTCCTATCAGTGCAATTACACGCTGGTTCTCACCATTGATACTACCAAACTTGTTCAGACGATTCCAGTTCTTTCCGTCTGCTGTGGCATGGAACTGCCATACAGGCTTAGCCAACTCCAGCTGATACCAGCTAGCCATTGCCAAAAACTTGTTCATGTTGGCAGTGATACCGATACCGTCCTTGAAGATACCATTGTCCGCCTTGGAGCGAATGATAGAACTGATGGTATAGTGGTTGGTCTTAAGACCTGAACGTTTCAGGTCAATGCCAAATTCTTTAGCAAGCTGTTTGAAACGATCCACGCTGGAACGCTCACGCTTGTACAGGTAGTTAAAGATATACTCGTTACCCAACATTGCCTGGCGTGCATTCAGGTTCTGGTTCTGAAACTTATCCGCCACCAGGTCTTTCATGAACTCATGCTTCTCAAAAGCTTCAATGCTGATTGGGATATCAAACTTGCTAAACACATCAAACATGGCTTTTATCTTAGCAGCGCTGTACATAAACTTCTCTGCTGTAGATGCAGCCTCCCAAGACTCTTCCTGTAACGGACGGATGTTCTTGATGGTGTCAAACAACTGTTGCTTTACGCCACGGATTTCTTCAATGGCTTTTCTGCGTCGCTCCTTGATATCCTTTATGCTGTTAGCACGCTTCTTGCCTTTCATCTTGGTCTCACCCAGCGCAATCTGATCTTTCAGATCATCCAGGTAATTTCCCAATTCATCACGCTGCTCAGAAAGTGCGTCAATATCTGATTGCATTTCATCCAGGCGTGCGCGAATCTGACCAAGGTTGACTGTTTTTACAAAGTCATCCTCAGTAAATCCAAGCATCTCCATGTAGCGGAAGATCTCTGAATCTGAGTCCATGTCAAATGAACCCTCTTCCATGATCTCACGCATGCGGTTAGCAATCAAATCACTAAACTCTTCTTTCTTGCTCATGAAGTGCATGAACTCTACAAATTGTCCCTCACGTTCGTTACGGTAATTCTTGTAGTCTCCATACTTTACAAACTTGCCCATCATATTCTTGTAGTAAGAATACGCCTGTGCATACAAAGTGTCCACGTCAAAGTCAGAACCTGCTAGCAAGTGCACCATGTAAGGCACTACAATACCATTCAGGTTAGATGAGTCCATGTAGTCTACAGCTTTGAGGATTACCATAGAACGCTTGTCCTCCGTAGGGATACGGGTAGCAAACATGCGGGTCAACTCCTGCTCAAAGAACTCTTTGAACTCAGGGTTGTCGCGGAATGGTTCTGGCAGAATACACTCTACCATGTAGATAGTACGACCGGTAGGATTACCGTCTTTGTCTAACTCTGCTTCCTGGGTTACGCCCAGTTTGCGGGTACCTACATTGGTATACAGTTTTGGGTTCTTAGCATAGTCCGCAGTCTTGATCACCTTGCCGGTGGTCTTATCATAGAGTACGTCGTATCCAAACTGGCTGATGTGGATGTATTTACCTCCTGCTCCTTTCTCGTCAGTGACGTGCTTGGAATATTGAGAGAAGAAATAGTACTCCAGCATGCTGCGGATCTCCGGCATGTTGGGGCTATACAATGGTTTACCTGAAGCATCCAGTTCAAAGAGCTCCAGCATTTGCTGAGGCGCACCTTGTACAGACAAGTTCTCACGGATCATATCGTAGATCTTGCTGATCTTAAAGTTACCCGCTTCTACAATGTCGTTTACAATGCTCTCCGCCTGTTCTGCAATCTCTTTAGATACGCTGCTGTCATTGTTTAATGCGTCCAGTATCAAACGCGCATTTTGCTTATGGCGTTCTGTAACTGCTTTCTTACCCTTGAAGTCATTGATGACCACTGCCAGTTGACTGATCTGTGCTGCTGCATCTGCAGATACATTCTCTGCTGCTGCGTTCTTAGAAAGTTCTTTCTGGCGGGCCGATGCATCTGAAGGCACCATGCCTCTCATAACATTAGTCAGGTACAACAAGCGTGAACGTGTTGCGTCACGCAGCGAATCTTCATAGTCTTTTACAAGTCTCTCAGACAAATCGTCCAGGAACTTACGCTCTTTAGCATCCAACTTGCGATTGTCTGCAATCTCAATGAGGTCAGCCAGCATGTTAATGTCAGCTGGCAACAGCATCTTGGCTTGTACGGAAAGCTTGGCTTTATCTTTTACTCCTGAGGTTTCCACCTGCAGGAACTTAAATCGGTTGTCTACCTCCACCGCAATGAAATCAAGGTTCATGTAACCTTCTTTCTGTGGTGCAGTAAATACGCTGATTGGCAACTTGGTTGTGTTCTTAGACGCCTCGTTATCCATCAACTGGTCAATCTGGAAGTACTCCATGGCATTGAGCATATCGTGCGCCATCTTACGGTGGGGCAATGGCTCATAGAATTCATGGATCATCTTTACAGTATCCTGGATCTGTCTAAATGTGCTGGCAGCGTCTTCACCATTAAGTCGCTGTGACTGGTATACTTTACGCAAGTCATAGACTTTACTCCACATTGTGTGTAGCACATCATATACGTCCTGCTCTGTTTCAGCAGTACCGTCAAAGTACTCATCCTTGATGCGGCTGGTATCCAGACGGTCAAACAAGTTTTCAGATTGTTTGTGGTATGCATTGCGCGCTCCTACTACTGTCTTCTTAGCATTGTTCACCACCTTCATGGCCTGCAACGTCATGATCTCAGACTCTGTCAGTTTACGGTAGTGCTTTGCAATCAACAAATCGAGCACCTTGGACGTCAGACGACCCAGTTGTTCGTGCATATCTATCTGGTGCATAAGCAACGATATTGACTGACCGTCAAATATCTTTTGCAACATGCCTGCATACTTGCCACCAAAATCGTTTTCACCACTTTCTTCTGCAATGGCTTTCTTGTAATCATCCATCAGGATCTGCTTTACTTCAGCAGATGGTAATGGGTCATTCACAATCTCCTGTTCTGTAAAGTAAGGTCCATACTCAGGATAATCCTCGTGTATAAATCCTTTAATAGTTTCCAGCACAGCTGCGCGGTGATAACCTTCTTTCATGTTGTCACCACTGGCCAGGTATTTCTTGGCACGCTTAACCATATCCTGCGCGTTCTTTACGTTCATCGCAGGGTTGCCGTCAAACACGTCGTTGAAATGCAGGGCGTTGGTCCAGTTGTTATAGAAGTAATCTGCCAGGATATTCTCCCAGTTCATGCGGCTTACCGGTGAACCTTTCACCACGCCGTATTGCTCCATCAAACCAACAGGTTTCTGATAACCTATTTTCAGCTTGGATGGTAACATGGTGCTGGTGATGAATTCTACTTCAGCATCACCCGCAGCATTCTTTTCTTTTTTGCGCTCAATGATGTTGTTGAACTCCAGTACTTTCAAGTACGTTTCAAACTGCTTCTTGGCATACTCTTCCAACAATAGTGGAAGACCGCCCAAATCAATCTCTTCAAACTCCAGTCCCTCTTCTGCTGACTCTGCAAACACATCCTGGATAGCAGGGTTGGCTGCAAAGAAATCTTCAAGCTTGTGGAACTTGTATGCTTTCAGCGGATTACCATTGGCATCGGTGAACTGCACCTTGCCATTGGAATCACGACGACCGTTAAAGTCTTTGACAATGTTGTTGGCAGTATAAGACTCGTATTCTTTTTTCAGAGCATCACGACGGGCAAACTCCTTACGCATGCTCATATACTCCTGGCGGATAACGCCTACCAGGTCTTCTACTACAGCAAGCACAGGTTTAGCCACACCATCCATCTTCACAGTTTTCATACCGTCCTTGTTCGCAAACTCGCGGTATAGCGCTGATACTAAAAAGTTAGTGTTGGATGACTCCAGCTGATGAAACGTGCGTCGGTAAGTTTGTATGGTTACTTTACCATCTTTGGCATTGGAGGTTTCCTCCATGCGACTCAGAAATGATGTAAAGTTCAGGATGTGTAAAGCGTATTCATCCAGGTCCTTGAACGTCTTACCGTCCAGCACCGTGTCTCCCACCTTACCCTGCACACCACCAAACATCTCTACACGCAGGTTATTCAGCATAAGCTTGACCATCTTGGTCATCTCATCGTCCTTACCCTGCATCACGCCACCCAACAAGTGGTTGTTGGCAATATAATCTTTCAGGTATGCCTCATAGTATGGGTCTTCCTGCAACATGCCATCCAGTCCTTTCTGGCGCACGTCTTCTGCAGTAATCACCATTGGTGAGTACTTCACATACTCATAGATTGGTTTACCTTCTGCATTGTACACCACCGAGCTGAATGCTGTTGGGTCATACTTAACCATGAACTTGGCAGACTTACGCAGGATGCTATTGAAGCTTTTTACTTCAGTAGATGCTGTGTTCTCATCGTCCAGCATGTTCTCAAACATCTTACCGGGTGCTGTCTCAGAACCTGCAGCAGCTTCCAGTATGTTCTTCAGGTTGGTGAAGAATGTTTTCTCCAGGTATTCTTTCTCGTTGGCAAACGGACGGTCAAGCTCGTACTTGGCAAGGGTGTCTTCACTCAGTTTGCTGATGGTCTTCTCATTCTCCATCTCCTGGATAGCAATCAATGAAAAGCGCAACATGGATTTAGGAATCTGCAGACCAATAGCCCACATGTTCTTGTGCAAACTGTCTACCAGGTTGTCTAGTGTTTTCTGACTCTTGTCACCGGTAAACAGCGTCTCAGAAGAATCCACTTTGCTCATCAGTTTGATGAGTGCCAGCATAGCCTTGCGGTATTCTGGATTGTCCTTCTCAGACTTCTGTGTCAGGATCATGCGTTCAACAAGCTTGTTTTTCTTGTTGTTGATGTCCTTGTATTGTATCTTGTCTGATATGCTGAAGCGAGGCGTGGTATCCTTTTGGATATCTTCATCGCTCATCATGTCAATATCAACTGCTTCAGTGTACTGCATGTTGAACATCACATATCCAATGCGTGTTCCGTGCAGCACGTTCAGTATCATCTTGTACATCTGCACATTGGCCATAGGCATAGAGCCGTTGTCCAATAATGTCAGTTTCTTAATCTCATTGTATACCGCCTCCAGGTCCATGGCTTCGTTGATAAGACCATCGTCATACCAGCGCTCATATACCATTTTCAAAGTAGGCAGGATTTGTTGTGGCTCTTTGTTAGCAGCAATCTTTAAAAGCGTAGGGGACATCTTGCGTCCGTCTACAATCGCTGGAACCAGGATGCCATACACAGGGTGAATATAGTCCCTGCGGATGGTGCTCAAGAACTTCTTGAATTCTGCAGGAAGAGAGTCCATGCGGTTCAACTCATTGATGGATGCTTCAAAGTCACCAGACTCAGGATTCTCCTCACGGTTCTCTGCGTTCTCATCATGTGGTTTGACCGCTGCGTTCATTGCATCTTCCAGGTTCTGCGTATTCAATGGATTGGTAGAGCTTACGTTGAACTCATTCAAACGCTTGCGCACCAGTGCCATCAATGCGGCCATAGATTCTTCACCATAGGTGTTGGTACCGTTGTCCAATACCATGGCATCATTGGTGTCTATGCCTGTGGTATTAATATCATACACATCTGTTTGCTTACCTGCTTTGTTATCACGCAGGCGCTGACCCAGGACAAAACGCATCTGGTTATACTTAGGCAAGAACTCCTTTTTGATGTCCGCGTGGAACTTAGGATCTGCCTGGCGCAGCAACATGTCTATGTTATACACTTCATTCAGCAGCACAGTAGCTGCGTCCTGAAACTTCTCTTCAAACTTTTTCTTGGTGTTGTCTGCCAGCATTTGGCGTACAACCATGTTAACCGCTTCTTTCTCCAGGTCATCCAGCAATATAGTAGGTCCACTCATCACACGACCCGTAGGTGTAGTGACCAGCTTTCTCAGACCCTTGATTTCAAAGGCTGCCTTGCCATCATATGCTTTTCCAGAGATAATACTTTCTTTGTACTTGCCAGTAGCGATGTCACTATATGTTTGTTCAATGACGTCACGGTTGGCTTTGAACATACCAATCAGTTTCTTGAGCAATTCAAACAACTTGCCTATCAGTCCTTTAGGGGCTGTGGCACGCTTGGCACGCATATAACGCTGGAACCCATCAGCTAGAATCTCTTCTGCTACCAGGTCCATCATCTCCGCTTTGTTGTACACAAAGTTGCGCACACGGGCAAACTCAATCAGGTTCTCATCTCTGAACTGCTCTGCGTATTTAGGATTGCCAATAACCTCATTCAGCAACTCCCTGCGTTGCATGTCTGTCATCAGGTAGCGGAACACACCATGAAATGCTTCATGGAATACAATCCCTTTGCTCAGCATGGCTGCGTTGAGGTGCAATACGCGATCCTTAAACATACCCAACACTGTACCATCAATACGCATCAGGTCTGCAATGCTTTGCATGTCAGAAACCTCGATACCAAACTGACCCAATGCTTCCTTGAACCATGCAATCTCGCTCTTGATATCCTGCATGGATGCAGCTTCATACTCGTCTGCAATCTTAAACGCCTCATCCTCCATACGGGGGATGTCAGGGAATGAACTTGGATTCTCTGCACTCTTAGCATCGCTTGCCATCATCTCATTGACAATGCGCATTGCTTCTTCCATAGAAGGAACGTACTCTGCCACAACACCCTCCTCTTCGTGCTGGATGTCATAGCTGTCATTGATCTTCAAGATGGTGTAAGGACCCACCACCGCACTGTTGGCAGCAGGGTTGACCATGGCATCAATAGCATTAGATAACTCATCATACATCTGATTGAGGATGCTATCCAGTACAGCATTGACCACATCATCAGGTTGACCTTCCATTTGATCAGCCATCATTTCCATGCGACCCATAAAGTCGTTGTAGATCATGCTGTAGGTAGGATTGTTAACCAGTTCCTGTTGTTGTGCGTTCAGCTCTTTAAGCGGAATACCATCTGCCAACATCTCAAATGCTTCAACAATTACATCTGCATTTACTACAGCTGCATCATCGGTAAGCGTTGATGAGGGTTCTACAATATTCACAGGCGGTGCTGTGATAGACGTACCTTCACCAGACGGTGACGTAGGATTTACAATTACTTCTGTGGCAGGTGCTGTTGCAGTACTTGCCTTGGAGGTGATCAGGGTTTCTGCACGGTTGGAGTGCTTAACCGTAAAACGTTTAGCATTGCGATAGAACGATGGGGTGCCCGCTTCTTTTTTACGGTTCAGTCCCACGTGCGGCCACTTGTTACCTTCATTGTCTTTGTCTACTACCAGGTACTCCAGGTTAAACCCTTCGTTAGGGAATGTATAGGTACTGCGCAATGCAGCTTCTACCTCAGGGTGTTCACCCATTCTCTCTTGCAGCGGCTTAATCACCAAGTCAATCAGGAATTGTGCAAACTTCTCACGGGTATCATTAAGATATTGTACAAGCTCTTGTGCAGATTCAGTCAGACTGTTGCTTTCTTCCATTACGCTTAGTGCACTGTAGAATGCCATACGACCTTCTGCGGTACTAAGGTCATAGGATTTTAGTGATGGATTGTCAGCAATCGCTGCTTTAACCATCTTACCGTTAGGACCTAACTCATCTGCAAGACTAACCAGTCTGGCTTTGAATGCTTCTGAAAATGGAAACTGGAACGCGCTGCGATCCTGTAACATGACTCTCAGTGGACTGGTACTTGTTTTATCTTTAGGTACAAGCTCAAACTTAAGCTTACCATTAAAGTATTCCAGGTTTAGGTAGAACGGTCCGCGTGCACCACTAAAACGGTACATAGCGTTAAACGCCTGGGCAGCTTTAGTGGGCTGTCCTTTACCAGTACGTTCCTTAGTGCTGACCATCTCTGACACCATGTTGATGAAATCCACAAACCCTTCATTTGTTTGCATGGGTTTCTGGTCTTCTAGTGTCAGGTAGCTGGAGGGTTGTCCGTCTTTGAAGCGTACTACAATCAGCGTATTCTTCTGGCTGTATTTGTTATCGCTAAATAATTCTTCTTTGATGAATGCATCAACATCTGTGATTCCCAGCTCATACTCAAAGTATTCAGCCTCATTGTATAAAGAGTCTCCAACCTTGATGCGCTCATTGGCAGCCAATACAGAGTTAGGCATAAAGAATGATGTCTCACGGTTACCAGTGCGATAAAATACAAAAGGCACTTTACGCTTGGTGGTGCTGATCACGTTCTCATCATCGTCAATGGTAGCCACTTCCAGCTCCAGGCTCAGTGATGAATCCACGTTCATGAATTCCTCCAGGCTTGGGTTTTCCCTGGTGCGGCCTTGAGACATGTCAAAGCTCTCAAAGAACTCCTCTGTGAAATCCACAGAGTTTACGCCTTTGGAGAACATGTCATCCAGCATGTCAGCATGCTTTGCCTTAAACTGTTGCAACTGGTTATAAGATTGCATCAGTGTAGACATGTCAGACTCGGTCAACTCCACCGGTCCCGCAGATCCGTTTAACAACGCCAGGCGCTGGAACTTCTCACGGTGTGCCGCATTATTGAAATCTACTTTCTCAGTAGTGTTGTTGTCGTATACAAATACGTAGTTGTCCAGAGTCCACAGGTTGAACAGGATGTTCTTTCCGTCTTCCATGGTGATCTCCCCTATCAGCTGAAACTTTTGCTCCTCCTGGCTAGGACGTGCCACAGACAATACCACACCACCTGGTGTGTTCTTCAGGAAGTTGATCTGTCCGGTGCTCTCAAATGTTTCATGCTTGCGATTGGCCAGTCCTGCCATCTCTGGATTTGATGCAGCCAGTTCCTGGATACGCTCCATACGGGCAGCAGCAATGCCTGGTCTTACCGCGTGGATTTTCACACGGCTCATGGGATTCTCCATGGCAGCCAGTTCATTTTTCAATCGCTCTCTGTCTTCTTCAAACGCTGCCTGGATCTTCATCGCAGAGTGCAACATGGTTACAGGTACGCGCTCCTCTGAGGAATTACTCTCAAATGGTGCAGGTCTACCTGCTTTGTAGTTGCGGATGTCTTCTTTGCTTAACGCCACGGTCTCCCCTGTCTCGTCTATCATATACAGGATGCCGTCCTGGATGAATCCTTCTACCAGCTCGCGGTTGTTCAAGGATATCAGTACGTTGTTTAGCTCTGTTTCTGCAGGAAGTTCGTTCAGGTTAATATAACCTGTGTTCTGTAACAAGTCATCAAGCGCTGCACCCAGGTACTTGCGCATGCTTGCGTTGTACGCAGTGTCTTCTGTATAGCTGTCGATGATATCGGTTACGCTTTTGCGGACCATGTCCACATAGCTGTCACGATCCTTTCCAGTGATACCGTTGGCGGTAAAGAATTGTCTGAGCAGGGTAATGATACCCTTGTCACCAAACAAATCACGGCCACGCTCAAACTCAGTTTGGCTGGCCATCGCATCAATGCGGTCCTCAATGGTCTTGGCTGTAACAGCAGGCGCGGCTTTCTTGCCATACAAACCGTTCATGAACTTCATGTACGCTTTTGTGTCAGCAAGCAAGTGCACAGCACCCTTTACATCTGCAGCTTTACCAGGCTCGTAGAACTTAGCGTCTACACCGGCAAGCCCTTCATAAATGTAGGCCAGTTGATGGATGGATAATTTTTTCTGCTCAGGAGTTAGGTCGCTGTCCATCACAAAGCGGACGGCATTGTCATAACTGCGGAAAGCAGCGGGATCATACTTGATCAGTTTTTGTACAAAAGAAATGTACTTGCCAGTTAGAATATCACAGGCCATAACAGGTTAGCGTATTATCAGAGGGTACTGGATTAGAAGCATGCATGTATATCGCGGAGGATATTTACAAGGTCTGTCTTCGTCACCGGTGCCTCAGTTTTTGTAGATGTGTCCTCCTCTACAAATTTACTAATTTCCTGTGTATCTTGGTTAGCTTTAGCTTTAAATTCTGCAAGTTTTTCGTCAAGCTCTACAAAATCTTCAAAAGTTAAACTTGCTGCATTCGCTGTGGTAGTTGTCTCAAACAGTGGTACATCCTCGCCTGCAGGGCTTTCCACTACCACCGGAGCGTCTGCCGCTTCCTGTGTAGTTCCCTTTTTCAGAATACGTGTGGCAATTCCTTTCAAGGTACTTTTTCCCTTAGGGGTTTTGCTAAACTCTTCCAGGCTTGAAAACGGTGTATCACGTTTAGCGTTAGCTCTTGCCAGTGCCTCCAGTGCTTTGGAGTGGAACTCATTCTTCTGTGTAAGCGTTGCACCCGTCATGTAGTTGTACACCACATCCAGTTCACTGCGCGTGCGGTCCAGCGATTGCTGTAGTTCATCTGCCTGTTCTTCTGTCAGGGGTTGGTCATTTACAGGTGTACCGTTATTGTCCACCACGTTCATACCATTGCCCTGCTGTTCTGTATGAAAATTATCACCGCTTTCTTCACGTGCAGCCTGCTGACGTTGTTGGCGCTTGTTCCTTAATAACTGGGCAGCACTCATGGCTCCTGACTCTCCTACACCTTCTGTTTCATCTACCTCTTCAGGTTCCGTTTGCTCAGGTTTAACAACTGGTGCATACTGTTCTAAAGCAGCTAGTTCTGCGTTATATTCAGCAATAATATCAAAAGCTTGTTTTGGTGCATTAAGTTTATCAGCAACCGCATAACCAATAGGATTAGCTTTTTGTAACCAACTAATATAAGTACCTTTTGATAAATCTTCGGTAAACTTGGGTATGCCTAATACTTCTGCATAATAATCAAGAAGCATTTGAGTTACAGGGGTTCTAGTATTAGATTGTGTATCTGGAAAATCTTCTCTTTTATATTTAGCTTCTGTATCAGCTTTAGCATCTGTAGCAGAATCTTGACCTTCTTGTGAAGATTGTCCTGAATTTTCTGAAGATGCCTTTGCAACAATACGGTGTGGCTCTTGCATGACTTGGATATCCAGATCAGGATATTTGTCAGACACTGCCTGGATAGCGTCCAGGATAGCCTGACGGTCTTCTGGTGAAGCGTTCTGTAAACCGGTAGCAATGTGTACACCCCCGTTGAGGATGTCCTCCTCAATCTGCTGTACCATTACTTCATTGCCTTCTTCTACTTGTTCCGGTGTGGCATTCACTGCCTGGCCACCGTTGAGCTCAGCCAACTTGGCTTCTGCCTCACTGCGGTTCTTGGTCCAAAACGATTGACCGTTCTCATCATACCAGTAGTCGTTGATCGTGGAATCCAGAATGCTAAAACCAAGATACTTGTCTTCAGCCAGGATATACTTTGGACCTGCCGCTGCAGCAGGTTGTTCCTCTTCCTCTTCTTCTTCTGTTTGCTGAGGTGTTGCGCCTGCTGGTGCAGGAGCAGGTGAAGGACCTGTAGGGTTCTGTGGTGTAGCAGCCGGTGCAGGATTTTCTGTATCGTCCACCCTGGTTTCTGTCTGTGGTGTTGCTTCTACTTCTGCTGCTTTGTAATCGTTTACCACCTCATCAATGTCAGTGGTGTATTTATCATACACTTCCTGTTCACGGCTTGTCAGTGGGATTTCATCAAATAACTTATTGGCAATGCGCACCATAACCTGAAACGACGGGCGCATGTCTTTCTTAAAATTCTCATACTGCTCATCACTTAGGTCAGCATAACCTTCCATACTGATGTTTCTGCGGTAGATCTTAGCCATGACAGCTTTAAGGTTGCTGCTGATCTTTTCCACCTGCTCTTGTGCATACTTGTTCATCTGCACACCAGCGTTAGGATCAAGCACAATAGTCTCCAGGTTTCTGTACTCTTCACTCTTAAATGTAGCAGCTGCAATCTCCTCACGAATACGGTCACGCTCAGCTTTCTCAGAGTCGCTGTCCCCAAAGATCTTAAGGTTCATCACCGCAACCATCCATTGTTTCTGTGCAAGTTCTTCTACACTATCCAAATACTGCATTACCAGGTACTTGAAATTACCGTCCGTCATGCGGTACAGCATCATCTCAAAGTTCTCTGGGTTAAACAATACGTCTACTGCTTTCATGTACTCCTTAGCGTCCTTATCCAGGCGCATGTAGTCAATGATCTTTTGGAAAGGCTCCTGGTACGGAAAGGTCATGTTCATGTCCACGTCCAGTCCAGCCTGTTTGTTTTTGAGTTGCATCAGTCGCGCAAAGTTGGTAAACACCTCTGGGTCGTGCATGTCAAACTCATCATCTTCCTCTACGGTAGATGTTTCTGTAAGTGTGGTACCGTCTGCTTGTGTACGTTCACCACTCATGGTGCGATAGGTCTTGCGACCAGGCTTGCGCTTTCCAATGAATGATTCCAAATCGTCTTCTTCAATCTCTTCCTCCATCTCCTGACCCTGGTCATTGGTCACCGTGTTCTTGGTTGTACGCATACTCCACCACGATGTCCACGTATCAAGCTCTTGCAGTTCACTTTTCTTATCAGCAATTTGTTGCTCCAGATCTTTCTTTTGCTCAGGGGTAAGACCCTCCGCCTGCATGTTCTGCATCAGGATGTTGATGTCTGCTGATATGTTACCAATCTCCGCTTTCAGGGCATTAGGGTTTGTCAGAATGCGCAGTGCATAATCTGCAGAGTCTGCAATTCCTGCAATAGAGCGGATGTCATTGGATAATTGTTGTACACGCTTAACAGTCATCTCCCCTTTGATTGCATTGTATGCAATTACAGAGATTGCCTCGTCTTGTACCTGGCGCATTACAGCAGCCACGTAGCGGTCACGTGAACCTTCCTGGTATCTGAATGGGTCAGCTAACTGCCCTACCTTTCTTTTTACACCCTCAATGACCTCAGAGTATTTCTTGACATCACGGGCTACAGAGTCACTAAACTCAGCTGCACTAGAGTACTTGGTGTCTTCAATGTTAACACCCATCATCTTACTGAACTCCTCGTTGGACATTTCCATGCCCATGTTACGGATTGCACTCTCAAATGCTTTAACAGAGTTGGTACGCTGTGCTGCTAATACAGCATGTAGCAACGCGTTATCCTTACCGTTCTGAAATTCATACTGCTTACCTTGCGCAGCAGCCGCGGTCATTTCCTGGGCAGCTTCTGTTTGGGCAGCAAAGTTGAACATTTTGTGGCTCATGTTGTCCCCAGAGCTTAGCTGACGAAACGCTGCATTTAGTGTTTTCAAATCGTTGTCAAGTGCTTTCTCAGCTTGCTTGACGGGATCTGCAGCAGGGTCGTTTTTATACTGCATGCTGGTAGCAGCATTGCTCATCTTCTCCAGCAAACGTGATGTGGCAGCAGTGGGGATGCGTATCACCGATCCTGTCACAGCCCCCATCAAAAATGTCTTGAATCCCTGTTTGGTAAACTGCTCTTGAAATCCTTCACCAAACGCTTCTGTTAAACTCTTTTCTGCATTTTGCGCTTTGGCCATGTAGTATTCCTGCCATGACTTGGAACTCATTTCCTGCAAGTTTTCCTGCAAACCTTCTGTTACCTCCATGCGCAGCATGTCCTTGGTCAATGCTTTACCTACCTGGTATGCAGCTTCTTTCTTTCCAAAGTCCTTGGATATCTGGCCCAGTACACCGTACGTGCCAAAGAATCCTTTCTTATAACCCTGAGTAAGTAATTTCTTAGTTGCAATATCACGTCCTTCCACAAACAGCATACGCTCTGCACCTTCTTCCAACAGGTCCTTGATTACTTTGTTGGCTGGTGTAAATCGGTTGAACAGGTTACCAAACTGTAACTTGTTGGTTACCATCAGGATAGCCAGGTTTGTATTGTAGTTAGATGCACTGGTATCTGTAGCAGCCTGCTTGAATTTTTCAAACTCTTCTTCAGGAGGTAGCAAGCCGTTGTTTCTGTCTTTATAATCTTTGACAAGTTTGTCCAGGGTATCACCATATGACGTCACCGCTTCAAACGATGCCTCTGTTGCACTCATATTAAACTCCTGAGCCAGTCTTCTGACACCCTGGAGTCCCATACCTGTTAACTCAAAAGCATTCTTTCCCGCCTTGGCTCCCGCTACAATCTTTTCCCCATAGCGCACGCCTGTACCTAACAAAGGTACACCACGCACAAACTGTCCTGCAAACTCACTGAAGTTCTTACTGCGCCACATACCACCAATATTGTTGGAGTACATGGTAAACGTATCAGCAATCGTATCCTGCATGCGTGCAGAGAAAGAACGTCCTGTTGCAGCAGCCACCTCAGCAGCTTCATCTGCCTTACCGGCTACTTTAGCAGAAGCACGGATAGCATCTACACTTTGATTGGCTTCAGTGAAACCTCTACCAATATCTGAAATAGCATCTGTAAACCTGAAGCCTGATTTGACTCCAGCCTCCACGCCTTCTTTAGCAAGCTTCTTGACTCCCATCTTGGCACCCAGCCTGGCAAAGGTGGCACCAAAGGATGCAATGCCTCCACCTGCGGTCAGTGCTGTGATAGCAGCATCTGCAGCCAGCTCGACGCCTAACGCACCAAATGTACCCAGGGCAAACCCGGAGTTGGAGATCAGGTCAGCTGCAAACTTCTTGTTGAATATACCTTCCTCATCTTCCTTGGACGCAAACACAAAGTTGCGGTTCATGTCAAGCTGGTCCTGGTAGTACTGATCAATCAGTGTCTGTTCGTCTGGGCGCAACTTGTCCCAGTCCATGGACAATAATGCATCACCCATGCGACCATAGTCTTTCCACCAGTCCGTAAAAGTGTTACCAAATCTATAACCTGCTGAGTCAAATGCTTTGCCCATAGCAGTGCCCCATGTTTCATTATCAATGGCACGTTGGGTGTTATAGGCATCGCCAGGTGAAAATGCGTCACCTTTGAAATTTTCCTGTTGAATAAACTTATCAACCTGCTCTGCATTCCAGTATTCTGTACCAGGAGATTCAGCAGTGGTCAGGCTTTCCAAGAGACTCATCTTGGGAGGAGCAAAGTTTTCCTGCGCATACTGGTTGGCAGATTGCTCCATACTTGTTTTAAAAGAAGATGCAGGTCCTGAAGCGCCAGTTAACTGTCCGCTTTGGAATGCATCTGCTATTTGTCCAATGGTAGGTGGATCACCTCCACCTTCCTGCATATTCAAATCTAGTTCCTCCGCCATATCAATTACTTGCCGCTTTCTGCGACTTTTCTGTTGGTTACATATTTTTCAAACATATCCGTTACATAGGTTCCAGCACTCAGATACGAGGTAGGGTCATTTGGATTGTCAATCTTCTGAAATTTGTACAGCTTCTCGTTACGCTTTGTGCTAGGGTCAAAATACTGGAAAGTGATACCCAAGCCAAATGCACCAGAGACGTCACGCACACCAGCAGCGGTGTAATCAAAACCAACAGCGTTCATATAGCCAGGAGCTGTCACAATGGTGTTGGGATCAGCTGCAAATGCTGAGAAAGATCCTAGGTCAGTAGAGTTCACCGTATTCTTAGCCAGATACTTGTTGAAGCGTTCCAGCGGTAATGCGTTCTCACGGATGGTAGAATAAGGAAGTGTTACTGTTACAGTTTCTCCCTGCTTAAAACCTAAAGTTTTTGCAGCACTGGAATTAATATCAACCTTGAACTTTACCTTTACCTTCTCTCCCTGCGCATCATATGATACCGTGGCTGAATTACCCATCAGTTCTTTGATACTTACAGGAGACATGGATGCTAACTTTTCAGGTGCAATCTTAGCACCGGTCTCTGCTACTTCTACAGAAGCAGCCGTATTTCCTGAAGCAGCGCCATCAATCAGCTGATACAATTCTGCGGAAGTAATCCCACTAAACTCAAATGTATCACCTGTTACACGCGCACGGTCATTGTATTGTGCGTCTACACGTTGGCTTAAATAAGATTGCTGAGCATCACTTAGTCCGCTCAAATCATATACCGGTGTTCCGTCTTCTAATCTGTACAACAACTTAGCGCTTTCATATCCAGACTTAAGGTTGCCATATCCATCAGTAATTTCTTTACTGATGTTTTTGGCATTACGTAGCAAGCTCTCGCGCTGTGTCATCAGTATGTTCATACTCGATAGCGACTTGCTGAACATATCCAACATCTTTGTGATTTCTTCTGTTTTCTTAATACCTGCATAGTCAGCAACAATCTCACGACCACGTGTATAAGTTGCTGCAGTAAACCCATCCAGCAATGATTGAGCTGCCTGCGGATTATTATTAGGATCTACAACTTTGGTATGTGTTTTCTTACCGTACTCTTTTAAGATTTCCTTGTCAGCATCTGTCAGCTGAATCCTGGTATCACCATTGGCAATCTGCTGTACTTTATACATAATGTTATAGTACTTGCCATGTTCTGCCTCACCCACCACCAGGTTCATCAAACCGTTACCGGCTCCAAACGTAGTGTTGAACAAATTATCGCGGTTCTTGGCCATACCATCCATCAATACATCTACCCCTGTAAAGACCTGTTGTCCAGCAGCATTACGTCCTAAGTAAGATTCAGACGGAAGATCGCCTTTACCTTGTGCAATTTTAACATCCAGAGCATACTCGCGATCCTTGTTCGCCTGCTCCTGGTTCATCTCCATGATCTTAAGCTCGCGATCCTGTTTCATCTTGGCGTAGGTTAGCTCTCTATCCTGTGCCATTTTCCATCTGGTAAGAACTACATCGTCAGACTTGATATCTACAGATGCTGTAGCATCGCTGTATCCTTTGGCCCACATCTTTGCAGTCTGGCTTTTAGCTTGTTGTGCAAAAATACCATGGATGTTTTGTGCTATAAAGTTTGCACCCTCTTCATCAAGTTTACTTGACAGAGATGATGCACCATCACGCTGGTTAATGTATGCGTCTTTTTCGTTGAGCGCATTGATGTACTTTTCTTTTACATCTGGATCCTCAATGCCATCAGGATATTTTTCTTCAATAAGCTTGATGCGTGATTCTATTTTCTCTAGCTCTGTGTCAGCTGTAGTAGTTTCTTCTGCGGTATCAGTTTGCAATTGTTTTGCAAGCTGACCAGATACCATTTGTAACGCCTGCTCACGGGATACACCCTGAGATTGCTGAATGTTACGAATAGCGCTCTCTGCCTGCACCCAGCCTTGTTGCTGTAACTGACGGTCAAAGCGATTGCCCATCTGTGCCTGCGCCCAGTTGGTAAATGCTGCGTAAGACATCTTACCATTACCATAAGTAACAATGTAAGGATTCTTACCATCTGCCGTAGCTACCTTAACGCCAATGTTTTGCTGCTTTGCTGCATCATTTAAGAATGTTGCAATATCATCCATAGGCACAAACTCCTGCGGGCGAATCTTCTGAATAGACCCGTCACCACGTTTAGAGCTACGTAAATCTTCTTCTGCAAACCCAATAGCCTGACGACTAAAGTCATTATACTGCGCACGCATTTTAGGATCAGTACTGTTTTTGTACTGCTCCATACGTTGCTTTTGCTTTTGGTGAAACGAGGTAACCTGCATATCATATGCGAGCTCCTGGTCCCTGGAGATTGGATTAAAGATTTCCTGCGCCTGCATTACGTTGGTAGGATTGGACAAGTCCACCCCTGCCAGACTCTTAATAGAGTTCTGCAGTTTCTTCATAACCTCCTGACGGTAGAGTTCGTTGGACTCACTGGTCAGGGGATTGTTAAGCGCAGAGTTATAGATACTCTTGACCATGTTAAAACCACGGTCGTACTCCTGCTGACGCTGGCCATAGATCTCAGTCAAAAACTGGTAATCTGGCTTGTACACCTCAGCAGGTGTAATGTTGTCTGTTATACCTTGTATGAATGTTGACATTATCTTCCTGTCTTACGCTTGATTAATATTCTGAACATCTCGTCTGGTGTAACCACCGCTCCGCCCGTAGCAAAACCTCGTACGCCACTCATGCCTGCAATGTCATAACCTGAATAGTTTGAATACCCTGCATAGGGATCTGCATACAACGCTGCTGCAGGATTACTTCTCAGAAGTGCATTGGTGCGATTCATCTCTGCAAGTGCTGCTTGTTTTGCAGCATCTTCTCCCAGCTCCGCTTTATAAGCTTCAAATGTCTCTCTGTAGGCTTTGATACCAGCGTCACTGTTCATTGCAGCACTAACTGCATATGGATCAGCAGTACCTTTGCGTCCTGAACCTGAAGCATACCCTGTTGCATAGCCCGGTACGTATAAGTCCGCCATAGTCATGTCGCGACCTTGGCCTGAAAACTCAGCGTTATAAGAAATAGGATCAATATACACCTGTGGAGTCTTAACTTGCTCTTGCAATTTTTTGCGCTGGTAATTAGTCATACCTGCCATAAGTGCTCTCAGTTTATTTCTATCTTGCAGATTTTGCGAGTTTTCATTTTGCTGTCCTTCTGTTGCAAGATCCTTGTTATACTGATAAGCATACTTGGAGTTCATGTCACGCTCCGTGTTCTCAATCTGCGCGTTAAACTGTCCAGCCTGTGTAGACGTTTGACCATTGACAGTGTTGGTCTGTGCGTCGCTCAGTGCATTGTTTTGCAGGGTCTCACCAGTATTACCCATCATGGCTCCCAACGCTACGTTACCATCAGCGGAGTTTTGCGCCATGTTATTAAAATTGGCAGAAACACCTTGGTTGTTGGCAATGGTAGACGCATTGGTAACAGTAGTCCACTCCGGGGTAACAAAATCAACCTGTTGTTTAGCAGGTCTGAAACGCTCGTTATCGCGGGTAGATTCAAAGGCAAAGTTTACAATGTCTTGTGCCCACCACGGTCCTTGTTTTCTTCTTCCTGGAGGAACTTCTGTAGTTGTATACTCTTGACATTCTGCCTGCGCTTTCTCTAATGAGTCATAAGGAGTAACTTTTTTTCCAGTTGGAGCAACAGGTGAAGAACCTTCATCATAGTTTACAGTTTGCACAGAACGCGTACCATCTTCTGACTCTACGCAGTAATAAGCCTGCTTCTTACCTGGATCTTTTTCTTTTTCTACCTCAGGTGGCTGCCAATCTTCTTTAATTCCAAAATACTGGCGAGAAGTGTTGTTGCCATAAAAGTCATCAATATAAGAAGTACCAGTCTTGTCAGAATCCTGATCCGTTTTACTACCAGTTGCATCAACATCAAATCCTGCGTCTTTGAACTGCTGAATATACTCAGGTTGTCTGCCCACTTTGTTTGCGGCACGATACGCAGCCTGAAATGCAACGCGTCCCACATCGTCCATGGCCTGAATACCTAAACGATTTGCAACAGCGTTATACACTTTGTTCTTTGTGTTTACAGGATTACCTTTCTCATCATAGATTTGACCAACAGTTCCTGTAAAAGAGTCCCAAGCTTTGGAGTTTCTAAAATCACCTTCATCACCATACACAGAACGCATCAGCAAGTTGTCTTTATTTCCTTGTAGCAAGTATTTAAGAACGTCCTCTTGCTTAAGCCCCTTAAGTTGATCCAATGTCTCCTTAGGTATTTTACCTGTGCTGTTTGGATCATTTAATATTGCCTGAAACTCTTTGAACAATGCATCTCTCAAACCCTGGTTGTTAGCACCTTGGATGATAGACTCATATGATTTGATATCCTCTGCATACTTATTCTGATATGTTTTAGGATCATATCCCTCAACCTCAGGCGCTTCATAGTCAACTAGCTTGTTGCCTGCGTTATAAACATAAATACCATCAGGATTGTAAACCTTTTTCTGATTGGTCTTTGTGTCTTTTACTTCTATAATCTTGCCTGTCTCAGCGTCTCGTACAATGTTTAATGTACCTTTCTTGTAGCGCTTTACTTTTCTGTTGGTTTTTGGATCAACAACCTCGTCCACAAATGTCTCCTGATTAGCCGTTCCTGCATCTTGATAGCGCGGAATCATGTAGCCTGAAGTAAACGTAGGCATTTCATATGCACCGCCTTCTTTAAAATCAGTAAGATTGCTAGGTGCTGGTGCAGATCTTCTTGCGGGTGCTGCTTGTTGAGGGCGAGATCTTTGTGTAGTGTTTTGTTGCTGAGGTTGCTGTTGTGTTTGTCTTGCAGGTGCAGGTTGGCTATCTGGATCATATAGTACAGCAGCGTTACCACTTGATGCTCTATTTGTATCAGCGGCTCCAGCTTGTTGAGACTGTTTGGGGTTTTGAAAACCTTGACTCAAATCAACTTTTGTAAACTGTCTGTCACGGTCTGCATAAATCAGATCACTTTGAAAAAGGTTTTCAGTCTGTGATCCATAAATCTCATTGTATCCTGTGATTTTTCCGTTTTGGTCATAGATAGGGGTTACCTTTCTAGCTTTCAGTGAAGGTGATGAATGAGGATGGTTTTGAAATTTTCTTGCTGCATATGGCCACTCAACGCGGTACATGCTATCACCTTTAAAAAACAAATCACCAGTGTTTAGTTTTTTACCGTTTACGTCAATGCCGTAATTGTACTTGTACCAGTCGTCACCAATAAAGGGTTCATTGCTTTCTCCAATGTAGTAATGAAGGTTCTGATCACCATACATGCGATCATAAGGAACACTGGTGTTGTAAGATTTATTGAAGCTGTGCTCATCAATGTAAAACTTTTGTCCGCTTTCTGTATTAAGAAACACATATTGATTGGGACTAAAAGTGTTAATCTGACTTTCATTGGCCATGTAACGGTGAGGCTTGCCATTGATGTAGACAATTGTAGCAGGAGTAAGTCCAATCTGATCTCCTGTTGGTCTAACCTTTTTTACATCACCTGCACTCTGGTATTTATGTAATCCACCCCATCTGCCTTGTGGCATTTCTTGAGGCATCATTTCTTGTGACTCTTGCTGCTGTGGCTGTTGTACCATCTCTGGTGTAACACCCAGCACTGAAGCAGCCATCTCTGCAATAGCAGGAATACCATCAGGAAAACCTTTCATGGATTCCTGAATAAGCGCCAGTGTGCTCAGCTTCTGCAAGTTGTTCTTCAACATCTCAGACGCGCTGCGCTTGGTAATGTTATCTGCCTCAGGATTTTTCAGGTCAGCAACGTATGCATTGATCTGATATTTCTTAGCAATTTCAGCAGGCGTGTATCCTCCCTTTCTGGGAGAAAGACCAAACACCTTTTGCAACACTTCCTCATCCTTAATGCGAAGCTTGCGAGTGTTGGAATATATGAATGAACCTGCAGGTACATCAACGGGTGTACCACCCTTGCTGTGAGGTTTGCCGGTAAAGGTAAACAGTTCCAGGAAACCATCTTTGTTGGTATCCCCTACAACAACTTCACCGCGCTCCACTTCAATGGATGCTTCTTCGCGGGGTACTGGACCCATTGTTGTTTTGACGTCGTCTTCTGCATTACCTCCCATACCCGCGTTGCGGTAACGGCTGTCATAGAAGCTATAGTCTACTTGGTCACCCAGCTTAGGGGCGGTTTTGATACGGATTCTTTGCATAAACTTTAGAAGTTTAAAAGGGTAGGAAGGCTAAACATCTCACATTTAGAATTTACAAATTTAATCGCAAAAGTCCTACTCTTGTAGATGTTTTTTGTAGAGGTTATAAAAATTCAATCTCACCACCGGCAGCCAGGATTGCTGCAATCTCTTCTGCAGAGACTTCATAGGTTCCACCCTGGCGGTATCTTTTTGTACCTCCGTAGCGTGCTCCTACTTGTGAGAAGTCTTGCATGGGTGTACCCATTACTAGTTGTGAATTAGGACCTACAGCCATGTTGGTACGCTCGTTACCAAATGCATTCTTGGGGTTGTAGGCATTGTACATGGAGTCTGTGTTGTTGGTTTCACGCAACAGTTGGTCGTAGCTTTTGTTTCTGCGCTGGTCGCGTTTTTCCGCCCAGTCTGCAAAGTAACCCAAACCGACAATAGCATTGTTACCTGCCACAAATCCAGCTTCGTCACCCTGATATTTTGTTTGTGATGTTTGCTGCATTTTAACGCCAGGATTTTCAACAGTACCCAAACCGCTTCCTACTGCAACATCACCCAACACACCTTCAAGTTGTTGTTGTCCAAGCATTGCATTGTACATACCAGATCCTGGACCTGTGCCTTTAACAGGCGTGCCTGTACCTATACTGTTTGCAGGTGTATTCTGCGCAGGTTGGTTAGCAGTTTCTTCTGTTTGACCAGTTTCACTTCTCCACATCTCCATAAGCTTGGCTTGGTTTGCGCTGTTCTGCATTACGTCTTGACGCATTGCATTCTGTGCAAACCACTGGTTAAATGGAACAGCACCCCCTGGTTGAAAGCGCATCATACCACCTTGTCTTTTCTGCTGCAAATTTCCTCTGTCCATGTAGTCTTGAAAGCCTGCAGGCATTTGAGGCATTACAGGTGCAGCACTTGCAGCAGGATTTGGAGTATACATGCTCTCCATATCCATCATGTTACCCATACCTGATCCTTTAGACCCCCTATGAGGAAGCGGCTGAGATGCGGGAGGTGTAGTAGTGGATGTCTGAGAAGTTGTAGTAGAAGATCCGCTACCCATGTATCCAGATTGAGCACCAGCAAAATCATCATACATATTGCCAGCTTCTAATGTAGCACCCATCCCTGATCCACCAGACTTTGTCATCCTGGTTTTTGGATCCGGATTCATATCCTGTTGTGCAGGAGGCGTTGCAGGTGTAGGATTGGCTTTGTCATAACGTGCTTTCAATACATCCTGAGTGTTACCATACTCGCCAGTACCTGTATTCATAAGCTTGCTGTCGTGCTTGTCTTTAGCAAACATTTTCTCATAGCCAAGTGTTGCCCCTGACAATCCTGATGCAAGTCCAATCATACCTTTTAAGAATGAACCTTTTGGTAAGTATTGAGCAACACCGCGAGGATCTGTCAGAGTTGTAGCTGTAGCCAAACCACGATTCCATTTACTATTGTCAAGGTTCTCCAGCCTGTGACGACTTACTCTGTCTACCTGGTAGTCACCCTCTTGGTACATATCGCTATGTGGACCACTATAGTAATCTCCTCCGTCATCATACATGGACAACTCACCACCCTCTTCCCAGGTACCAAAGCGCTTATGCCAGTACAGTGGTGAGAATGGATCTTTTGCTTTTGCAGAATCTCTGCCACCCATGCGGTCCCAGAAACGCTCGCGACGGTCTTCACTACCATGTTGAGTGTAGTCTTTCATACCGTCATATCCACCATGCACCACTTTGTATTGATCTCCTTTTTTAGCAAGCACCATCCACTTCTTACCATCACTTGTGGATTCTTTCTTTACACCTACTTTGGTGAAACCCATGTTCTTGTAGCGTTCAGGAATTCCTCCGCCATCCTCATAAGATTCCACTTCTTCTGGCAAATCTTCTCCAAGATATCCTCCAAAGCGTTTGCTAAAGTCCATTGACATGCCTCCTTGTTCCATAAAAGGAACTGTGTACACGCCTCCAAAATTATACATACCGCCACACTCATAGCAGATATTACCACCCATCTCAGCTTTTTTCCAGCCGCCACCACGTTCCTTATACCACTTGGCAGCATAACCGTTCGCATATGCAGAAGGATAAACATCATACTTAGCTTTAGCAGCAGCTTTTGCTCTGCTCCAAAGTTCAGGGTTGGTTGGGGTGTTGCCACCGTTTTTCATGTATTCCATAGGTAAGCTTATATTTGTCCACCATCTTCCTTACGTCTGTGCTGATAAGGAATGCGCTGGCTGGATGTCTTTGTTCTTTTAAATTTTTCTTTCTCTGAAGCACTAAGTTCTGACGACGTTTTAGGTGTGTCATCAGATACACGTTTAGAGGGTCTGCATGCAGGATATCCTTTACGCTTTTCACCTTCCTGTCTTCCGCAAGGTTTACCGGTTTTTACATCAACCCACTTCTCTGCAAACCAGCGGTCAAGTCCGCCATGCTCTCCTCCCCCTACAAATTTACTCAATGCTCCGCCAAAAGCAAAACCTTCTGGTGTAGATTCTTGTTCATCCATCATCATACCTGCACCTACAGCTGGTATTGCAGCAGGTAACATGCGAATCAACTTGCGTTTATCTTCTATAGAAGTGTTGCCTTTGAAGAACCTGTTGAGGTATTGGTCTTTGATCATATAGTCTACCATATCATCTGAAGGATTCTGCAATGCCTGAATGGCTTGCTCCATACTTATACCTGATTCCTGAGCATATCTCTTTGCAAGGTTCATGCGCGCCACCATTAACTCAGAGTGAAGTTCTTTTGGTGAGGCCGCCCATGTTTTAACTTTGTCTTTATTTGCTTTCCTATATAATGGAAGTTCAACATCCTCAATCTTTTTAATCTTGTCATCATACTCATCTACAATTTGTATTGCAAAATCATAATGATCATTTGTAGAAACTTTTCCGGCAGCCACGTCGTCATTGAGCTGCTGAAGCTTTGCATTCTTTTCATCACCTAAGTCAATAAGTCTTTGACGTATTTGCTGATAACCAACATCATCTCGCCACAGCTTTGGTTCAACCATTGCATCTGCAAACATTTTACCTGTAGGTGTAGATGTGTTTGCAAAAAAGTAAGGAGTGATGGTTGAGTCATAATTTGTAATAGCGCTTGACCAGGGAAAAACTGGATCCCCAAATCTTTGAAAAGTGTGACCTGTTTCGTGTGCACTTGTTGCAGCAACACCTTTTGGATCAACATGATAAAATCCCTGATTTCTTAAGGTAATGTTATAATCGTTATTGTTTACACCAAGTATCTTACCCCTATTCTCTGTAATGTAATCTTTAGCAGTATCAACAATTTTAGAGTCTGCGGCAAGATCTGAAGAACGACTGCTTACAAGCCTTGAAGGATTAGTGTTCAAAATATTGTTAGAGTCCATAACTGAGCTATTGGTATCAAACGTCAGTCGGAATCTATTAACCGTTGCTGGATCAAGTGCGGTAGCGCGGTCAACAACTTGACCTCTGATTTCTCCGTCAGGGCCATAAATCCACTGCTTGACAAAGTCCTCACCTTCTTTAAGTGCCGCGTCTTGTTTGGCCCATACCTTTTGCTTTTGTGATTTTGTCATAGGAAAGATCTCAAAGAATGGACGCTCTCCTTCTACCACTTCAGCCAACCCTTGACCAAGTCCATATAAATGCTCATTAACGGCAGGAGTCTTTTTTTCTCTGACAAACTTAGCAAGCTTACCATCTCCTTTGGGTTGCCACACACTGGCATCATATGCAAAGCTTCTAAATTTACTAGGTAAATTACCAAAGATACTTGCAGAAGCAGGAGCTGCTGCTTGTGACATTTGTGCTACATCTTGCGAAGCATTCACCATCCTGCCTATGTTTCCTGCACGTGTAGCATCGTCTATAATTCCTGCACCTACTAGGTTTAGTGGATCCGATCCTGCTAAGATTAATTCTTCTAGCGCCTGTGTACTGCCGGGTTGAACATAAGATTCCAGGCTACCATAAGTCATAGGCTTTGTACTTCTGCCAGACACAGCATTTGCCATATCCCCACTGAACGCTCCTCTGACAAGATTGCTGGTATACCCTAATGGTGCAAACACTCCCAGTCGTGACGCATTCTTTGCTTCTTCAGGACTCAAGTCTTCATCATTGTAGTCAATACCAAATAGATTAGCCATACCCTGGCGGAACTGTGTACCCATGTCTGGGTTCAAATTGTATCTAGCCTGGGATTCTCCAATAATGCTAAGCTGCTCAGGTGTAAATGTCTTTAACCACTCTTGGCGGTTTCTATCACCTTGAGGGTTTTGTGCCAAGATTTGTTCTGCTACTTTAGTACGTGCATAATCATATGCCCTTTTTTTAGAGCGCTTGTCGCTGTATGCATCAAAGCCCACCGCACGGGCAAATCCTGTGTCTTCTTTACCCATCCACTCTTTGGCAAACTTGTCCATATCACCTGCGTATTGGCCACGATCTGACATGACCTCTACAGGTTTTCTATAAGTGAATACAGGGGCGTTGTTTTTAGTGTCCCACGATGTGTAACCACTATCAAACAAAAAATCAAAACGTCTGTCATTGGCACGATCGTAATTAAACTTACGCTGCCCTTCTGCAGGCTTTACATATTTTTCAATGAATGCTTCTTTTTCTTCTACTGTCAGCTCTCTTCCTCTGCGCTGCTCCTCACGATTAAGCATATCAGACCACTGTTGTGCGCCTTGTGTGTATGCCTTCCAACCAGCTTCATATTCTGCACGCTGGTCAGCATTATTCATAGCATCATAGTTTGTAACTGGAGCATCAACGCTTTTGCGCCTGGGCCCACCTTTGACAAACTTCTGCAATTTTGAATTACTGTAGGTTACACCACCGTCTCGCTGAACTTCATGAAAAGTAAACCACCAACCAAAAGGCGAGTTCTTATCCTTCTTACCCATGTCACGGTGCAATAGTTCAGCGTACGTGTGCCCCGTAGTGCCATGATCGCGTATAGGATATTCATCCAGGTCATCAGGATTCATGTGCCTATAATGATCCATTGTTCGCTTCATCTCAGGATCATCTTTATACTTATCATGCATGGCTTTAAAAGTCTGCTCGCCAAAGTATCCATCGGCTTCTACACCTAAAAAGTTCTGGATGTTTTTAATCTTTTCAGGAGTAAGATGATAATATGATGTCATGGCAATACCAGGCTCATACAATCTGTGAGTTTTATACTCTACAGTCCCTGGAGTCTTGTACGTGTCTTCGCCATACCTAAGTCTTTCCAATAAAACCTCAAGATTCTGTCCTACATTGCTTAAGCCAGGGTCTTTGACATGCGCCATTTCTGCAATAAGATTGGATATAAACTCCTCACGAGGCTCTTTACCAACTCCAATTTCATTAAAAAAAGAGTTGTAATGAGCTCTGTTTTCTTGGTCTGCAAATGCGCCATCAAAGTTAATTTTATCAACACCTTTACCTCTGTTTACCAACTTAGCAAGCTCAGGATAAACATTAAGAAGGTCTACATACATTTTTGCATTGGGATGAGACATATCAATGTTTACAGGATCTGTATCTTTTCTGGTGTTGTACCTGTCACTATTCCACATAAACTCTTGTTCACCCGCTGCTCTAGCTTTGGCAAATGCTTCATCTCTAGTGGGATATTGAGAGTAGTCATCTAGTCCCCAGTTCTTAGGATTTAACGCTGCCCCTACAGTTTTAAGCATGCCTGGTTTTTTAATAGCCCTGGTTTTAATTTCTAAGCCAGGCATTGAGGTGCCGGATTCCCATATGTTATCCTGCACATCAAACAGTGCTAAGTCTTGAGGAGGAACAACATGCTCTCCTTGTTCATTAACATAATATCTTTGGTCTTTGAACCTTGGGTCCAGGAATACACTCTCCCCTGTGGGAAGTTTATACTCTCTCCACCCATTCTCTCTAGGACCTCCTGTTACATACTTGCGCAAGTTTCTTTTGCCAAAGTGTGAATTGTAATCATTATTCATGAACGGCAGCGTTAACAGTTATAAACCTTTGATAAATTTTTGAAGGATAGCGTTCTCATAAGACTGACCGCCGTTACGTTTAATTTCCATAGTACCTGTAGTGGGGTAGTGCTGAAACATGTTAGCAAAAGTACGCACGTTTCTTACGTACTCGTTGTTTGTGTTATTTGGATTCTGCACAATAGCTTCCTCAGGACTGATACCCTCATCAATTGCCTTAATAACAGTTTTCTTATCACCTCTTCTCAGACGACCAGGCATGCTGTACAGATAAGGTAAGAAGTCTAAGTAATTGCTTTCATCAAGCGCAGCAGTCTCACCCTTGGCAGCCAGCTTTCTCAACTGCGGTAGGTTCTGTGCGTTTGCAATCATAGCTGCTACAAATGCTTTCTCAGGATCAGTGTCAACACTCTCAGGTGTAATTCCGTAAAGCTTCATATCTGCATCACTCAAGTTCTTAAGCTTCACTTGCGTTAGCCCTCTACTGTACTCTGTCTTAGGATTAATGTTATTGCCTTTGGCAAGACCATTTGACATCCATCTTGCTATAAGATTTTGAGTACTCGCTGCTGTACTACGGCCAAAATCAGATTCAGAAAATCCTCCAGCCTTGGTTCCAAATCCAGTCTCCTGTCCATAGATTCCAAACGTGTTGGACACAATACCGTTATACTCACGATTTGAAATGTTGTAGCGCTTCATGAACTCTTTCTTAAAATTCTCATCGTTCACTTTGTTCAGAATCTGATTAAAACCTGCCTTCTCAGACAGCGCTTTATAATCTACATCATATGCCGTTTGAACTTTAAGATCTTTGTCTACAAACGGCATATCAAAACTGCGCGTTGTCAAGAGTCTTGACGCTTCCTGAAATCCAGGATCCGTATTCTGCATCATAGTTGGCGTACTTACACCAACGGTCTCGCCATTCATAGTAATCCAGTTCTTACCTTTTTCTGCAAACATGCCTGGTGAATATGTTTGCCAGCGACTCTCAGCACCTTTAGAACGGGTAAAGAACTGTGGGTCTTGCTTCTTTATCTTTTGGTCCAGCCAGTTGCGCAACTTTGTATTTTTGTTGTCATTACCAAAATCGCGTGTGATTAACTGAATGTGTTCATTAGATGCAGGTGCCATAATAGGATCACCATTGTCATCTGTAAGATACCGCCAAATCGTATCATCAGGGTTATCTGAATCGGGATCATCAATCCATTCCCCTGATGCGTCTAAATGTTTGTCTGAAGAAGGATTAACTGTATACTCTTGTTCAAACATTGTACCCGTTCCACCATTCATAAAAAGAGTAAAACTGATTGTACCGTCTGAGTTTTTGAAAATAGAACCAGGTTTTACCAATCCTGCATGATGGGGATGACCTTGATCAAACGCAAACTGTACAATGTCACCACCTTTAATATCATTAGTATCATAGTTCAGTTTCCAGTTGGGCACTTCACCAGCTTTTACAGCATCTTGAAATGCGGAATTTGAATAGTAGTGAAGGTCTTCACCGACATTAGCATCATTAATTGTATAACATACGCCTGATATACAATACATTGGTGATCCATAACCGTTTGGGTCATTGTAAGCAGCTTGCTTAACACTCTCAGGCATGTAGTCTGTATTTGCAACCTCAAAATTTTGTGCACCTAGCCTATTAATTGCGTTTAATATACCCTGCTCATAATCGTACCTTGGACCCTTGTTGATGTTATCCTGTGTAAGGTTTCTGCGATTTACCAAGTCTTGGTCTACCCACTGTGTTCCAGGAGCTGGTTGCGCGTCAATACCGTAGCGGTCTGCGTCGGCAGGTATTTGAACAATAGGTCTTGCCGCCTCAGCCTTAACGGGTCCTTCAGCTTCTAACCCACCTTGTGCTTTAGGTAAAAATTTATACAGACCACCATAACGCATCTCATACTCATCTACGTATTGTGCACCAGGAAAATGGACATTGGTCTCATCATAAGGCTGTAGCTCTGCCTGAATACCGTTATCACTCACAGCCTTGATGCGATGAGGTGTAGGGTTATACAAAGTGTCGCTAGGAATCCTATAATTAGTTCCAGGAGCAGGTGCTCCATTTAAGAATCCTTGGTTGCTAACAACAGGAGTAGTCTTTTGTCTCTGCTCCTGTATGAATCTTAGTAGTACTTCTTTTTTCATCGTGGACTATTCAAATGCTTGGTTAAACCTACTTTCAAGATCATCTTCTTATCTGTAGAAGCAGTCTTACGCAAGATGACTCTGTTACCATAGTGACGGAACTTCTTACGCTGAAGAGCAGGCTTGTCATAATTAATATACTGAGGATTTACTGTACGTTGGTAACCATTACAATTGGTAATCCACATTGGTGTCTGGTCAAAGCTAAATTCACCGCGGTCGTTAGTGTTGTCCCAGAACTGATTGAAGCGATACTTGTTCTCTTCCTTAGCCACCATGATCTGCATGTTGTACTGTGTAATCACGGGTTGCGCCACCAATGCAAACGGATCATTCTTAGGCTTGGTGTTCAGCTTTAGAATACCTGAATGCTGTTCTGAATTATAGATGATTGCGGTATCAAAGTTCTCATCCAACACGTGGTTGTAATCAACACCATTGTTATAATATTTGTACGCCTCCATCCAGTACTCCACACTTCTAAGGGTTGTTACACCGGTGGTGTTGACTACAGGAAACTCAATCTCCCATCCTTTTTGCTCACCATAGTACTCAGTAAACAGGTCCCACTTAGTGTTGTGTTTCCAGATACCAGAACCCTTCACTGTAAAGAAATGCTCATATGCGGGCATGTTCAGGTCTGGTGCCCAGCTGTGAAAACTGATCCACTGCTTGCTCTTTGGGTCATAAGACACCGTCCAATTACAAGGCTCAAAACAGTTAGGGTCATCAAACTTACAGGGGCATGTTTTGTTAATTGGATCGCGCGGGCGAGGTGTAAGAGTTACAGTACATGTACTTGTACTACCCTTTCCATCATCCAGTAGCAATGTGTATATAACCTGGTCTCCCACAGGAACTACCACTGCGCTTCCATCTACGGGTACTGAAAATGATTCTACAAGGTTCAATGATACGTAGTTTACCTCAAGCGTTGCGTTCACAGCGCTTATAGTTGTCCAATATAACAGTACTTGTTCTCCTTCTGTAAACACGTTAGTGTTTGCTTCAAAATTACACCCTATGCCTGGAATGCATACTGATGCCGAAACAGCATCTACAACAGATTGCACAGAGGCAGGGCTTGACGCATTTACTGCATATTGATAAGATCCTATTCCGTTGGTAGGTCCGTTAAAACATGATATTTTTCCCAAAGTTTCTTCTACGTTTGCTGGAACTGACGCAGTTGGTCCTGCATAAATTCCATATACAAACTGGTTGTCAGGACCCGATGCTGAACCACCCAGTGTAGCAGACTGAAGAAAGCACAAATCGTCAGAAAGACCTGACTGCTGAGCAGTAGATTGGCTATCCGTTATGACTAATAATATTTGCCTAAAGGCAGAACTGGCAGAGCGGTCTCCAAGCTGAGAAGAAGTTTTGTTATTCAAAACATCCCTTCCCTCCAAAGCGCCATTTCTAATGTGTGTTCCATTACAATACCAGTTATCAATAAGCCATGTTTCAACTTCGGCACCTGTAATGGTATTACTCATAGAAAATCCATTAGGTGTCATGGAGACCTGATCGTTTTGACCCGACCAGGATACAATACCTACCTGGATGTTACCTTCCTGCATAGACTGAAGAATCGCAGGGGATTCCAAAAACTGCCTTATAAAAGATATCTCAGCTAATGCAACTGAACCAACGGGGATGTTAGAAACACATCCTGTACTACCTGAACTGTCCACAGCAATCACAATGTCAATCAAGCAGGATGCACTAGGTTGTGGTAGTCCTACAATGGCGTCAACCACAGGATCCACAGGAGTAATAGGCGGAGGTGGCGTCTGGCCACAGATATAGTAAGGCACACCGGTAGGACTGTCAAAGTACAAGTCACGGCGCTTAGGGATATAGTCCTTCTTAGAGAAATACAACAGTTCATACTGCTGATCATACATTGTCTGGCAACCAATACCTGCTACAGGATTATCGTATAGTGGAAAGTCAGGATACGCTTCCAGTAACTTAGACGGCAGATGCTCATTGAACCAGAACTTCAGACCGTCACGGCTAATCTCTGTTACTCCTCCACCACCGTACTGCATAATTTTACCTGTCTTCTGAGACATAAAGAACAAACCAAATGGTGTGTTCACCGCAGAACGGGATGATATACATGATGCATAATCTAGGGCGTCGTCTGCATTGACAACGCTTTGCATATTCTGCTGGAACAATCCGCCATCTCCAATGGTGATTTTTACGTCACCTTTGGTCTGCAATGTATCAACACCAACAAATTGTACAGGTTCAGCATCCTCAAACAGGATAACTGCTCCCTGTGCATTCAGACTTTTGATAGTTGATATCTTGCCACTAAAGTCTTTATAATTCAACGGGAGGTAGTTCCTCCAGTTGTCTCGCTTCATTCCTGAACGCTGTGGTAAACTATAGACAGCCCTGTTTGGGAAATACTCAAAACATGAGGAATACAAAGCGGGGTCATAGTCCCGTGGTAGGACAGATCCCCAGCTTGCAGTGTTGTTGAAGAGTTTGCTGGCAGATAATGAAGTGTCGTATTTGGCATAGATTGGTGTTTTGATCATGTCTGTGCGGAACATGGTACTCAGGTCATTAAATGAGTTTCCATATACGTCATAGAACTTTTCACGGTCATCTTCTCCATAGTCACGGTAAGCCATGTTTAGCTCACTTTCACAGAAGAAATCACGTACCCCATTGTAAAACAGGTATGCCCAAACATTTCTCAACAAGAAAGTGCCTGTATTATTACCTCTGTCAAAGCGGTGAAAATCAGATGGCGTGTTGAAGTTAATACCAGTTGGCTTATTGATGTCAATTCCAAGAAATGATACTGTCTCTGTTTCTACGGTAACACCAAAATCAGTAACGTCGTACTTACTCAGGTTAGCCCAATAGCGAGGACAAGGTCCGTTGACATAAATACGATAGTCCATCTCTGCACCATCTGGCTCATTGAACATCCAGTTATTGAAAAAGTAGAATGGATTCTTTTCTGTAAAACGATTGATGTACACATCTCCACCAAAAATTGTGTCTGTGGTAGTTGTTATGCTAATATCAGGCGTTGACGGATACACACAGGAATTTACAGGAATCTGTACAATACTTTCCAGCAATCCATACTGGTTCTGAAAGTCTAATTTAATAGCACCATAGTATGCGGTGGTATTACTGTTGAACGCACCAAAAGGAGTTTTGTGGTTTACTCCACCTCCTACATCGCGCACGCGCTTACGTGAATTGTCTGTAGAGCTTTGAGGATCCGGAACATTGCTGGTAAGTTTGATACCTACAAACTTGTTGCGGTTATTGTTGTTAATGCGGTATGTTGCGTCAAAATCCTGCAGGGCTCCGCCTACATATTTGGCACCATTATCTGATACCAGCCTGCTAAATGACGGAGCACTTGACCCTGTCGCGGAATTGGTGACATTGCTAAAGCTGTGATAGAAACCGTGGGAATTGTATTGCAACATGTAGTCGCGGTAACGACCCATGGCAAATATAGCTCTCAACACCTGGTCAATGGCCATACTTCCAAAATAAGTCATCTGAGCAACCATTAAAGCTACGCCGGCTGCAGTTGCCGCAATAGAACCCTGAGCACCAGTACTGGCAGCCTGTAGACCTGCTGTGGCAATTAAATCAGGTATAGCGGAAGCCTGACCAGACTCTTTTGCACCATACGCTACCACAAATCCACCAAGTGCGGCACCCACTTCATTACCACCAGTTACAGTAGTACTGCCTAAACCAATAACTGCTGCAAGACCCAGACCTACAACAATGGCTGCACCAAATGCACCGTCTGTAAGCAATTTGTGTTTGGGATGCTTATGAGGGACCTGGAAACTACCAGTCACCGTGCCGCGTTCTTCTGTATAAATCTTGATATGGTTGCCACCCAGGTAAGGGCGAATGAACGCGGTCTCTGGAGAGTGGAATGAAAAGTAGTTCTTCTTGTATGTGCTTAGCTTGCTGGCGCTTTCCGCCTCTTCTGAACCACCTGTATCAAGCGCGGTAAAGTCAGGTGTCAAAAATGGATCAGGGCGCAAGTCATTGTAAGGATAGTTTTGATACAATCCTTTTCTGGTAGTGCTGCTTCCGGCCTGTGGAGTATACTCCCACATGTTGTTGAACATCCCCTTAGCAACAATGGAACGGTTGCCCTCACGTGAACCTCTTAGGATCTCATAGCCCACAATGTCAGCAAGAGGATTGCCGTTTTCATCAACAGGATGGGATATGTTTGCAAACTCAACACCAAGCACGTATATCTTATCACCGCCTTGGCTGTGTATATGCATTGTCTCATTGGACGGCATTTTATGGTGACGTATGGGTTTGCCACAAAGGTCTCCCCATATTTCAGGTTTATCATCAGGATATGTGTTTACACTCTCCCAGTAACCCATTTTACCCTTGAACACAACAGCTCCACCATCGCGAGTTTCCCCGACAGAAGGTGTCTTAGTTGATGTGTCATACACCTGCCAGCGTTTATTCTGACCAGCATAGACCACATCGCCTGAAGATATTATATCAACATCATTAGCATTTGAAGCCCTGCCTGGTATATGAAACGATGCACTGCGTGCCCCAGTCTGATATACCCAGCGAATGAAGAAGGAATACACCTCATCACGCATGTAACCCAGCGATGTACCTGCTCCCCAGTAGTAATCAGCTGCATATTCTGCAGCTACCCATTTAGTAGTAATCTGGTTAGCCAGGGGTTGATAGTTAAAGTATGGTTGAGTAGTTACGCCTGTACGAATGAGGTAATCTCCAACCTTGTGGATCTTGTCACTCTTTTCATAGACAACGTTTCTCAATGGTAATACGTTGATGGGAACGGTTTCAAGTGCAGAGCTGTAGTTGTCTAATGTTACCTTGTTCTGACGTATAGGAAAGTTGCCAATTTTTTTAGCAACCGGATTCTGCTTTGTCACAGATACAATTACCAACTCATATTCTTCAAAGCTCTGATCCAGGTTGGAAAGTTCAATATCCAAAGATCCACCCAATCCTTCATGATCCCATAGACCTACAGGTGTGCTAGGCATTGAGTAGTCTGTAAGGCGTATGCCATTCTCAGAATAGGCAACACATGCCATGTAGCTCCCGTTATTGAGCTGACCTCCTCCAGGTGCACGTCTTACATTTACACATGGCTGGTCAACTATAGGGTGCAAACGAATAGCGTCGCAGTCAAGCTGCGTAGTATATTCAGGAATAAAGCAATCAGGATCTTCAGAAAGGTTGTTGCCTGTAGTCTTGTATGGAATTCTATCCACGTTGAGCATGCGGTCAGGGTTAAGACCGTCCTGGAAGTACACGCTATGGGTGCAGTCATAGTTCTCTTTGCAGACACCTGTGATCAGATTAGTTTGCTTAAAACCCAAGCAATTGTCATTGACCAGCATCTGGTAAGTTTCAAGTTGCTCATCAAATACACCAATCTCTGATTGATAGTTGTTGGTAGAAAATATCAGCCATTCGCGTCCTGACTTGTGTACAGCACCAATGATTGTATAAGGCGCGTTAGATGCATTGTAGTTTGCAGGCTCATTAGAAACGGTACCCTGCTCACCAAGATGCGAATTGTTGATTGCGTTGATAGCATGTGTCCACGCCTGGTCATTCATGTAGATGTCAGCGACATCTTTATTCATGCCTTTTACAAACGAGTTCGCCTTGATTCCTGATGTATTGGGTGTAGTCTGTGCCATTGGTTATCTGATCGCAAAGTTTTTCTTATTGAGTGCTTTATACACGTTCTCCGTCAGGTGACCATTCAGCCATGCCTGGGATTCTTCGTCTATAATATCTATGTCTGTAGTGATGGCCATTGTCAGGTGAAAGATTTCATGAGCCAGCAGATTGTGCGTAAGCGAATCTTCTTTCAGTGCAATAATGTACTCTGAGTTGCCCCAGTTAAACACCACGCCATATGTATCCAACACATCCACATTAGCCTTTTTTTTCTTCATCACATGTTGCTGCAACTCTTCCATAGTAGAGGTTACAATCAGGATCACCTTGCACTCATACAAAGGAACCTTGATAGTTGTCTTAGACATCATGGCTTTTAAACATGTTATAGTATTTGTGATACTGTGCTTTACGGTTCATCTCCCATGTGCGCTGCATTTCGCGGAAGTTTGGCGTATTCACAAAAGATATTGCGTTGTTACGTGCACCACGAAGTCTCTGTTCAATCAGCTGGATAAATCCGCTGACGTTCTCACCGCTCATAAACAGGTTCTCATAGATGCGCTGTTTAATAGCGTACTCATAGAACTCGTTGACCAGCGGATGGTCCATAACAAGCAGGTTACCCTGGTCGTCTTCCATCAGGCTTTGGTAGTTAATGAATACTACGCCTTCATCAAAGTTGGTCACCAGGAATCCGTTCTTGATATGACCTGCAAATACAGCACGGCTTTGTAAGTTGAGACAGTCCGCACTAACACTTTTGCTTTTGTCAATACGCATTTGTATCAGCTTCTTTGACTCATACTTGCGACCCATGTTGTTATAGATCACCTTGGGTATGTGGTAGAAAGGATCATTGACCACTTCTGCAGGACAACCTCCGGGCTGTATCTGCGTAACGGTGTTTGTAGGCGTATCAGGTACACCTACAATTACAAACTTAATAGTGTTCTGCAGGGGTGCTGAAGAAATGATCTGTACCGTATTTGGTGTATTGGGATCTACCTCAAAACTCAGCATGGTGCCATCCGGAGCAAATGCTTCAATGACCAGATTCTGTGTGTTAAGGTTATGGGTAATAGTGGTCGTACCTGTAGGTACATCAATGGTTGTTACAAAATGACCCAGGCTGTTTTGCAGGTAGTATTGCTGAGCCAGGTAAATACCTTCCAGTACGCCTTCTGTCTTTCCTTCCACATAAGTCTTATCGTCCTCTGGAGGATATGCATAGTGATCTTCACAGATCATGGCAAAGTTTAGTACATAGAAATCAGGTGGTAATTTAGCCTTACCATTGTGCACTTCTAATGCTTTACTGCGTGATGGATTTACTTTTAGTCCCAGCTCATAGCTTACACGCTGCGCCACTTTGATCAGTTGCTGGGGATCTATCATCCCTTCCAGGTCATAGCTTTTCAAATCCAGCTTTATACTGTCAAGAAGTTCGTCAAAGGTTCTGTATTGTGTTTCAGTCAGCATGGATCAGGAATTAAGGGCGTTCTATGTGTTTGTTGTCACTGGCAGCGTCCTGTGGGATCTGCAACAGCATCATCATGTCTTTGGCCACAAGCTGTTCAATTTCTGCAAACAGGAACTCAGGCACATGCATTTCTTTATCTTGTATGTACTGGCAGTTGTCAGCAGGGTCACAGTTGTAGTGAGACACGTCTCCCTCAAACACACCTTCCACGCGAACAGCGTCCCAGTCCATGTTAGGGAAGTACAGGTACCCGTTAAGGAACCAGTAGTATTTTTTCTTGTTGTACTTGAAGTTCTTCTGGCGGCTCATTTGTTCAAAGCTTACCGGGTAAGTAGGCTGCAAATCTTCTGAGAGGTCAATTGAAGTAATACTTCTGATAAGCGGACCCCAGTAGCCTTCCATAGTAGCAGGAAGTTTCTCTTTGCTGCGCTTAAAGTAGCAGCCGGTATCAACACCGCGACAGCCTGCTTGAGCTCTGTCTACGTCAATAAGCTCTACAAAGTCCAGCGTCTGAAAGATGCTGTTAAACTTCATGAGCTTGTTCAGGTTATCCTGGCGACGCATCAGCAATTTAGCATGCTTCATCACCATGGAGTAGATAAAGCGGTCCGTCATAAAGGCGTCCTGTCTGGTAGCCTTATACTGGTTACGCACGCGGGATATTACTTCTCCAATGGTTATCATAGGTCAAATTCGTTGTAGTTCTCAAGGGTTATGGCGTCCTGTTTGGTCTGCTCCATCGCCTTGATATTATCGCGGTAGACATAGCTGATCTTCTTGTGAGGGTCAACCATAACATACCGTTTCCAGTACTCAGGATAGGTGCGTCCGACTTCACGCTTGAACGCGCGTGTGGGATTGAATGCCCAAAGTTCATGGTGCTTGAAGCGGTACTTGCTGCCGAATGTCGTATAGAAGATCTTGGCCAGGTAGTTATCACTCTCCCAGTTGCGGTGTTGGACAACCTTGCGGAAGTCTGCGCTTAGCTTGAAGTCCACATTTTTAGACTTCTTGGGCGGACATGTTCCTATGAAGATGTGGCCCAGCTGGTTGGGTAGCTCAACCCCGTCACGTACATCAATGGCCGTTTGCCATACAATACCGTTGAAGGTTTTGATTACCTCTTTGATCTCCTTGTCATTCAGCACATTACAGCCTGGGACCTTTTCCCGTAGCTGCTCAATAAATGCCGCGTTCAACATTCCAGACGCACACTTCCTGTAACGGGGTGCGTGCAAATCTGGTTTCTTTGCTGCTTTCATATTCCCTACACTAAGAATTTACAAAAAAATGAGTAGATATTAAAGAGAATCAGAGAGTATATACAAACTCACTGATCAATCCTTTGTGCTCGTCATGCAGGTGCAGGATTGCACTGCGCTTGTTGCCCACGTACTTGTTGTGGTAATGGTAGTAGTCTGAGCTGGTCAGCGCGGGAATGATGCGGGTCACAAACCCGTGCTCTTCATTCTCTGTGACAAACTCCTTGGTCTTGCGCCCGTGGTAGTGACCGGTGTACAGCATGCGGTGCTGGCACATGCCCCATTGCTCAGGAAACTCTACGGCAAACACCAGGGGATTGTTTTTGGCAGATACATCACCGTGTTCAAAACACAGCATGTTCTCTCCATACTTGAGCACTTTACGCTCTGCATATTCAATGTTGAAACTAACGGTAGACCATTCCCTGAATACCTGCTTAACAGCATGCAACAGGTGAAAGGAGCTCAGACGGTCATGATTACCTGGTACAAATACCACTTCCACGTTTTGTGCAAAGTGTGACAGGGTTGTCACGGCTTGACAGATTGCGTCAAATGCCTTCAGGTATGTATCGGTAGCGCTTTCAGAATTTTCCACCGGCGTACCCTTGGTGGTGGTTCCCCCAAAGGTATCCATATTCAGTGTATCTGGACCAATAACCAGTACAACTTTTTCCAGGAAGTAGTTCTTGTGTGCTTTGTCTATGAGATACTTGACGGCATCGTTCATGATCACACCCATATCTTCATTGCCTGTCTTACCAAAGTGCAGGTCCTGTAAAGAAAAAACCCCGCAAACCTTTTCCTGTGCTGTAACGTTAAGGAAGTAGGATTCGGGGGCGGGCATGGCAGGCAGGTCGTAGTTTTCCAGCAGTTCCAGAAACGAACTTTGCAATTGCTCTGCTTCTGGTTTCTTGCTGACAAGTGCTGAGATTTCCCAGCGGTCACTCTTTTCCTTGTTCCAATACTGCGATAGTTTCCACTTGCTGGTATCAATCTGCAGGATGCGGATAATCTCCTCAGCTGTCTTGGGTTCTGTAGTTGCAATACCTGTGATCTTACTGGTACCGCTTTCCAAGTCTTCATGTATACTTACGCGTTTGCCTGTTTCTTCAGGCGTCTCCACCGTCTCCAGTGCAGATAAGATTTCTTCATCAGTTTTGCGGTAGCCTTTCTTACTCAGTTCTTTTTCTACCAGTTCAATGACCACGTTGTCAATGGTGTCACCCACGCGGGCAACTACTTCCATGACTTTGTCTTTGATCTTGAGGTAATGAGAAGTGGGGATACCTAGTCTGGCCGCCTCAGCTTCCGCTGATTTTTTGCGCTTCAGACTGTGATAGACAGCTGAAATAATGGTCATAGGGTCTTAGAGGATATTGGGCTTATGTTACAAATGTATATACAAAACTCGTTGGTTTACAAATGTTTGTGCAAAAAAGAACCCCCGGTTACCCAGGGGCACTCCCATTCGTCAGGAAAACCAACAAACCTGATTCATGTTATTACTTAGGTTTATTAAACTGGCAGTTGAATACAGAAGGTCCCAAGTCGGCAAGGTTAGAGGGTATATTGTAATAGGTGCGGTCTCTTTGAGAGAAGTTAAAGTTGGTAATGCTTGGCGCATATCCTTTGACGCTCACAATCTCAGCAAATTGGCTGTCCCCAGGGTTAAAACCTGGATTAAAAACACCAATGAACTTTGCGTTGTGAGGGTAGAGTGCATTTGCACCACCACCAATACCTGTTTGTCCAGGGTTTAATGTAGCAACAGTGCTAATGCTTTGACCTTGCAAAACACCAAGACTTGTTCTTACTATTTTGCGCACGCCATCAACTGCAGATGAAGGGACATCCCATCCGGTCAGCACTGTTCCTCCATAATCATTACTTATTGAAGTACTTTTGTTAAAAGTCATGACCATACCGTTAGGCAACGTTATCAATTTGGACATGTTGCTAAACGATCCTGAGGTCGTATTTACAGAATATGACATGGCAATGATGTTCATGGTTTGCGTTACCGGATCAAGTACCAGAATGCCATTTGAAACATTGAGATTGGCCTGAGTATCCACCGCAATCCTTGGGACGCAGTAGATCTTCAGGGTATTGATGTCATGACTGGCATCACGAGGCTTTTCCAAAAATGCAGACTGTATCTGAATATTTTTTGTCATACCTGTATAGGTTGTTCTTAAATTAGGCGCAGACACCAGTTCTCCACTAGTCCCCCACGCACTTTGTTTGACATAAAAAATGCGTCCGCGTCCTTTTCCAGGCATCAGATATATACACCCACTGGGGTGAACAATGGCATCTGAAATTGCAGTAAAATTCCGCGCTGACGCACTATTTGACCCTGCTGAATCCGTAGCGTATGCAGGGGTAAAACCCGTTGTGTCTGGGTAATCTGTATAGGTTGTACCAGCTTCATCTCTCCAGCTCAGGACTGATTGTCCAAAAGGCGCAGTAGTTGCAAAGTAATTTGAGTAATAACTGTCTTCCACCGTGTCAGCGGAAGCATTTGAAGTAGTGGTAATTCTGAAAGACTGAGCATATACCGAAAACACGTAGATCTTATTGTCAGTTCCCAGTACCGCACTACTTATTGCGCGGTTAGTAATGAATGTGGCACCGCTTGGGCGCAACATGTCTGTGACTTTCCAAAGTTCACTGTTTGGATTGAATATCACCCACTTGTTGTCATTGCTTCCACATTGCGCAGGAGGAAAGTATATCAATCCATTTGATGCTAATATTCCTGTGTTGAACCTGAAAAGTGCATTGTCAGTTGTATTACTGCTTACGGCACTAGGCGCACCCCATGATGGTTTTGCAAACCCACTTCCGTTAGCTGTTACACCGTTATCTGCCACCAGATATGAAATGGTGGGCGGGGTGTAATTGGTGGTAGCTGTGTTGCTCGTACCAGGAACAATCTTCATGATCACAAAAGCCTCGTAAGTTCCTGACACATTGAAAGCAGTGGCTCCCAGTATGGCGTACATATTTCCGTTAGGGGCAAGCGTGGGTTTTGTAAACAACCCTATGTACGACGCACTACCGTATGCTCCTGCAAGTGGTGCAATATCACGTACGCTGTAGCCCCATGTTGCGGCCTGGTGTGTTCCTAAAGATATCATCTGTTATTATACTACTACGTTTGTAAGGTCACCGAACATGTACCACAACGCGTCACTTCTTTTTACCAAAGTGGCAGCACTGTATCGTGTTCTTAAATATTGCATGCTGTTGGCACTTTCAAGGGTTACGCCTATTCCGCCTATGATGCGCACCTGTCCTGTTCCCTTTTGCATAATCGTCACCTGGTAGCCAACCGGAAAGTTGGTTAATCCTGCTGGAACAGTGATGGTTACAGGGTTGGAAGATTCGGCCAATACAACAACACCTGCATCTGTACTGGGAAAAGTTGCAGGGCCTCCTCCGGCCTGAACAGATCCTACAGCACCATCTGCTTTCAATGTATATGCAACAACAGCACTCGTCAAATCTCTGAATCCTGCGACTCCTGTTGAACTGTTGGCTCCGTTGGAACCTGCAGGTCCCTGAGATCCTGTTGCACCTGTCGCTCCTGTTGCTCCTGTTGGTCCAGCAGGGCCAGCGGGTCCCGCGGGGCCGGTAGCTCCAGCAGGTCCGGCAGGTCCGGTTGCACCCGTAGGTCCAGCAGGACCGGCAGGGCCAGCAGGACCAGTAGCACCAGGTAAACCATTGGCACCATTTGCTCCGGCAGGTCCAACCAGGCTAATACCCGTTGTTGGCCATACCCCTCCTACTTTTGGGCCTATGAGAATGTTGGTGTCGGTTCTGATATAGTAGTCGCCATTGTTACCAATTGAATTGTTAGGCGCAAAGTTTCCTGAAAGGATTAAGTTTCCAGCAGGTCCTTGTGGGCCAACGCTTCCTCCAGTACCAGGAGGGCCTGCGATCTGGCCTAGATTCACCCAGCCGCTTCCATCCGCTGATGTACTAGTAGGGTCATAAACATATATAGTCCCATTGACACCACTATCCACATCCGTTAACATGACAACTGTCAAGGGATCAGGTGTAGGAAAGTCTACAAGCATGGTTGCATATGTAGATGTATATCCCTCAACCGTTACAGATTGTCCGGGAGCACCGGGAGGGCCTTGGGCACCTATGGCGCTGATCTCAATAACCTGTCCAGGCGTATCCACCACCACAGGGTCAATTCCGCCATTTAAAGTGACACTGCCGTCTAGTGCAGGTTGCAGGGTAAAGTTATTTGCACCACCAATGTTTCCATTGTTAGACAAACCTTGCAGTACGTCAGTCATGTTGTCGCCAGTATCAGCAACACCAGGAATGGCTGGTCCGTCATAACGAACACAAGATGTATTCATTACCTCTGGGCATGGCTCACCATCTACGCAGATGGGAGGTGCAGGTACGGTAACCGGAGGAGTAGTTGGCTCCTGAGGGCATCCGCAAGTTGAAGGGTTATCAGGGTACATATCTTAAATAATGTTTTTCATAGTTTAGGGTTGGGCACACATGTTATAAGAAACACCTGCACAAAGCGGTACGGTTTGACCAGTGATTGACTGCACACATCCCAAAATGCGGGTGACAGTTCCACATTGTCCGGTTCCTGAACATAGTGCGGTTGTTACGGCAACATAGTCAAGAGTTGCTTGAGAATTACCTCCTGTAATTGACAGAACCTCTGTGTAGTAGCTTTGTACACCACATTCATTGGTAAGTTCAAAATACAAGGTTACATCTATCGTTGCGCCTGCATTGCTAATAGGAGATCCTGTAGAAGAGTTCTGAAGAGTTACAGTTATACGCTTATTGGTTTCATTGTATGTAGTTGTCGATCCTGCAGTTGGTGTACAATCAACAGTTGTTGTTGGAAGAATGGTCTCCTCAATATCTATGCACATCGGAATTATAGAAGACCTAAGCACTGCAATTTGCGTCACAGGCGCACTTCCACAGCCATAAACTGCTGTTACACGCACTGCGTAGTTTTTGTTCTCATTAGCAAACCCGTTTAAAATTGTAAGAGGTAAAGTTGCTGGATGAGATAAAATAGTCTGAGGTAATAAAGATGGACCTGATGGAGTGCTACCTATAAGATTAAAAATCTCAACAACGTACTCAATTGGAGGTTCACCAGTTCCATACAAGGGATCACTCCAGGAAATCTGAAAATTATTTGATGTCACATTGTTGATGCTTAATCCCCGTACAGGTAAAGGAGAACACACAAGTACTTCCTGGCAACAGTCAATGATCTTTGCTCTCATATCGCAGATGGTGATCCACATGTTGGAAAGCGTTTCTGCTAGTGTACTAGGATTACTTACCCAGCCTGGCAAATCTGCCATAATTGTTCCAGGTGTCATCAGTGAATCAACTGATTCAATAGTTGCACATCCTGCATAATCTGTCACAGCATTAATCTGGGCAATAGATCCCAGTACAGCACTTAAGTCACAAAAGGTAGACTCAAAGTTGGCAAACGCCATTTGGATAGGCAATACCAAACCAGGAGAAGGACCACTGGCACATTGCGTAGTGATGTTAATCACAGGAGATCCTGTAGTAGGCGTCTGATTTTCCAGAATTGTTACACGCTGGTCAAGGCTGTCAAGTTGTGTTTGGTGATCGTCTGTGATTGTGTACAGATCACAAACAGCATTTGCAATAAGATCAATGTACTCTTCCTGGGTAACCTGTGTAATAGTATTGCCATCCCCGTCAATATATTGCAAACAGGCTGGTAAATCGTAGAGCATGTCAGGACCTGGTGTTACAGGATCGTCTGTCAACGCTTCACATAATTTATTTACAATAAGCTGGATAAGTGCTTCCTGTGTTTCAGGAGTAGTGTCACCCACACCCAGCAAACAGTTTACATCTATGCCCGCTACATCAAACAGATTATCATTTAGCTCGCATACTTTAAGTGCAAGCTGATAGACCACATCTGTGATTGTGTCCCCGCTGCACAATGACAGGCAGGAAATATCCGGTCCCTGCCACACCACACAGTTGCTGGACAACGGTGTACAGTTGGCATTTGGATCAGGATTGCTATTTGACCTTACAGGGTTCATAGGGTATTGATTCTTTCAATTACAGCATCATGTGTACAGCCTGCGCTGTCAACGTTACATCCACACGCTTTTCGCTCCTCTCCTCTCATATAGAGATTTCTCAGATCATCTGCCAGGTCAGCATCCACTTTTGCGCGACAGGTCTTAAGACCAAAGCGCTTGCGCTGCATGTCCTGAAAAAGAGCATCTGCAAAGAGCTGGTTGATATGGGTTAGCGTGTCAGTCACGATTTAGTGAAGTTGTTGTTATTATTGATATTGGTGTTCGTGTATTTTAGCTGAGCTTCATACACTTTGATACAATTTGAGCATACAGAACGTCCGTCTGATGCAGTGCGAACCTGGCATGAGCAGCCAAGGTTGGTGTTACAGTTGTTACACTTTGCCATATACTTGTTGGTTGGTTAGCAGTTACAGGTAGAGCAACATCCGCTCTGGTACTTTTTCAACAGCTTCTGTGCGTAGGCAAGCATGTTCACCGCATCTTTTGGCGAGTGACAATATTCAGCCTTTGCTTTGGCTGCTTCTAAAAACATTTTGATGTAGCGCAGGTCATGCATTTTATCATGCTGCTCAGGAGTGGGCTCACACGCTGCAAGCTGCACTTTGCACACTTCCTTATAGTAGGTGTTCAATGTAGCAGTGATTCTCAGGTGGTAGTATTCCACGTACACCTTGTCATTTGGAGAAACACTATACTTGATGGTGTAAAGACCGTCTGGCAAATCTGCCACGGCAGGATTGTTCACCGGCATCAGTCCCAGGTCATAAGCAGAAAAGTTCTTGCAGAATCCAGGGGTTAAATCCTCTGTGATGTATACAGGCACTGTATAGCCAGGAACATAGATATCCAGGCGCTGGCAATCCACGTTCAATCCTTGTGCGTATACAGAGGCGTCGCAGATGCGCAGGATGTTCTCACACGCTGTGTCTGGAACATCTAGGGATAAATGGTGTTTAAGTGCGGCCATAGGGTATAGTGGGCAGATTAATCTCTACAATAAGAATTTACAAAAAATACCTCTACAAAACAAAAAAGGAGGCGAGTTTCCTCGACCTCCTTTTCATAGGGTAGGGTTAATTAAGATTAAAGAGTGCTGATCAAGCTTGCTTCGCTTCCACCAGCAATAAGCCAGTTGTTCATGAATTGCTCAAAATTTGAGTTTGTTCCGTTGGTAACAATCTTCACCAAGTACTGGTCAGCATCCATAGTGCCTGATGGGTTGCTCTTGCGAGGAACACTGTGCAGGATGTAGTATGCTCCGTAGCGAGCAGCGCGAGATACGCCATTGCTATGTAATGTAGTAACATCTAATACTTCACGCATACGTGGATCATTGTTCCATGGCTCTTGCATGTAACGGTTAGACAAGATCAACTCGCGGATGATGGTCTCACCGAATCCGTTTCCTTGTGCAGTTGCTTGAGTTTCAAAAACACCACCTGTAGCTTCGTTAGTTACAAGCACGCTTTCAAAAGTCTTAGTTTCGTCAGACTGAACTCCAGTTGAACCGAAACACTTGGTAGCGCAAGGCTGATCCTTATCGTCTACAACAGAAGCGTAGATCTGGATTGGCTGCAACTCGTAGTGGTCAGTTGGCTGGAATGAACAGTTACCGAAAGTGGTATCTGCATAAGCACCAGTCAATTCCAAGAACGCGTCGTTGGTAGCTGGTGTAGCATCTGGAACGTATGAGCTGAACGCAGTAGTTACGTTGTTGTAGAACTTAACAGGAGTTGCAGCAGAAACAGTTACTGTCACAGCTGAACCGTCAGCATTCACCAAACCAACAGTTGTTCCACTTACGTAGTTATAACTCACAAAAGTGTTTGCAGGAATACCTGCACCAACTACTCTTTGGTTGGCAACAATACCTGTAGCAGAAGCAACAGTCAAGCTAGTTGCAGCAGCAGCAGTACCAGTTGTTTCAGCAGCTAAGCTGTATACTTTTGGCGATACAAACTGCTTTAAGATTGGACTTGCAGCCAATTGCTCTTTCCATTGAAGCAATACGATCAACGGATCTACAGCTGCACCAGGAGTAGCGCAACATCCAGTGTATGCGTCAACAGTCATGTATGCGTTGTGCGTTAAGAAACGAAGTGCAGGAGAACCTTTAACGTCTACACGTAAACGGTAAGTGGTGTCACATACAAGTGCCGTGCAGTCAGCAGCGGGTTTTACCACAACGATGTTCTGAACAGGAGCCTCAGCTGGGATGTAGTAGAAAGCACTAACATATCTAGGGTTGATACCCTTAGATTTGATAGTCTCTTTGTACCCTCCGTGGAAAGGTCCGATCTTATCGTTTGCATGGAAGCTTCCTTGAGCCAAATAGATCATAGGAAGTTGCGCATACGTTGGGAAGGAACCTGGGTTCAAATCCAAAACTTTGTGAGTCTTAGCGTTGATTACACCAATCTGTCCAGCCAAAAGGGCTGTAGTAGCAATGGTACCTACTCCATTAGGAGCGCCTGTGTCATTTCCGTCTACAAACGGAGTTGCGTTCGTAGCTAACATGAGCTTCTGAAACGCGTGGGGAAAATAAGCCATAGGGTTATAAGAATTATGAGGTTAGATAAAAAAAAATCATTGTAAAAACAGGAGCTTGTACTTGATGGAGTTGATTGTGCTTTTCACATTGTCCAGGTCGTTTCCTATCTCACTGTAAGGCATCACTGACTGCAGGTCATTGACCATTGTCTTGAGCTCTCTTAAATAAGATAATCCATCCTCTACACTGTTCAAAATTTTAGGAGAACTTTCTTCACCATACTCCAGCAACTTTTCATGTGCACCCTGAAATCCTTCTGCCAGTGTATCAGCATGTCCGGGCAATGCGTCATAGAGTTCATTTAAAGCTTTGTGGCTAGCAAATGAACCTGGTCCTGTTACCTTCAGGTGTAGTTTGTGAATACTTGTAGCAGCATTCATCAGTTCTGATACAACCATTGCAGTACGAGCTTCCAGCGTGTTTGTTGACGCACCTTCTACAGGTATGATAAGTTTACGCTTCTCCATTAGTTATTTCCTGTTGCGTTGGTTTTGTTACGTTGATACTGTGTGATAGACTCAATGTCTCCAGCCAGTATGCTTGCAGCGTCATCAACAAGCATCTCTGCTACATCATCCTTAAACTCGCAGGTTACGTCTGCTGTAACAGCTTGTCCTGTGTTCAGGTTTATGCATCCTGCAAACTGTACGTCTATGGGTTTGCGGTAGTAGGTAAGCTTTGTGTCAGCAACTGTAAACTTGTTGTTGTGATAAATTCTGAATTTGTTACCCTGTAATGTGCAGAAGGTTTCTCCCCACTCTGCACTGGGGTTTCTCAGAGAATCCACCAGCAGTTGACTAACATCTGCAACCGGTGCCAGGTATACACCGATGGCACGGTCCGGGCAGCAGTCTGTGTGGCTCTTGGCACTGATACGTTTGAAATACAAGTAGTCGGGTGGGAGTACCTGCGTTTCAAAGTATATCAACTGGTTTGCACCAGTAAGCGGGGCTTCTACCAATAAACGTTGCAAGTCATCGATCAGGACATCAGAAGACTCATCGCCCTCCTTGGTCTGGTTAACACCATGAACCTGGCGTCTGACAAACTCCAGTTGTGCTTTGTTGAACGCTTCCGCGATCTGCCAGCACTCGATGTTGTCATAGTCCATAGAGGCCAACTTATTGAGGCGCTCCTTTATCTTGATCTGTAACAGTGCGTTGTTCATCAGTTATTCCACATTTTCTCTACGTTCTTTGTTAAGTCCATCAGGATCTCCTCGTTCAAAGGATTCTTCAGGTACTCAACCACATCTGAAGGATTCTTACCAATCATTGTCGCACTCTTCATGTGATAGATAAAACCATCACCACGGGTTGCAATCAACTTGTACAGGTTTGCATCCTTTACAATGGCGCGCAACTTAAGCGTTTCCATATCCAGGCCGTTTACGTCCAGGAAGCGCTGTGCTGTCTTCTTCTTATCCTTCTCAACCGTTTCACCGTTGATATACTTATCCATGTTATCATAGAGTACGTCAAGCGGAGTGGTTTTACGATACTGTGTAGAATTGGGATCAACAATCTTACACACGTAGAACAGCTTATTGGCGTTCTTGTCAAATAATTTCTGCAATTCAGCCAAAGCTTTGTTGCGTAATTTCTTCACTTCAGTTCTGATGGAAGCGGTCTCCTCAAACTTGTCTAAGTAGAATTTAGCTCCAGGACGTCTGCGTGCTTCTTCAAGGCTTGGTGCAATCAAGGAAAATCCTCCAGCTTCAATAGCCTTAAGCTTGATCAGATCGTGTGGGTCTTTGATTGGATCTAAGAACACAGGATCATTGCCCATGCGAATCACAATTGTCTCCCAGAACTTTGCATTGTCTGGTCTAAGCAACTTGACTTTGTTCCAGAACTCCGGATCCTTTGGATCAATCACGTTAGATACCAGTTCTTTTTCAAGCTGCGCTACAGTGACGCGAATCTGATTGATCTTTGCTTCACGCTCATCGTCATCCAGTTCTTTTAGTTCTGGTGCAAATTCATTGAGGCCCGTCATGTAACGACTGATACCATTAATGGTCAGACAGATTAGCGGCTCCTCGTGAAAACAGTTTTCAAACAAGGCCATGTTGTAACGCTGTAGACCCATGTTATCAGCAGAGGTGTCTACAAAAGGTCGGATGCTTACTTGTGCACCCGTCTTCAATGAGTTGTGTTTCTCAATCAAAGTAACTTCCATAAAAATTTTTAGTTGGTTTGGTGTTCTTCTGCAACATTGGTGGGGCATTGCTGCCTTTAAGCTCCTGAACCACGTCACGGTTGTTGCTTCTCAGGAGTACCTGAACCTTTCGGTCCAGGCTTGGCTGTACATTACTAATGCACAGAGGGAGGTGGTCATAAGTTAGCCTGCAAAGACCAGGAGGATTTTAATGCCCTCCTGGTTTGCAGTATTACCTTCAGGGTTCTTAGAATGAACCTCCAGTGATGGGGTTGCGCATCACGATTTTGAGAACTTTGGTTGGGTCCTTAACCCAGATAGAAGGCATCATCTGAGTCATGAATACACGGTAACCGTTGAAGTTACCTACAGAGGCAAACCCTTGAGAGCGACCCATGTAGTCCATAGTACCGTTTTGATAGAACCACTTCAACTCGCTGTCCCACTTCAACTTCAACAAGAAGATGTTGTCGTTGGTGTTGTCAGTGATGTCGAACACGATAAAGTTGTAAGAAGACAATGGGAAACCGTCAATGATTGGGTTCTCCACATCGTTAGTGTGTACGTTGTCAAAAGCAGGGTTCAACACAAACTTCACGTTTGCCAAGAATGGGATAGTGTAGCTGGTGAACGCAAACCCGAAGTTCAGGTCCATAGCGTTGTTACCAGAGATAGCACCAATACCGTTCTTAGACATGTCTGTGAACAAAGAGTTGTTCTGTGTAGCACTTGCACCTGCGATGTTGAAGGCCTCTTGCTTGATCGCCTCGTTAACCATACGCATACCGGCCATACCAGTTTGAACGATGATCTGACGAGAAGGATCTGGACCTTTGAAATCAACCTTACCATTGTAGAAGTTGAAGATCTCAGAGCGGAACAATTCCAAAGAGAAACCATTCTTGTTGTAGATTCTCTTGAACGAGTTGTCCAATTGATCCCACAAACCTACTGACAAACGAATGTCATCTGGTCCGTCTTGCTTGATTCTTCCACCCTTACCCCACATCAGGTAAGTTTCAATGTCATTGGCAATCTTGCTCAAGTGAGCTGATTCCATCTTAGTAACGAATGTTCTGGTCAAAGAACCATTGTCATACGCCTTCTTGATGTAATCTTTACCAAGTTTAGAAACCATTGCATCGATGTTAGTCAATGATGGGTCGTTTGCGATGTTAGCATCAAATGAGCGCCAGATCTCAGTTACAGGAACTGTACCGTCAGCGTTCATACCGCCTTTCATCATCATCTCTGCACGAGAAGATACAGAGTAGTGTACGTTAGCTTCAGCTCCACCTACAAAGTTGTAGTACTCACGGAAGCCAGCGTTCAATTCTCCGATGTCAGAGAACTTCTCACCGTACTCACCACGAGCAGAACCTTTGCGGAAGAACTTAGTTCCAGGCTTCAAATACTTGCCTGTCTCCAAGCCAGTGTCGTTGCTGTTGTTTACCAACTGTACAGTGTAGATGAAACCATCACCTGCAGGAAGGATGTCATCAGCAGTAACGAACAATTCCAAACCTTTGAACTTGTCATAGGTGATGATGTCGTTGTGACCGAAAGCACGCTTGTTCAATTTGATCTTGAACGTAGTACCGTCGATACCTACTGTTCCTGTCTCGATGTTCTCAACTACATAAGGAAGATCCTGTACAATAGGAGTCTGCCATTTGTACTCGCCACGAGCGTTGTCTACTAAGATGGTATTCTTACCACCGAATGATGCCATTTGATAAAGGGGCATCTCTACCTTTTGGGACATGGCCCACAAATCAACCGGACCTAAATCCATAGGTTCGGTGTTTTTGAGCATGTTCACCAAATGGTAGCTGTCCACGTGTGAAGACACCTTGTAGTTGGTGTCACGTAGGAACAAACCATTGTTTAAAACTGGTGTTGCCATAGTTAGGGTTAGGGATTAAGTGTTAATATAGGTGTACGTTGTTATCGCTTAAATATGTTTGCAGGCTGGTTTCTGGAGATTCTGCGCTGCGCTGGTTTGCTAGGTGCATCATCTTCTTCATCTCTTACAGAAGAGCTCAGCTTGCGCGCTTCCTCTGTCTTTAATTTGCGGGCAGTGTCCTGTACTACTTCGTTCTTTGCCTGGCGACGGATATTCTCCTTGTAGTCGTCTGGATCACTCAACAACCAAAGCGTTTCTGCAATCAGGTCGTAGCGTGGCTCCTTGCCAAACTGGTAGTCTTCCAATAGTCTTCCCAACAGGTTGGTAGGACGTCCGGTGATAGAGTTGTACTTTACAGTGGTCAACTCGTCCCACAGGAACTTCTGGCGCTTTCCATCAATCTTCACACCGTTCAGTTCACCTGGTTTAAGTGTGTGATAGATATTGCTCATGAACTGCTCTTTCTGCTCTTGTTGTTGCTGGCGGAACTGCTCTTGCTGAACAAGTTTAGCCTGCACCATTTCTTCCTGCTTCTGGTCCAACTTGGGTTTAAACTGCTGTGCTTTTTTAGCCAGCGTTCCCATGTCTACCCATTCCTGAATCTGATCTTCCAACAAGTCCTGGTCTCCGTTACCAAAATTGGTAGCTTGCAGGTACTGACGAACAATAAGTTCCTGGTGGTCAGAATTGGTTACATCAAGGCTGCGTACTTCTTCTACTGCGGCAAGGGCTCTGAAAAGACCTTTCATGTCATTGCCACCGCGGGCTACATACTCAGCTGCATACTTGAGTTCATTAGGTAATGCATCAAAAAATTCTTTTGGAGTCTGATCACGAATCGCTTTCTCGCGTTCTTCAATGTTAGCCTGGATAAGTTCCTTCCAGTCCTTCATAGAGTAATCATCCAACGGCTTTTCCTCATCAAAAGGGAATATCACTCCCTCATCAATAAGTTTGGTGAACGTTTCCACCATACCGCTTTTATCAATCTTCTTGCGTCCTGGCTTAGAGGCAGTGTCATCATCGACACCTTCAAGCTCTTCATCAAGAGCAGCAAGAGTTTTTTGTACGTCAACGACTCTGGGTTTGTCACCCTCTCCGTCGTCTGTGCCACCTTTATCGTCATCTTCTAGAAAACTTAGGTCGGCTGGTTTTGCATTGCTGAACAAGGAAGGTTTTGCACCTTCATCATCGTCGGATGTAACAATGCTATCAGCACCTGGCATTGGCAAAAAGTCATCAATGCTGTCGATAGTAACACTATCGGTGCTGGTGTTTTCTCCGGGTTTACTCATAATTGGTTTATGTTGGTTAGCTCTTCATATATAATCTACAAGAATAAACCTGTAGAATTTACATCTTAGAGAGGTAAGCTTTACATTTTCCGCACTATATCGCTAAGGCTTACTCCTTGTCGTACTTATTCTTGTTGGTTTGCGCTACTTGCAGCTGTTTGTTGGCAATACTCTCGCGAATACGCAGCTCATCACGCTGAAGATTAAGCTTCTGCTGTTCAGTCATTTGCTTATTTAGTTCGCGCTCGCGCTGCATGGCTCCATCACGTTCCTGCATGTTCTTTTTATCCAGGTATTCCAGTGTCTTGATGTAGTCGGTCTGACCATCTTTGTCAGCGTCCATCATCGCGGTGTAACCCGCAGAGCGGATCTCAGCGACCTGTACATCTTTCTCGCGGTCAAGAGCGCGTTGTTCTGCCTGGAACTTAAGCTGAGCCTCCATGCGTTGTGTTTCCGCTTCCTGCTTCATCTTTTCAGTTTCCTGCATGGACTGCATCTCCTGTTGCTTGGATTGTGCAACTTTCTCCTCGATACCTTTCATGGTATGGGTGATCTCAGCAAGCGAATCTGCTTTGAGGATATTACCCAGGTCATAGATAGAAGCACCTGCGGTGTTGTTGTTCATGGCCAGTCCGCGGATCTGCTCCATGATCTGGCGCTGGTTCACCTTGGTAGAGGCAAACACGTTGAGCTCACGGCTTAATAATTCTGTACCGTTGATCTGGAAGTTAACCTTCTCATCCAACGATGTGATATACTGCAGGCGCAGTGATGGACGGTTGGAGTGGTAGTATTGTGCCAGGTCAGTACGCATCTGGTGCACGCGTGGCATCAGGTACTCTGAGTGCTGAATAAAGTACATCTCAGTTTGAGAGTATGAGGCATTCATTGCCTGCTGGACACCGGTAGCGGTTTCCTGGGCAATGACCTGTCCCATACGCTGGGGATTTACACCAATGGTCTCATAGGCTTGTTGCTTAAAGTGATTGGCCAGTTGGATACGGCTCATCAAACGCTGGGTCTGCTCCAGGTTCAGTACCTGGTAGTGCTGGAAGTTCAGCGCGTTTTCTGTATTGGTGATGGATGTGTCAAACGGTAGCATCTGAAAGTTCTTCATGGCCACATATGCTTTAGCAAATTGGTCATGTCCCCAGTCTTCTCCCATAGAGTGCTTAGGTAATGCGTTCTGGTCTAGCATGATAACTGTGCCTAACTCATCTACCAGGATGTCTGCAATCTGGTTGTTTACCAGATTGTATCCTATCTGGTATGGCTTCATTTTATCAACCATTGAAGCACTCTTGGTATTACGGTCTGAGAATACAGCTCCTTCTACAGGAAGCTTGCAACCGTATATGCTGAAGTCTCCCTTAAACTGGAAGCGTACAGGTTTTACATTTAAGTATAGTGGTTGAAATCCATTAGCATCTACGTTACCATAGAAACTTGGACGGTTAGGTCCAATCTTGATTCCACCCCATACCTCGTTGATCCATATCCAATCCACGTGCTCGCCATAGATTAATGTCTCACGACACTTCTTCTTCATAACGGAGTTGTCATACAATGGCTTTTCTGTTACCTTGTAGTTCTCATCTACAATCATGTCGACAATGATACCATCGTCACCAATCTTACTTAGGTGACCCACCATGCGCTGGCTTTTCCAGTATGATGTAGTCACACGAAGCAGGTTCATATTAGATAAGTCACTAAGGTCTTCAGATTCGTTTAAGATTCTGAACAGGACATCATCTCCTGTGCTGATAAATGTATCGCGTGCAGTCATGAACTGGCGCATACCCAAAGAAGGACCTTGTGTGTTCCACTCATAAGAGCGAGTAGGGTCATAGAAACTTCCGTCGTTCTGCACGCCTGGTAACATGTACCCAGCAGCTTTAGTAGGATAGATTGCTTCAAGAGCTTCCAGTTGTTCACCGCTCATCATCCAACCGTACTTGTCCACGATATCTGAAAGAGTCATCAGGTCAAGGCGTCCCACCCAGTTGGACTGAGAAATGTAACGCGCCTCAGGACTTTTGTGATAGAATGTCAATACAGGGTTCCACACTTCAATGTCAAAGTCATCCTCGTTCATTTTGAAGTGCCAGAACTCGCGGTCGGTCACCAGCATGTCGCGGAATGCCATAGTCTCCAGCTCCTGCATGTAGAATCTCTCTACATCCACGTTGTGCTGGTGGGTTGCCCACTCCTCTACCATACTGCGGTAGTCTTTCTTAAAGAACTCCTCAATTTCAGGAAGGGTCTTCAGGTTCTCAGGGCTCATCATTTGCTGAGCTTTCTGTGCCTGCTCCTCGTTTTCCATATCCAGTCCCATTTGTTCAATGGTCTGTTGCATCTGGCGTTCTGCATCGGCCAACAATGTCTGCTCAATCATGAGGCGCTTTGCCTCCATGAGTTCATTGAATGAAGTATCGTCTACTGCACGGTAAGTGATGCGGTCGTTGCGCTTGGCAAACTCCCCTACCATCACGTTGATGACGTTGGGAATGATGGGAAAAAACTTCAGCTCAAATGCAGAAGCATCTTCTTTGGTAAGCACATCGATCAAATCTGCTACCTCATTGTCTTCCTCTACCACATAGTCTGTCTTGTCAATGATACCGTTAGCCAGTTTGTAGTTTTTCAACAAACGGCGCGCATTACGGCGGATCTGCTTAAGCCCCTGCATTTCCAACCAGTCCATGTTCCACGCTCCCCAAGCATCATCTTTTTCATCGCGCAACAAAAATTGCACGGGCTGTGTAATGGTACCCATGCGGTTGTATTCCGCTCTGGCGCCATTCTTTAATTGTAATGCGTTATAAATTTTAGGCATGGTGTTTTCAATAGGTCAGGTTAACGTAAATTCCTGAACGGATTTCTGGGTTTTTTACTAAGTGGAGAACCGCCACTGGTTTGACCCATATGGCGGAAGGGGCTCTTATATAATGTACTGAATTTGGAAGAGTTATCCAAATTGGTTTGTTCACGTTCCACGCGTTTACTGTAGCCCCTGTTGGACTCTTGCACCTTGGCAAAAGCAACCAGTGCACAGAACGTTACAAGTCTATCGACGTTGAGCCCTTTGCGATATGCCTGCATTTCTTTAAGCAGCATCGGATCAGGTATGCGCTCTACTCCGTGTATAGTTTTTTTGATCTCACCGTTCTCATCACTTTCATGATCAAGCTCCTCTTCCATGAACTGTACCGCATAGCTGAGCAGGTTGCCACGGAAGATGTTTCCTACGTTGCGCCATCCATACTCCTGGTATACGTTGGTGTTACTCATCAGCTCTTTAAGAAACAGAATCTGGTTCTTTGGTACCAGGTACTTTTGCTTGCGCTTGGAGATCATGTACTGGATAAACAAACTGATGTTGTTTTCCACAATGGTCCATGCGTTGTACCACTCAATGATCAGCTCCAGGCGTTCATGGGTTTTATTCAGGTCGTCAAAACGACCGCACCATGACGCCACGATCCTGTCACGCTCAATATGCTGTTCAATGCTGCCGTCTTTTTTGTGACGGGTAATCTCCTGTGAGGTTTTGTATACGTATATCGAGCACAGGGATTCAGACGTAGTTGTCTTACCTTCTGCCACGGGGTCAATGCTTGCGTAGTACGTACCAAACTGCGGGTCTTTGACCGGGCGTTCGTATACGCATATCACCCCTTCCTTGTTCTGTGTTTTGGGTGTGATGGGAAACTCCATGATGGGAAGCTTGCGACTTTCCTTGGCCTGAATCTTACCATGCTCATCACGGTTGAGTTCTACGTATTCTGTAAAGTATGTTTTGTCTTCAATGCGTCTGAGCTGCTGGGTCACCAGGTGAAGCGGGAACACAGAGTCCTCGCGCGACGCAAATGCCTCTGATATGTACATGGGTTTCTGAGATACCCTCAGCTGGTACTCATCCGGGCGCAGTTGCTTTTTCCACAGCTCACGCTCTGCTAGGATCATTGCCATGGCTTCCTCTACCTTAGAGTTACCCCACTGGTCAATGCAGGGAATCATACTCCACTGTTCAGGAATAAACAAGCCGCACTCGCCAATCTGTCCGTTCTCATCCATCAGGTTAGTCTCAATGGCAAGCACGTCCTTGGAATCCGGGTTCATGATCAGCTCCTTCAACGGTTCACACTGCTCCAGATCACCCACAGATCCTGCTACCACAAACTGACCGGTGTATATCATACCGGATTTCATCGCAGGTAACAAGTACTCCAGCGTTTTACCCATGTGTGGGGCGATACCCGCCTCCTCATGGAAGAACAACGTACAGGGACCACCGACTCCGTTGGTAGGATCTTTTTCCAGTACCAGTCCAATCAGTACGGATTTCAAACCCACGTCACGCTTGCGACCACCCTGGTTGATCTCAATCTTCTGTTCCCAGTTAAGTACCTTGTCAGGATTACTGGGACGGTACCATGCAGTGTGGGTGTTTAAGAAGTTACGGTACTCCTCCAGGAAACGCCAGGTACCTTTCTCTGCGATGTAATCTTTTAGAGAACCCGCCATCTTGTTGATGGCACCCTCTTCAAACCAGTACAGGTTAATCATCTTGGCAGCATGGAAATAGGAGGACGCAATCTGACGTTTCTTTAAAATCGCTGCGTGTTTGTATTGCTGCTTGGCCAGCTCTTCATAAAGAGCCATGTGATACTGTGCATCACGCACGTCCGGGAAGGTAAACTTACTGACCTCTTTGTTGTAGATAGGTAAGAAGTTTAACCACATGTAGTAGTCACGGGTAAGGTACCAGGTGTGCTTGCCGTTTTTGAAAATGACACCGTTACGGCACTTCTCTTTCTCCGTGTCCCAGTACACCACAAAGTCTTTACTCTTGGGTGGTGCAGGGCAGTAGAACTTATCCTGGTTGAACTTGCGGGCCTGCTTGTTAAACAATAGGGAACACTCGTCAAAATGATACTCACCAGGCTTCTTGAAAATGGACCACAGAAATTCGCGGAACGTTTCACGTGTCACAAATTCCGTGTGGCCCCACTCTCCAGTGGCGTAATCATAGGTTGGGATCTTTATATACATCAGTTCTTCAGGTCGTCTACATGCAATCGCACGTGTAGCATGTCAGGGCACCATACCACATCTTCAATGCGGTAGCGTTGTGCGTTGATTTCTATGCTCTCTCCAATTCTTGGGACAAAACTGGACATATAGCGTTTTAGTGTACCGTCATTTTTGTGCAGTACAATGATCTTAATAGCCGTTGTCGTACTCATATGCATCAGGGGAATTATGGTGTGCTTTTAATTTTTGCAGCAAAGACGTAATGCATGACGCTTCAAACACCTTGTGTGTTGTAGCCATGCCGCTCCAGTATGGGTTACTGTCTTCCCTGTGATAAGCCTTCCATGTTTTGGTATAGCTGTTATAGTGGTACAACCAGTCGTACATCCACTCATCTTCTGATACGGTAGGCGTAACAGTTTCTTTAGTGTGGCGGGTGCGTAATTTGTACCCTTTAAACCATAACCAATCAGCAACGCGTTGGCAATATTGTTTGTGGTGCAGCCAAAGAGAAATCTCTACAAGGCACCAGGCCAGGGATTCAGTGATTCTTTTCATGTTGATAGGATTTTGTATGTAAGTAATACAAGCCAAAGAACAAACCCGACACGCAGTAAAACACGATGTCCGTAGTCCAGTAGGAACCTGTCCACTCCATCACCAGGGCGAAGAGTGCATCGAAACCAAAAGGGTTGAAGAACATAGCCAGCATCAGCAGGATGTTCCTGGTGGTTGTATGTCTGTATAGCTTCATCATCAGGGTCCATAGAATACGTATTCGTTCAACTTACATCTGGTCGTAGCCCAGTTGCTGGCCTCCGCGTACCATGCTTTTCTGCTCTTCCATCAAATCTTTGTATGCACCTTTAAAGCTCATGCGGATTGCTTCAAACTTTGCAGCTGCATTTACCAGGGAGTTTATGTTGCCATCACGCCCGTGTTCAATGGGCGTGGTTTCCATGTACTTTGCCAGACGGTCCAACATATGTTTCATACCAATGTATGCACGATAGGTTGGCGTCTCGTAAAGCTTCTTGCACATCTCCAGGGCATACAGGATCGGTTCATCTTCTGTAGAGAAATCAGGGTTGATCTGTGAGAGTATTAGTTCTTCTTTTTCATTCTCCGGTGTATCAAAGAATGGGTTCATGTCCGGGTTGGGACAGCTCATGTAGAACAGGTATAGGTACACTTTCATGTAACTGTCAGGATACTCATCCATAATATCCTTCAGGAACTTTAGCGCATAGCAGTGTTCTGATGGTATGATGGCGCCTTCGTTTATGTCAAATAGCTTTACCATTATTTCTTTTTCTTCTTCTGCAACATTGCAGCGTTATCCTTGTACCAGCTCATGATTGCCATGACCTCATCTTTAAGATAAGGCAAGTGATAGGGAATTACTTCTTTTACAATAGGTTCCCCGTTGCTGTCAAGCTTGCTGATAGGATATCCAAACTCATCTTTTTCATCTTCCTCCTCAAACACAATGTGATGAATTGTCAGTTTGCCAGGTTTTAAGTTTGGATTATGCTTTAAGATCATGAACATGTAGATGCTCAGCTGGAGGTTGTAATGATTTAGGTTGCAATCATCCAGGTGTGATACAGGAAAGTTCATCTTCTGTGAGATACCTTCCCAGTTCTTAAAAGATTCCTGCTTGATCTCCTTATTGGTTTTGTAGTCGGTGATATACACTGCACCATTAGCCACCTCCACCAGGTCTGATTGTCCACAGACACCTGCTGAGCGTAAGTATACCATGTGTTCAGGATAGATCCCTTCAATTAGTTTCTGCGAAGGGGCCACTTTTTTTCCGTGTTCATCAAACATGGGACGAATCACCGGCAGTTCCTGGTTGTGACGAGTCAGGGTTGTGCAGCCGGTGATATCATTCTCACGTTGGTCATGATACCAGTTACCCAGGTTACAGGCACGCTCAGATTCTTTCTTCCATGCAGCCTGTATCTGGTCTACTGTCATACCATACCATTTGCCCTTTTTGTTTGCGGCACTTTTTTTCGCTACCGTGTCGCTGTCAAAGGGTTGTTTCAAATGACCAATAAGTGTGGTCACGCTTGTCCAGACGGTTGTGTCGCTGGTGTCAATACTCTTGTACGAGTGGGTTGTGGGTTCAAATACCAGTGCCATCAGTCCTCCGCTTCTAATTGTTCTTTCAGTTTGTCTTCTTCTTCCGGTGTCATCACCGCCTCCCACTTACCCTTGTCACAGGCAGCTGACATTGCTCGTAGCTTTAGGGCCAGCGAGCAGCCACATGCACCGCAACAGGGTTGCGTACCAGGAATGGCACAGCTCTTACCCTCTCTGTCAATAAACTCACATGCCTCACAGATCTCCCGGCGTGCTGCCGCAATCTGCTCCACATGCTCTTTTTTGAACACCCGGTTCACGATTCCTTCAAGAATCTTCCCCTTGTTTTTCCAGATCTGAATGATCGTATTTTTCATAGGTTGTTGATTTTCTCTTTGCCATGATTTCAGCTTTGCGGTCCCGCTCCTGCTGAAGTTTATCCTTTAGGTCGTAGAATTTGGCCAGGTCTTTTTGACCCTGCAACTTCATCTCGTATGCCAGCATGGAAGGCATTTGCTCCAGCTGTGGGATGCGACGGGATAGTATCTCCATCTTGCGGTCAAGGCTTTTTGGTTTGACCACAAACTGACCCAGGTTGGGAACCTGGATCGAATAGTAATCTCCTGAGCTCATGCGTTTTCTCAGGGATGTGTAAAAAAACGACACAATATCTTCCACCAACTCTAGCGGAAGCTCCATCTGTTGTGCTGTCTTTGCAATCAGCTCTTTACGCTTTACCGGATTCAACAGATAAAAAGTTATAGTCCAACAACACGTTTCCTTTAGCAGATACAGGTATGCGCCCGGTTATCTGTATCATCTTCTTGCCGCGCCCGGTTTTCTCCACCAGCGCCCGCTTTTCCAACTTGACAATCCTGTTACGCACGTTTTGTGCGCGCACCGCAATCTCTTCCGGCTTCATATCAGGATACAGCTCACGGGCTGCATCGGTACAAAATGTACCCAGATTCATAGGTCCCCATACCCCAAGCAGGGTAAGCAGCTCCATGTCTGATGGGATCAGGTGCTCCTTACCAAAGAATACGACCTCGGTCATTATCTGGTATCTCACCAGGTCTTTGGGGGTTACCCTTACTTTTTTAAGTATACGGTTTACTTCCATAGGGAATTAAGTATTGTATCCTGAGCCCAGGTCTTGCACCTGGATATCACCCGTTGTCACAAAAGTTGCCAACATTTGTGACGAGCTATCCCACCCGATAGCAGATGTGGTTATCTTTTAAGGCTTCGCCCAGCCCAGGATACCTTGGTTTTTCACTTAGTTGCGGGGGCAGGATTCGAACCTGCGTACTTTGGCTTATGAGACCAAGCTGGGACCAACTCCAGTCCACCCCACCTTACCAGAGATTACCACACAATGGCAACCTCAAATGCGTTCAGCATCAAATAGTGTTTATCCTCGATGCTCACTACCTCACAGCTCTGCAACGCCTGGCCTGGAATGTATACTTCGTCACCGGCTGACATGCCTTCCACGTCTTCACCAACGGCAGCGATTTTCAAACGGCTCCACTTGCTGATGAACTCCTGGTCCATGGCAGCTTCCTGATCCGGTGTCAGTTCGATCACTGACTTTGGACGCTCTGGCTTCTCAATGAGAATACGGCGTCCCTTAAGGGCTTTAAACTCTAACATTACTTATTGCTTTTTAATGGTCTCATTTTGGGAGCTTCTGCAGGTGCATCCTCCTCCTCTTGCTCAGGAGCGTTTTGCTGGTTTTGTACCTGGGCCATAAACATGGTAGCCTGCAGGCGTTCTGCGTCAGATTTAGCAGCACGGGCTTGCTGTTCAGCAAGGTCTGCTCTTAGTGTAGCCAGTTCAATCTGGTCTTTGTACCACGCTACTACTTCATCGCGGGTAACTTCCTTTTCAGGAGTTTCAGTTTTTGACATAGGGTTAGTTGGTTTATTCAGCAAACTGCTGAGGTTTACAGTACAAATATACTTCAAAAGTTTAACCTCTACAAATTTATGCATATATTTGTACCCTAACCTCTACAAAATAATATGTACGTAACCAGAGAAGACGAATGGTCCGCAATGCAAAAGGTATCTGTATTGCTGGAAAAGTACGATGACCTCACACCTGAGAACACGGTGATCCTGAACGTAAGCCCTGACTACAGTTCTTCTGTGGCCATGTACCTGGCCCATCAGCTCAGCGTTGAAGGAGAGATGATAAACATGATCCCGGTAGATGTACCCTACCCCGATGAAGACAAAACCCCATACCAGGATAAGTTTATCAAGCTTATTCCTGAGCTCAAGGGTTATTATAAGATTATCCTGGTAGAAGCGGGTGTGATTACCGGCAAGAACTATGCGTTCATGGTAGACCAGTTAAACATGGCAGGATACAATCCCATCACAGTGGCATTGTATGAAAATAAACACAGCACGTTTAAGTGTGATGTTGTAGGACAGTATTATGACTCCCAGGAGCGGGAGCTGGAATTTTACTATGAGGTGTACAACAAGCACTGGGACAATACCAATGGTTATACATTGATTCGTGAACACGACCAGAAGACAATGCATGGTAAGCAAATCAAGTGGATAGAATGGGCTGACAACAACTTTGCAAAGAAAATGCACGACGAGCCTGCAGTGGGTCGTTCTTTAATTTTGGACCCGCAACACATGTATGCATACACCTGGCTAACAACAACAGTGGCCGAGATTCTTGAACAGACCCCGACCACTGTAAAATTTAAGACTAAGAACTCTGTCTACCTGCTAACAGGCATGCGTGCATAATCTTACTTAACCCTCCATATACGAGCAAACCGTTGCTCTGGTTTAATGACCGCTGATTTCATCAGCAAATTACCGTGATGCGTTTTGATGATTTTTTTGACGGTGTGCAGTTTAACCTTGGGGATTACAAATGACTGCCTGGGCTTGATCTGAGTCAGGAGGTCTCCAACTTGTTTTACAAACTCAGGGTCGCGGACTCCTCTTTCTGGAAGAGGTACGTTTGATTCTAACTTGAGCGTCTGCATTTCATCAGCAACGCTCTTAAGTTTCACAGCAGATTTCGCTGCGATCTTCTTGGATGATGCCATAGTAAAAGTGATTTTTAATTGTAGAGCAAGGTAGAAAAATCTAATGATTCAACAAAAAGATTTTGTACAAAACCAAATTCACCTCTACATTTGTATTGTACCTATGAGTGAAAACCACAAAGCAAAACTGACCCTGTTCTTCACAGGGGTCATTCAAGTCTACTTCGTAGCAATCAACACCTATTTCTTAAGCAAAGAGTTTTACCTGGGCGTCACCTTTGCCGCCTTTATGATCTCAATGATATGGTCACACAACATCAAGAAGATTGCCTTCGGAACAACGAGCGACAGGGTGCTGTACTCCCTGGGGGCCACGGTAGGTTCTCTCGCAGGTCTTGCGACAAGCAAAGCAATGACCAGTCTAATCTCCAATCTGCTATGACAATCAACAACAAATTCAAGTTGGGAGAGACTGTCTTTTTAAAGACAGATCCCGACCAGTATGCACGCATCATCGTGGCTATTCAGATCACGGTAGACGGAGGCATGCTCTACAAGCTCGCCATCAACATGAGTGAGCAGTGGCACTATGAAGTAGAACTTCAACGCGAAAAGACTCCAGACTTTATGCAAAACTAATTCCCTCGACCGCTACCTTGGGACCTGTTACGTGACAGCAGGACAATGAAACCCCCGGCCTCATCGCTTGGGGTTTTTTGTTTGCCGGAATCACTCTTCTAACGCTGCCTCATCTGCATGAATTTTTCCAAAAACTGCATGCACTACTGTCCAGTTTTTTACGCAAGAAACTTGACACATGTACGTAGGGACAGATTGTCCCCCTAGGGTTACCTCACTTTCACCTACCCCCGGTTATACCTACAGGTATTATACCCCCCGGTCT